TTTAAGAGAATGGGAAAACTCGCTAAAGAACAAATAACTAATATTTATTAAAAATAAACACATATGAAACTTTCTCAGTTAAAAAATTTAATTTTAGAAGCTATACAAGAAGATAATTTAGCATCTATGCCTCAAGAAAATATTGATGAGCCAATGAAATTTGAAGGCGTCAATAATATCAAAGATTTTTACGTAGTAACAAAACCTACCCCTGAAAATCATGAAAGCTCAGTTCGTAAAGCTAATGTATTCGATGAGGTATTAATGGAAGACACACATGGTGTGTATGAATCTCAAGCTGAAGCTACTCGTGAAGCTAAAAAACTTACTCAAGAATATAGTTCTCAACTGCAAGAATTAGAAAGTACTATGGAAGAAGTAAGAGCTCAAAAGAAAGAGTTAGAACTTAGAAGAAAAGAAGCAGCTGAAAAATTAGCCCAAATGAAAGGCAAAAAGAAAAAAGAAGATAAAAAATAAATTATGTCTGATAATGTTCTAAAAAAGCAGTTCCAACAAAAAGATGTTCAACGTCTTCGTAATCTTATGACTGGTAAATACGGTGATAAGACAACAGTTGGTGTAGGTTATACTAAACAATATGAATTCTATGATGAAGGTGATGTATGGGAAGAAGATGGTCGCCAATGGACTATTAAAAACGGTGTTAGGCAAAATATCACTAAATTAGATAAAGCAAAAGAAGCTATAAATATGCCTCTTTTCTGTTCATGTTGTAATAAGTTGATGAAAAATAAATATGATAAACCTTTCTATATGCAATATAGAAGATGTTTTAATTGCCAAGTTGACTTTGAAACTGAACTAAGAATCAAAGGACTTTGGGACGATTATGAAAAACATATCATAAACTCAGATATAGACGGATTAATAAATGAGTTTACAATCTGGATAGACGAAGAAATGAATGAGACTAACACCTCATACATTACAGAAGATGGGGAGGTTGAAAGATGGGTAGGTTCTTCAAAACAAAAACTAGTACAAAACAAAGAAGAAACAATTAAATATCTTGAGAGCTTGAAAAAGTAACAAATATTTATACATAAAATCAACATGGATAGAAAATTTGATGTAACCAAATGGAGAAACGACCAGTATAACAAAGAAATTGAGTTAGCTGATGAAATTGCTCATCTTAAAAATGTAGTTAAAGAAGAAATTAAAAATTTTCTTACTGAAGAAGTAGTTACTAAAACAATAGAATCATTAACCTTTGATGATGTTAAAGATTTAGCTCTACCTACAAAAACTAAAGGAGTATATCGAAGCATCATTAAAAATCGTGACCTAATAGACTGGAAAGAAAATTGGGACAAAGACACTCAAGTCACTATCGATCCTTCAGCTATATGGTTTGATAAAGTGAAAATCAAAGATATATCTCAAACAGATTATATGGGATATATGGATAAAACAACTAAAAATCCAAAATTAGACTAAATATTATGAATGAACTTCCAAAATTAATATCGTTTTTATTACATTCAAGAACCCAAACTCATATATTTCATTGGCAAACAAAATCATTTGCTGAACATATGGCTTTAAACACATATTATGATGAAATAGTTGAGTTAATAGATGGATTAGTAGAATCATATCAAGGTAGAAATGGTATCATAACTGGGTATTCTAACTTTAACTTACTAGAATATACTAGTTGTGAAGAAGTGATAGCATACTTTCAAGGATTAAATAATACTATTGAAAAATTACGCCAAGGAGTATCCCAAGATTCATACATCCAAAACCAAATTGATACTATAGTAGAGTTAGTAGAATCAACAGCATATAAACTCCAATTCCTAAAATAATGCCAGACTATAAATTCTATATAGAGACTATTAATACTTTACTTCAATCTGATGGTTATAAACCATCTATATATGTTAATGCTAAAGGCAAACAAGCTGAAGAAGCTTTGCATAGATTATATATTGAAATGCAAAACGATTTACATCGTCAAAATGGTGTGCCAAGTCTTAAAGAAATAGTAGAAAAAGTATTATCTGAGAAAAAAGCATGTTGGAAAGGATATAAACAAGTAGGGATGAAAGAAAAAAATGGCAAACAAGTTCCAAATTGTGTTCCTATCAAAAATAAAAAATGATCAAACTAACAGATATAATACAAGAAATGATTGCTAATTCTAAAATCATTTGTGATAAATGTGGGTGGTCATGGAAAATAAAAGACGGAGGAGACGACTTATTCATATGCCATAAATGTGGACATGATAACACTCCTAAAAAATAATATATTTATAATAAAACAATACACAATGGCCAAAACATTAATCAATGAACAGTTTATTAAAATGCAAAAACTTGCAGGAGTAATTACTGAGTCGCAATATGTTAGTAAAATAAATGAAATGAATTTTAGTAGTGATGAAGCTAAATTTGAAGAAACATGGGACTCATTAGACCGTGGTACTAAAGAAATGCTCATTGAACCATTAACAGACGATGGAGACGCTACCCAATTCTTAGGCTTATCATTGGGCGAACTACCAGAAGATATGGTAAAAAGTATAAAGCAATCTTTACTTTCATATATAACTGGTTTTGATAGTAGTAATATTAATTCATATACAGACGATATTTACAACTATAATGGTGAAATGGAAGATTTTCCATTTGATACTGATGAAGATACTTTCGCTGAGTCTAAAAAACCTAAAAATAAGAAAATGTCTAAAACTGAGTTAAAAGAAGCTATTCGTAAAGAAATTATGGCTGCTTTAACTGAAGACGGAATAGATTTAGAAGAAGCTAAAAAAGATGAGGACGAAGAAGAAGAAATAACTTTAGATGCTGAAGACACTGATACTAAAGATACAGCTGATGATACAACTGATGATTCTACAAGTGGAGGCGGATCAACTGATGAAGTACAAAAAGATTTAACAGCTGCGTTAAACTCAGCTAAACAATTAGGAGATAAAAAACTTGTAAGACAAATTGGTAACGCTCTTACTTATTTCACAAGACAGCAAATCTCTACTGAAGAAGTATAACCCCTAAAAATAAAATATATGAAACAAGAGTTATTTGAACAAATGCAAACTTTGTGGAATGAGCTAGTGGAAAACCATAACGAAACTACAAAAGCAGCAGCAGGTCGCGCTAGAAAAGCAGCTAGTAACCTAAAAAAAGTAATTGCAGCTTATAATAAAGCATCAGTTGCTGAAGGTAAAACTAAATAAGTATACCTAAACTAAAAGATAAGGGGGGTGTAAAATACCCCCCATCTTTATAAAAATAAACGTCATGCCGTATATTAGAAAAGGAAAATGTGTTTATAATAAAGAAACCGGGAAGAGAAAAGGATGCTCTTCATCTGTTGAAAAAGCTAAAAAATACATGAAAGCATTATACTCTTCTGAAATCAAAGAGTATTTAAATGATAAAACTACCCCATCTAATTTATCAGACAAAGAAACAGATTTAATCAACTATTATTATCAAAGTATGGTTGGTAAAAATCATAAAGAGTTATTTAAGAACTATGGGCCTAAAGCAGACCAAGTAGCGTACTATAGTGCGGTAGATAGGGCTAAAAATAAACTTAATAAGATGAATAAAAGTAAACTTAAAGAAATAATAAAAGACGTTTTAAATAACAGTAAATCTAAAAAAGACCAAGATGGTGACGGAGATAATGACTTTGCGGACGTTATGATATCTCGTATGGTAGCATCTGGCAAGAGTAAAAAAGATGCTGTTAAAGCAACTAAAAACAAAAAATATAATAAAGAATCTTTAGGAGAAGGAGGAAACGGAGAAGTTGAGAATTATATGTTTTTTAGTAATTTAAAACAAATGAAACGCCAAATTGAAATATTAATGGAGATGGACCCTATGGTAATAGACTCTATACTCCAAAACGGACATGACTGGGCAGATGATCATATGACTGCTGCTAAAGAAGATATAGATCAAGTATTTGATTTTTTAATGAATGAAACCAAATGACCAAGAAAGAATTAATAGAAAAAATTAAAACTGTCATCAAACAAGTTTCTGATTCAAGCAAATCATCAGCTTCGTCTCAAGAAATAAATTTAGATACTGTTACTCCTCCTATATCATTTGATGCTGGGAGATTTCCTATCTTAACTAAATTTCCACCTTTAAAAGGTATTTTGATAGATTTACTAACAGATCAATATGAGTCATTTATAGAAGAAATTCAATGGACTGCTCCTAGACCTACTACTCTTAAGATTATATTAAACAATGGGCAAAGTTTTTATCTTACCCATACTGCTAAATCTTGGATCGCTAAAGTAGAAGGCAAACAATATTATTTACTAAACCTTCCTGAAGAAGAGCGTGCTGCTGAATCTATAGCACGTATATTATCATATGCTTGGGCCTCAGAGCCAGAAAAAGAACCTGAAGGTGGAGAAGAAACACCCCCACCTGCGGAAGAAACACCTGAACCTGAAGAAGAGGCTCCAAAACCAGAAGAAGAAATACCAGCTGAAGTATAATGAAAAAGAATATTAAAGAAATATCACCATCAGTTGTAGCTAACATAAAATTAAATCCTACATTAAGGAAGGAATTTGTTAACTCTCCAGCTAATAGTGACGAAAGTCTTGAATTAGAAGACATTATACGTGATATATTAAGTGAAAAAGGATTGTCTGAAGATGATATTGAGACATACATGGATATCTTATATATAGAACGTAATAATAACATATACGATGAAGTTCCATTAAATGAGGCAGATTTAGGTAGAATTAAACAAATGTTAAAAACAAATTCACAAGTTGAATTTAAAAATGACCCTAAAATATATTATGTTAAAAATATCTCCCCAGACGGAGTTAATGTATTTGTAACATTAAATGGGTTACAAACATATAGAAAAAGTTTAAAAAATCTTATTAAAATTGATACTAAAATGATTAATGAAGAAAATGATGATAACACAAGACCTCGTCTTGATAAAAAATTAAGAGTATTTATTCATAATTTTGGTGGAAAAGAGAACTTTGAAAAAATACAAGACATTCTTAGAGATAATAATATAGAATTTGAAAAAAAGGTAGCTTCATTTGGTACTAAAGGAGCAGCTAACATAGTAGGACTTCTTATAAGTTCTAACTTATATAAACCAACAGCCGCTTCTCAAAAATACGCTACAACTACTGCCCCTGTATCAGCACCACAAAAATATAAAAGCACAGTTGAAATTCTAAAAAAGGATATACTAAAAGATTTCCCACAACTTAATTATAGAGAATTTAAAAGTTTAACTGAACAAGCATTATCTAAAGACCAACTAAAACAAATCATTAAAGAAGAGCTCATAAAGATAATAACCAAATAAGTTATTCTATGGTTACATTTGATTCAATACCTACCCAGAGTTTAAACCAAACTCGAGTAGAGTACTTCAATGAACTAGCTCGATTTACTTATAATAATAATAGAGACTTAGATCCTATTAACATAGTATTCCCTACTCCTATGTATGTTATACCTAATTGGAAACAACATTCAACTGGGACTCACAGTAATATAGGCAAAGAAATCGAGCAAGTCTTAGTCAACTATTCTTTATCTAAAGGAGTATTCTCAGAAAGAGGACATGATGATATATTAATAGGTAATAACCAAATAGAAATTAAATCATCTAGAGACAACACTATCCAGTCTCATCTTCAAACCTCTTTCGCATCTAACGTCTCTAATAAATTTTATTGTTTTGTAACTAACACTTCATCTCCTGATTTAACATTAAGGATGATATCTAGTGAAATTTTATACTATTTATCATTAGGTGATACCATTACTCGTGAGTTATCTGCTACAGGTAACTCCCTTACATTAGAAAACCAACTAAAAGAAGGTTTAAGTTTAATGGATTTTTACCCACTGTTAGATAATTTAATGAAAACCGGACATAATTTGAAATCAACTAAATCTTTTAAAATAGGAGATAAAGTTAGAATTAGATTTATAACCCAAATAGAATTATTATGAAAAGTTTAGAAGATAAAATACTTAAAGAAGCATTAATTAGATTAAAATCTAAAAAAAAGTGTGATTGTGGATGTTCTCGCAACTGCAATAAAGCGCCTATATTAAATGAATCTAAACAATACGATGCTCCTATTTCTGAGAATTTAAGGTATCATATAACCAATAAAATCGCGATTAACGAAAGTGTTTTCCGCGCCGCATCAACATCTCATATCAATCTAGTTATTGAAGCTAGAAATTTGTGGAAACAAGGCATTATAGAATTACAAGGTACTGATAAAGAACTATTTGAGAAAACAGATTTAGGTGTTGTGGGTGTATTCGAGAACAAAATAGTTCCTCTTGACTTCCCAATTATGGAAGCAGAAGACTCAGAAGCAGCTGATATTAATACCATATCTGATGAGCCTATATCTGAAGATGGTAAAAAGAAAACTCCACCTCTTAATAAACCTCATCGTGGGGGTTCTAAAAAATTCTACGTTTATGTTAGAGATCCTAAAACCAAACGTATTAAAAAAGTATCATTTGGTATGGCCGGAGGTGGATTACATGCTAAACTAAATAACCCTAAAGCGCGCCAAGCGTTCTCTAAACGTCATAATTGTCCTCAAAAGAAAGATAAGACAAAAGCTTCATATTGGTCATGCCGTTTACCCCGCTACGCTAAATTATTAGGAATCAAAACAACATTTTCAGGATACTGGTAATATGAAAATTACAGAGATACTAAGACAACTTCTTGAAGAAAAGAAGAAAAAAGCGGATCGTTGTAAACGCATTGCTGATCGTAAGTACGATAAACCATCTGCTTACAAATCTGGGGCTATTGTTAGATGTCGTCAAGGTAAAATCTGGAAAAATTTAAAAGAAGAATTAAATATACCTAAATTTCTTGGGTCTTGGATAAATACTGCGGATTTTAAAAGACCAGATAAATTCCCAGAATCTATATTTCTTTACCTTAAAAGGAACGGATATACTAATAAAGGAGAAATATATAGAGTTTTAGATTTAAATCCTTTAATTGTTATTATAAAACAAAATACAGAGTATATTGATTTAGATAAATTTTTAGAAGATAATCAAGATAATGAATTATACAATAACTTATATAGCACGTTTAAGCATGAAAAGGAAGTTATAGCTCGTTTAGATCCTAATTTTTCTTTTGAATATATATACTATACCAATAACACAGGATTAAATATTGATATAAATTCAATAGAAAATAAAAAAATTAACACAAATAATTTTAAAAATAAATTAAGACAAATAATCTTAAAAAAGGATCAAGGTAAATTACTATCTTTTACTAAAGACAAATCCGCGGCTCGTAGTTATTTAGAATCAATTCAAAAATGGAAATATGAACTTATCTCAGAAGATGAATCATTACATAAATGGTTTAAACGTAAAGGGACACCTGGTAAAGAAGGCGGTTGGGTAGACTGTAACACATGCCGTGATGGTAAGTGTAAGTCTTGTGGTCGCAAAAAAGGCGAAAACCGCGCTAAATACCCATCATGTCGGCCTACACCCGCCCAATGTAAAACTAAAGGTAAGGGTAAAAAATGGGGAAAAACAAAATAATTAATATGAACCAACATAAAATCAAACAAACAATAAGAGAAATACTAGATGAAATAGCTCATATCCGCCCTAAAAGTGGCAATATGGCCGAAGCTGTGACAAAATCTACTGTATATAAATTTAAAGGCCTTTTATCAGTAAATACCAATAAACGCAACAAAGAAGAAGTACTATCAGATATTCGTTCTTTAACTGGTGTTACAATTGTGTCTACTAAACCAGCTGAAGGAGAAAATATAACTCCTCAAACTGATGAATCTGTATTAAGTATTAAAGTTGACCCTCATCCTTATATAGGTAAAGGTGGATTTGGAAAAGAAGATGTTAAAGGCATCATAGGTGATATCCGTAGAATAGACGGTGTAAACTATTTTAAACAAATTGGCGATATTGAACTAAAAGGTCTATAATAAAATGATTAAACTAATTGACTTATTAAGCGAAACTCAAACAGAGAAAAAATACCCACCATACATGTATTCACATGATGGATTTGGATGTCATGTTTGTAGATTTTACAGCATGCAAGAGGATAAACACTACTGTGGTAATAAAAATTACCAAAATTATATGGGTACTAATGAATTAATAGATCCTATAACTAATGAGCAGATAAAAGATCCATCAATGTGGTGTTCTAATTGGTTCTTGCCTAAAGCAGAATGAGACCTTACATAGATATAGAAGTTACAGATAAGTATATTATTCGTGAATTTAGCGAAAATATAGATCCTATTGAATTGATGTGGCATAGAGATAATGAGCATCGCACTGTAGAAATTATAGGAGAAACTGATTGGAAAATACAACTTGAAAATCAGTTACCAACTTCTATGGATTCTCCAATATTTATTCCTAAACATGAGTGGCATCGTGTTATAAAAGGAACTGGCACTTTAAAATTGAAAATTTATAAATCATGATACAACCTCTTAACGAGCAGTTCGCTCGTATGCAAAAATTAGCGGGTGCTCAACCTACTAATAAAAATCATAATAAAATAACATACACTAAAAACCATAATGTTCTACTTAATTTTCTCATTAAAGAACATTTATTAACTCGCAGATCTACACTATTAGAAAGCCAGTTAACGGAAAACAAACTTAAAAAATTCTTCTCAGTTGTAAAGGATAATTTTTCTAAAAAACAACTCCCAAAATTAGATAAGTTTCTCAAATCATTAACATCTACTAAAAAACCAGCTGAAGCATTAGCAGCATTAAGTGCATTACGTAACGCAGGAATAGATCTTAAAAATAAAGAAGAAGTAGCAGCTGCAATTAGTATTATAAAAAACAAATCATTAAATGAAGCAAAGGCTGAGGAACCAAAATGGGTTACAGTTAATGGTGTAGAAGGTTATTATTTTGATCAACCTACAGACGAAGAAGGCGACCAAACAAAAGAAATATTTATTACTAAAGACACATGGAAATCAGTTGGAAGTAAACTTAATAAAGCAGGTAAAACTGAAAATAAAGGAGTAATATCTTCTCTCAATAAATTTTTTACTGATACGCTTATAGGTAAACTTCTTTCAGGCGCAATGTTTTTAGGTACAGCTTATGTTGGGTTAGCTGACGATATAGGAAATGCCGTAGATGCAGTAACAGATATTGATATGGATGGAAGCGATGCTGCTTCTCAAGAAACTATTAGACAACTTGCTAAAGCAGGTTTCTCTAATGATCAAATTAACAGCTTTTTAAATGGGGAATCTTCAGCAGATGCTGGTGGGCAATCTGGTGCTGCTTTAGATGATAATGGACAATCTCCCGATGACAATGGAGGTGATGATGGAGGCGACGATGCTGACGACTCATCAGACGATTTAGGAGATTTAGAGACAGATAACCCAGATTTAGCAGATGCTAAAAAACAAGGATTAGATATTGATAGTGATGATAATCAAACTGTTAACTTTATTAAATTTAAAAATGGTTCTAGCCAATTAGACCAAGACGATTTAAAGAAAATTAGCCAGGAAAATGCTGATATTATTAAATTCTTAAAGAATGGTCAAAACTATTCTGAAACAATTTTAGGAGCATCAAGTCACTCTGCTAATAACTCTAATGTAGATGCACAAGGAGGAGACTTAAATGTTAATAGAGCTAATAACACTGCTGAGGCAGCTATTGATGATATTGAATCTCAATTAAAAGAAGATGGTATAAAATATACTAGAAGTGGAAACACAATTGAGCTAGAAGATGGAGGGACATATGAGTTAAAAATTGGTGGGGGAAACGACATTGATAAATTAACCCAAATTGATAGAACCGATGACACAGCCACCCAATCTGCTATTAGAGTAGGTGAAGTTGGAGAAAAAGACGCCCCAGTAACACCTCCTAATCCTACAACTTTATTAGGATATGATCCTCTTTTTGACACATACGGTGGTAAAAAAGAAAAACCATCAGAAAAAGAAAAACCATCTGATGAAGAAACACCAAAAACATCATCAAATAAATCTGATAAAACTGGTGTAGTACTTCCACCATTAGATGTATCTGATAAAAAGGCTGCTCCTATTAGACCTGCTCAAGCTAAACAAGACGTTACTAATTTATCTAAATTAAATAGAAATGGACAAATAGCGATGGTTTTATCTCGCATGAGTCCTAAACTTAATATTTTTACACAATTAGGTAAAAACACTATAACTAGTCTTTCAGACAACGACTTTAAAAAAATTCAAGACAGTAACGCTTCAGAAACAGCTAAAAAATTAGCTAAACTTATCCCAAATCTTAGAAAATCACCAGATTCATTTCTGAAAAAAGTATCTGCTCTTACTGGTATTGAGTTAGCTCCAAGAGCTAAAGCAGTTGCTACTAAACCTGGAGCTAATACACAAGCTCCAATTACACAAGTAACTGAAGCCCAAATTTACTTACAAGAGGCTGCTATTGATGATTTATTCAGTGAATTAGGAATAACACCTGAAGAAATTAAAGCTAACAGAGTAGCTATTATAGCATTATTAGGAAGCATGTATGCTGCAGACGGAAATACAGATGTTAGTATTGTAGATCCTTCAAAACTTTCTAAACAAGAACAAAAAGAACTCCAAGGTATGGGGTTTGCACCCCAAGCTGGAGGAAATTATGTTTATATGAAACCTGGTGACACAGCACAACAAATACGAACTGGTGATTTTGATAGAAATTCTAAAAGTACTAAAGCTCAACCAGACGCGGATAAAGTGGGAGCAGAAATTGGGAAAAGAAAAGATATACAACGATACCTTAAATTAATTAACAAAAAAGATGAACTTAAAGATCTTGTTACTGGTCTTATAGGTATATTTAACCCAAAATTAATTCAAGACAAGACAAAACTACGAAGTTTAATGTACGGAATGAGAAACAGGATTACAGAAGAAGAAAAAGATGCTTCTACTGCTATCCAAAACATTCTTAAAAATCCTACTTTAGTAACTCGTTTTAAAAATATCGACAGTGCTGAAGAAGCTATACAAGTTATTTTACGCGAAATAATACCATTCCTCAGCCCAGAGTTCTTAAAGAATAAATCACAAATTAGAGGAGCAATTGTTGCGGCTGCTAATGAACTTACTAACACTGAGACAGCTGCTGATAGAAATGAAAAAGCAACTCAAAATAAACCAACACAACCTATAAAAGAGTCATTTACAAGAATGCAAAAATTAGCAGGCATAATTAAGTAATATATTTGAAATTTTAAAATAAAGTTTGGCCTTCGGGCCATTCTTTATTATTTTTATAGCATATGAATAAAAAAATAGTTATAGTAGGCGCTGGTGTAGCAGGCATAAACGCAGCTACAAAATTAATCGATAATGGTTACCCAGGTGAATTAATTACAATCATAGACAAAGGAAATGACCCACATAATCGTTTACCTGAAGAGGTAATGACAGGAATGTTAGGAGCAGGTGGATGGTCAGATGGTAAATTAACATACCATACTGCTATCGGAGGTGTATTATCAAAGTATTGTGGTGAAGAAAAAGCAATGGGGTTAATGGATCAAGTCATTAACAACTTTAGACGTTTCCATCCTAAACCAGAGGAAATATTTTGCTCTGACCCACAAGCAGAACCTGATTTTATTAAACCGTATTTTGGATTACGTTTGTTCCCTGTATGGCATATTGGTTCAAATTATCTACATGAAATTGCTAAAACATGGTATCAATATTTAATTGACAATGGTGTTAATTTTATGTGGGGGATAGAAGTTACTAATTTAAATTTAGCTAACAATTGGGTTAATTATATTGATGGGTATGGAGAAAACGAAGCAATAATGTATGATACTCTTATATTTGCTGTAGGCAAATCAGGTATTGACTTTGCCCAAAAAGTATCTAACCAATATAATCTACCAACTGAACCAAAATCAGTACAAATTGGAGTACGTTTTGAGGCACCACAAAAATATTTCCAAAAGTTAATTGATGTTAGTTATGATTTTAAACTATATCAAAAGTTTGACAATGTATCATTACGTTCGTTCTGTACTAACAATAACGCAGCATATGTAGCAGTAGAGGAAACATATGGTGATATTACTTATAATGGTCACGCTAAAAAAGGTGAAGAATTTAGAAATGATATGACTAATTTTGGTATTTTAATGGAAATTAAAGGTATTGAAAATCCATTTGAATGGTCACGTGAAATAGTAAGTAAACTACAATTTAGGAATATTGGATTATATTATAGTCCATCTCGTACACCATCACAAACATCTGAAGGCGAAAATGTTAACACAGTTCAAATTTTTAATTTAAATCAATTTAAAGAAGTAATGGGTGAATACGCTGATTACATTATTAACTTTATTGATCAAATGAATAAAGTATTTGAATTTGGAAATGATTGGGGAATGTATATACCTGAAGTAAAATATTTAAGTCCTGAACCACTAGTTGATTATACTAATTTAGCTTTAACTAATTATCCTAATGTACATTTTGTAGGAGATGCTTTGAGTGCTAGAGGTATAACAGTTAGTGGCGCACATGGAATTTACGTAGCAGAAAATTTATTATGAATATAAAAATCGATTTTTCAACTAACTTACCATTAGAGGTAGGAACACCAATCATTACAGCTTCCCCTGAAGTTGAAAGTGAAATAAATTCATCTATAATAGTAGAATTTATAGATGATGAAACTAATAAACTAGTAGACTTTAGGTTAGTTAAACTAGACAATAAACCAGTTCCTGGGTTTAGACAGTATTACACTAAATGGAAATTGATTTTTAAAGATTTAGAAAGCAACATATTAGGAACTTATACTTTAGATTTAGAAAATAAAGTAGTGTTCATTAAAATGGATGCTAGAGCATTAGGTGATAATTTAGCATGGATTGATTATGTAGACCAATTTAGAATTAAACATAAATGTCATGTAATATGTTCTACGTTTTTTAACGAATTATTTGAACAAATATACCCAAACATAATGTTTGTAGCTCCTAACACTAAAATCACTAATGTTGCTGCTCAATATTATATAGGTACTAATAACAGTCCTAATAAAGTGTATCAACCTAGTTTATATTTAAATAACCCATTACAAAAAATTGCTTCTGATATTTTAGGATTAGAATATAAAGAATCTAAACCAAAAATTAACTATCCTAATATTCCACGCAAGAAAAAAGTTTGTATTAGTGAGTATGCTAGTTTAAAAACTAAAGAATGGAATATTATAGGAGGATGGCAAGCTATCGTTGATTTATTCAATGAATATGGATACGAAGTTGTAGTAATTAGTAAAGAATACTCATATTTAAAAAATGTTACTAACAAATCAGGTGATTATCCACTAGAAGATCGCATTAAAGATTTAGCCGAATCTGAATTTTTTGTCGGTAACTCATCAGGCTTATCATGGTTAGCGTGGGGATGTGGCTCTCATGTATTTTTAATTAGTGATTTCACTCCTCCATATCATGAACCAACAGAAAATATTACTAGAATATATAATAAAAATCATCCTAGAGAAAGTATTAAATACGAAGAAGTATTACATCCTGTCTCAAAAGAAGATGTATTAAAAGTTATAAAAGAAAAAATTCAAAAATAAAATTTGGCCTTCGGGCCATTTTTTATTATTTTTACAAAAAAAAGGTTATGACAAATTTACAAGAAGACTTATCACGAATAGGTAAACAGTTAATGTTTAGTGAACCATTTTATGGTTTATTTTTATCAACACTTAATAAAGTTGAAAGAAAAGATGTGCCCACTGCTGGTGTATGTAAACAAAACATTAACTACCAATTAGCAGTTAATAAAGATTTTTGGGACTCATTAGACAATGATAAAAAGAAAATTGGGTTATTAAAACATGAATTACTGCATATCTGTTTTAATCATTTAGAAGACAGAGAATGGTTTCCAAACCAAGAATTACATAACATAGCAGCAGACTTAGAAATCAACCAGTATCTAACACCAGAATATTACCCAACAGAAGGTATTATATTATTATCGTCATTTCCTGAGTTAGATTTACCTGAAAAAGCAGGCACCAAAGTATATTACAACCTACTGCAAAAAGCATTAGATGAAGGTACAAGTCCATTATTACAGGGTTTAATGGATGCTTTAACAGGACCTGGGGAATTTGATGGTTTACACCCAACATGGAAAGAATTTGATGGAATGAGTGAAGCTGATGTTAAATTAGCTAAAGCACAAATTGAACATCAAATTAAAGATATTGTTAGTTCACAAAAAGATAGAGGATTTATACCAGCAGAATTACAAAGTTGGATTGACGGAATGCTTGAAGACTCAGAACCATCATACGATTGGAAAACATATTTTAGACGATTTTGTGGTACATCATCAAAAACGTACACTAAAAAAACAAGACGTAAACTAAACAAACGCTTCCAAGAAAACCCAGCATTAAAAATCAAAACTAAAAAGAAAATATTAGTAGGAGTTGATACATCAGGTTCAGTTGGTAATGAAGATTTAATTGAGTTTTTTAATGAGATTAATCATATGCATAAAACTGGCGTGTCGATCACTATAGCTGAAGGTGACGCCGATATCACTAATATATATGAATATAAAGGTGACATACCTGATAAAATAACAGGTAGAGGTGGTACTGATATGAATCCATTTATTGCATATTTTAACGATCATAAAGAGTTTAATAGTCTTATTATATTAACTGATGGCCATATAGGCATAAATGAAGTTAAAACATTTAAGCCAATGATGATGGTTATATGTTCAAGTGGCGATGATGTAGAATCAGTAAAAGAAAATGGATGGGGTCATACAATTAAAATAGGTTTGGCTTCTTAAAAAAACAATGTTATCTTTATAAAAAAAAGGTTATGGCAAAACAAAAAACAAAACACGCTGAAGTGTCTCTAAACATTAAAGAGGCAAAACAATTCCTAAAACACATTATTAACAACAATCGCTTCCTACAAGAAAATGGTAAGCCACCTGTAGCAGTTGAGGTAGTTGGTGACTCTGGTATTGGTAAAACATCAACAATTTTACAATTAGCAAAAGAAACAGATTTAAATTTTGTTAAGTTAAATTTAGCTCAAATTGAAGAGTTAGGTGACTTAGTAGGTTTTCCAATTCGCCAGTTTGAAGTATGCAAAACTGACAATGATTGTTTATGGATTGATGAACACGCTGTAGAAGAATACACCAAACAAGGATACAAATTTACAGGTTTAAATCGTATGAGTTATTGCCCACCTGAATGGATTAGTGGTAAAACAAATGGCGGTATTCTATTATTAGATGATTGGAATCGCGCTGATGTAAGATTTATTCAAGCTGTTATGGAATTAATTGATAGACAGCAGTATATTAGTTGGACATTGCCTAAAGATTGGCATATTATTTTAACAAGTAATCCTGATAATGGAGACTATTTGGTTAATAGTATCGATAGCGCACAAAAAACACGATTTATCTCAGTTAATTTAAAATTTGATATTAACTGTTGGAGTGAGTGGGCTGAAAACGCTACAGTAGATAATAGATGTATTAATTTCTTACTAAAACACCCAGAATTAGTATCAACTAATACCAACTCAAGAAGTATCACAACATTTTTTAATTCAATTTCGTCGTTAAATTCATTTGATAATGAATTAGGATTGATTCAAATGATTGGTGAGGGTAGTGTTGGGTCTGAGTTCACAACTATGTTTACAATGTTTATTAACAATAAACTAGATAAGATCATCTCACCAGAAACAATTATGACTCACGAAAGTAATGAATATGTTTTAAATACTTTAAAAGGTATTATTGGTAAAGATGATAAATATAGAGCAGATTTAGCTTCAATTATATCAACACGTTTAATTAACTTTAGCTTATTTTATTCTAAAAATAATAAAATTGAAAAGTCATATATTGATCGTTTAGCGTTTTTAATGAATGAAGAACTATTAGCAACTGATTTAAAATATAAAGTAGTTAAATCAATCTATAATGGTGATACATCATCATTTAAGTCATTAATGTTAAATAAAACTTTAGTTACATTTTTAATGAAATAATATTATGAATAAAGTATATAAAGATTTACAAATATCTAATGCTACTACCCATAGTGGAAAACGAACTCTTTTATCTTGGAAACAATATACTCATATTATACCTGAAAATATTAAAAAAGAAATATATGGTATAATTCAAAATGCTAAAGATAATAAACTAACTGACAACTCGATAGTGTATCGTTCATCATTATCTACATTACCCCCATATAAACTAAAAAGTTACATAACTGATAATAAATTAGATATTAAAACAGCTAGAAAATGGGAAAAAATAGACACTGTTATCATTGACGAAATATTTATCAACCAATTTTTTGAAAAAACAAGATGGGATTGGAGATTAAATCAATATGTAAAAGATGGGATGGAAGAACTTGTAGTCATCCCAACAGAGGCATTATTAGATAATAATAAAATTAAACAGCATATCGCATTCAACCAAAGGCCACTTGATGCATTAGATTATACTATTGAATCTCCTAAATGTACTCATTTCATAATAAGAGAAAACGAGTTCCAAGAAATGATAAATACCAACCCAGCATTTACTGAGTTAAAAATGTTAGGAGAGGTTATAAGAGGACAAGTATTAGAAAAAGAACATGGGTCTAAACCATTAACTGATGCTTGTGATTTTTTATTAGATTTTGCTAACAATATATCCTCTTACAAAACCAAAGTAGTATTAGATTCATCAGTAAATAATGAAATTAATAAAGGATTAATTATTGATTCTGGAGTATTTCAAAACTTATATAATATGCTTAATAGTACTGATACTAGTAACTATGAGATGGCTAAGGAAATTATCGCTAATTGTGAGTTTGACGCCTCTAAACCATATATTGTGGCTTTATACAACATATTTCCTGAACTACGGAAATCAACTATGAATAAGAATTATAAAATAGTTCAAAAAATACTAGATAAATCTTCATTAAATATTCGTACATCTACACGATATGGTACACCTACATTTGATCATTTGTTATCATTTTTTGGAGAGAAATGTCCTGAACTATTACCTAATTTAATGCCTTGTTTAGTATATCATATCAATATAATCTCAAAATCAAATCTTATTAAAGAAATAATTCTTCATTAATATTTATATGTAAATAATACTCAATGGCTAATATAGTACTTTTAAGTTGTTCTAAATCCAAATTAGACCACGCTGCTCCAGCACAAGAACTATACTCAGCCTCCCCAATGTTTAAAAAAACATTAGAATACGGTAAGTCTCTCAAACCAGACAAAATGTATATATTATCTGCTAAACATCATTTAGTACCCCTAAATAAAAAGTTAGCACCATATGATAAAACATTGAAAGAAATGCCAGCAGATGAAAAAGAAGCTTGGGGTGAAGAAGTAGCAAAACAGATGAAATCATCTGGGATTGATCTTAAAAATGATAATTTTATATTTTTAACAGGTAACGAATATCTTAAACCATTATTAAAATATATTCCTTCTGATCATGTATCTAAACCGATGGAAGGTAAACGTTTTGGTCAACGTTTAAGTTGGTTAAATTCTCAAATCCAAAATGTAAAAGAAGTAGTATTAAAAATTAAAAATATTTTAAATGAAATCTTTAAAAAATAACATAAACGAATGCATTAAACTTTATCTCAATGATCTAAATGATTATGGAGATGAAATTGAAGATATAATACTAGCAGAATATGTTTTAGGTAATTTCAAAACACTACTAACAGAATCTAATACAGATCCTAAAATCTTACTAACAGAAGTTATTAATAACTCAACAACAGAACATAAACAAGTATTTAAAGACTTTTTAGAATATTTGGAAAATATATAACCTATGTTTGGCTTTTTATCTATAGACGTTATCTTTATAGTAAATAAAAAATAAAAGTTATGAGTATTGATCCAACATTACAAACAAAAAAGTTTACATCACCTGACGGCACAGTTCGTTATATTAAAGATGGTAAATTACACAACTGGGAAGGCCCAGCATTAATCACACCTGAGGGTAAAGAAGAGTATTATATCAATGGTACTCAACACACTAAAGATAGCCATAAAAAAGCTAGAAAAGACGGAGTCGGTTTACCATGGTACAAATCAGGCGTCGCAAAACAGCGATTTTAATTTTCTTTGAATATTTATTGTAAACATACTAAAAAAACAAGATAATGAATAAAGAATTCTTAAAAATGCAAAAATTGGCTGGTTTGATTACTGAAAGCCAAATGAAAAACAAACTAAAAGAAAACGATGACTACACTCCACCAGCATATGAAGCCATCAATGATTTAATGGATTATATATTTCAAGGCACCGGAGTTCACGGCCAAATAAAACCATACCGCGCAATCTCTTGGCTACCAAGAGTATCAGCAGAAGATGGAGATATGGATATGTTGGTCTACAAAAAAGGAAAACAAGAAATAGCAATTGGAGCAGATGATGTATACCAGGATACAGATGATGAGAATTTTAATTCATGGGTAATTGACTCAAACGATCCTAGTCTTGATTTTGGAGAACATTTAACTTTTGATGAAGTAGTAGATGCTGTTTCAGATTGGTTAGGATCATAATCTCAAAAAAACATATTAAATAAATTTGGCCTTCGGGCCATTTTTTATTATCTTTATAAAAACAATCGTTATGAAAATAGGATTTTGTGGAACAATGAGTGTAGGTAAATCTACATTAGTAAATGCATTAAAAGAATTACCTGAATTTAAAGATTATTATTTTGCTACTGAACGTAGTAAATACTTACGTGATTTAGGTATCCCATTAAATACTGATAGCACATTAAAAGGACAAACAATATTTTTAGCTGAACGTTGTTCTGAATTAATGCGTGAAAATGTTATTACTGATAGAACAATTATTGATGTAATGTCATTTGCTAAATGTGCTCATTCAATTCGTGATAAAGATAAAGTAGCATTTACTACTTATGCTGCTCCATTAATTGAAGAATATGATTATATATTTTATGTGTCACCTATTGGAGTTGATATTGAAGATAATGGTGTAAGAGAAACAGATGCCTATTATCGTAAGTTAATTGATATGACTATTAAAGGTGTTATTAATGAAAATCTAATTCATATTCAAAACTTTGGTATTATTGCTGGTACTACTGAAGAAAGAATTAGACAAATTAAATCTTATTTAGGATTTTGACATATTTATCATCAAAATTTAAACCCTTAAGAACAATGAAACAACTTAACTTATTAAGACAAATCATCAGAGAAACCATTGAGGAAATGGAAATAGATGAAATGGCAAAACCTGCTAAAGGTATAGCTTTAGTAGACGGATGGAAAGAAAAATTAGCAGATCTAGCAACTGTTAATCCTGAATCTCCAGAAGATGCTATATTAAAAGCTAAAATATATGGTAAAAAAGGTGAACTTTTAGGACCTGTTAGAGGTATTGTAAAAGCTATGTCTGAAAAAGACGGTTCCTCAAAAGGAATGATGACTAAACAAAAAGTAGCTAATTTAACTAGCCCAACAGGAGTTGGTGACACAGCTGGTTTAGCTCAAGCTTTTAAAGCATTAACAAAATTTGGAATACTAGAACCATCATCTGGGTATGTTCAAGCAGACGACGAAACTGGAGATATTGTAGGTGACTATGAATTCAAAACTAAAGCAAAATCAGAAAACCCAGGTGCTAAAGGTCGTCCAAGAGTTGTAGATCCGGGTGTAAAATCAATGGGAGAAAAAATCGCAGCTAAATTCGCAAAAGGAATTACTGATTTTACAGACGAGGAAAAAGCATATATTATGAATCTTTCTAATATGGCTAAAAAATAATTTTAAAAAAATAGTTATGAGTGAATCCCCAAATATTAGGGAGATAATTCGTGAAGAGTTTGTAAAGTGCGCCACTGATCCGGCGCACTTTATGAACAAATACTGTTTTATTCAACACCCACAAAGAGGTAGAATACACTTTAATCTTTATCCATTCCAAAGTAAAGTATTACATTTATGGAGAGATAACCCATATAGTATAGTATTAAAATCACGTCAATTAGGTATATCAACATTAGCTGCTGGTTATTCTTTATGGCTTATGTTGTTCCATAAAGATAAAAACGTATTATGTATAGCTACTAAGCAAGAAACTGCTCGTAACATGGTTACAAAGGTTAAATTCATGTTTGATAACCTCCCTTCATGGTTAAAAATACCAGCAGACGAAAATAATAAACTATCATTACGTTTAAATAACGGATCACAAATTAAAGCTACATCTGCGAGTAGTGATGCAGGTCGATCAGAAGCAGTATCTTTGCTATTGGTCGATGAGGCTGCATTTATCGAAGGAATTGGTGAAATATGGGCATCAGCTCAACAAACCTTAGCAACTGGTGGTGGAGCAATTGTATTGTCTACTCCTTATGGTACGGGTAATTGGTTTCATCAAACATGGGTTAGAGCAGAATCTCAAGAAAATGATTTTTTACCTATTAAATTACCTTGGTTTGTTCACCCCGAAAGAAATGAGGAATGGAGGAAAAAACAAGATGAATTATTAGGTGATCCTAGAATAGCAGCCCAAGAATGTGATTGTGATTTTAGTACTTCTGGAGATATAGTATTTTATAGTGAATGGTTAGAATTTATTGGTCAAACTACTATTAAAGAACCATTAGAAAGAAGAGGAGCAGACCAAAATTTATGGATCTGGGAACCAGCTGATTATACACGAGATTATTTAGTTACAGCCGACGTCGCTCGTGGAGACAGTAAAGACTTTTCAGCATTTCATGTTATAGATATAGCAACTAACACTCAAGTAGCAGAATATAAAGGACAATTATCGCCTAAAGAATTTGGTTACTTTTTAGTAGCTATAGCTACAGAATATAATCAAGCATTATTAGCAGTTGAAAACGCTAACATAGGGTGGGCTACATTAGACGCCATACAAGAAAGAGAATATAGAAATCTATATTTTTCTCCTAAATCTGACACTAATATCACAGCTGAAACATATTTTAATAAGTTTGAAAACCCAGACAACATCGTTCCTGGTTTTACAATGTCTATGAGAACAAGACCACTAGTAATTAATAAATTTAGGGAGTACATCGGCGATAAAAGCGTTACTATACAGTCTAAACGGTTATTAGAGGAAATGAAAGTGTTTATATGGAAAAATGGTCGACCTGAAGCTCAGTCGGGTTATAACGACGATTTAGTAATGAGTTTTGGTATTGCTATGTATTTAAGAGACACATCTTTGAAATTTAGACAACAAAGTTTAGATCTTACGCGAAATATGTTAAATAATATCACTTCAACTAGGAATTCTCCTTTAGGTGCGTATAATACAGCTAGTCCAAATAATCCATATAATTTTAATGTTAATGGACAACACGAGGATTTAAATTGGTTATTTTAATATTTATAAATAAAAACAAATGGCAGATACTAACATTTTTACCCGACTAAGACGATTATTCTCAACTGATGTAATAATTCGTAACGCCGGAGGAAACGAGTTAAAAGTAATGGATGTTAACTCTATCCAAACTAGTGGAGAATACGCAAATAATTCTTTAATGGATAGATTTAATCGTATATATTCAACTAATAGTACATCACTTTACGGAGCTCAATTAAACCTTAACTACCAGTATCTTCGCCCTCAATTATATTCTGATTATGACTCTATGGATACCGATGCTATTATTGCTTCAGCTTTAGATATTATAGCAGATGAAAGTACATTAAAAAATGACTTAGGTGAAGTACTTCAAATTAGAAGTAGTGATGAAGATATTCAAAAAATATTATACAACTTATTTTATGATGTATTAAATATTGAATTTAATTTATGGTCTTGGGTTCGCCAAATGTGCAAATATGGTGATTTTTTCTTAAAACTTGAAATCACTGAAAAATTTGGTGTGTATAATGTTATACCATACACCGCCTACCATATCATGAGAGAAGAAGGATATGATAAAGCAGCACCAGCAGCGGTAAGATTTAAATATAGCCCAGATGGATACGCGGGAGGAAGTGGGTATTATGGTACTCCAAACGCTTATGGTTCATATAATAATAACAAAGATGATAATTCTATCTACTTTGATAATTATGAAATGGCTCATTTTCGCTTAATGACTGATGTTAACTATCTCCCATATGGTAGATCATATTTAGAGCCTGCTCGTAAATTATTTAAACAATATGTTTTAATGGAAGATGCTATGCTTATTCATAGAATTGCCCGCGCCCCAGAAAAACGTATTTTTTATGTGAATGTTGGTTCTATTCCTCCAAATGAAGTTGAAAACTTTATGCAGAAGACTATTTCTTCTATGAAAAGAACACCTCTTATGGATCCTCAAACTGGTGAATATAACTTAAAATATAACATGCAAAATATGTTAGAAGATTTTTATATTCCTATTAGAGGTAATGACCAAACAACTCGTATTGAACCTACAAAAGGTATGGAATACGATGGTATTACAGACGTAGTTTATTTAAGAGATAAATTATTTGCTGCTTTAAAAGTACCTAAAGCATTTATGGGTTACGAAAAAGACTTAACTGGTAAAGCAACATTAGCAGCCGAGGATATTCGTTTTGCTCGTACAATTGATCGTATTCAACGTATTATACTATCAGAACTATATAAAATAGCTTTAGTTCACTTATATACTCAAGGGTATAAAAGCGAAAACTTAACTAATTTTGATCTAACATTAACTACTCCTTCTATCATATACGATCAAGAAAGAATAGCATTAATGAAAGAAAAAGTAGATTTAGCTCGCCAAATGATGGAAACTAAATTATTACCTACTGATTGGATTTACGATAATATATTCCACTTAAGTGAAGATCAATATGATGAATACAGAGACTTGATTACACAAGACCAAAAACGCACATTTAGATTAAAACAAATAGAAAACGAAGGTAATGACCCAGTAGAATCAGGTAAATCATATGGTACACCTCATGATTTAGCTTATTTATACGGTAAAGGCAGATATGCAGGTATGGACGGAGGAGTACCAGCTGGGTATGGCGAAGATTTAACACTAGGTCGCCCTAAAGAAAGAGCATCTGATATAGGTACTCAAGATAATGCTTTAGGTACAGATAGATTAGGAAATGTAGGTATGAAAAAAGGAGACGACACAGGCGAAGATAAAAATGTAGGGTATAATTTTAAAGGTAATTCACCTTTAGCATTAGAAAATGCTCAAGTTTCATTTCTAAAAAATAAACAATTGTTTGAAAGTTTAGAAAAGAAAATAGTATTTACACATCAACCTGAAGAGAAATCGTTATTAGATGAATCTAATATAAAGGAATAAGGGTCTCGTCATATTTATAATAAAAATTCTTAATGGAAATTAAACATTCCAAATATAAAAATACGGGTATTCTTTTTGAGTTACTCGTTAGACAAATTACATCAGATACTTTGTCAAATAAAGACTCAAAGGCTACTGGTATCCTCAAAAAACATTTTGTTAAAACAGAATTAGGGAGAGAATACAAGTTATATGAGACTTTACTAAAAAATACTAATTTAAGTGAAGGTAAAGCAGATATGATAACAAATACTGTTTTAGAATCTGCTAAACACCTTAATCAATCTATACTAAAAAGACAAAAGTATAATTTAATTAAAGAAATAAAACAGTATTATAATATAGATGAATTTTTTAAAACAAAATTGCCTAATTATAAAGCTCAAGCTTCTATATATATTTTATTAGAAAACTATACCCAAAATAGTTCACCTAATTTGAACCAAATTATAGATAATAAAATAACTCTTTTAGAGTATTTAACATCTTCTAATTTAGATAAAAAGAATGTAGAAAGCGAAGTGATAGAAGAATTTAATTCACACGATAAAGACATACGTATTTTAACATATAAAATTCTTTTAGAGAAATTTAATACTAAATATGATAGTTTAAATTCTAATCAAAAATTAGTTTTAAAAGAGTTTATTAACTCAACTGATTCAACCCCAAAATTAAAAATATTTTACAACCAAAAGATAAACGAGATAAAAAACGAATTATCTATGTTGAAAATTACAGTATCAGATAAAGTAACTAAAATAAAATTAGACGAAGTTTTTTCACTTTTAAAAGAATTAGATAAAACATCTAATGTAACTAATGATCATATGGTTAATTTACTCCAATATTATGAATTATTGGAAGAATTAAAAAAAGTTAATTAATATGTTAAGTGAAAAACTAAAAGCAGTAATACGATCTGTAGTGAAAGAGATGAGTGCCACAGGCACTGGTGCCTCTTACACTCCTGGGTCTGGGATTGCTACTGCTACACCTATTGTTAAAAAGAAAAACACAGCTAAAAACGCTAACCAATATTTTAAAGCAGGTTATAAATTAGTTAACTCAGAAAAATTAGCTAAAAATTCTAAAGCTGTTGATACTAAAAAATTGTGGGTAAATGAAGAAGGGTCAGATGCTAAATTCAATATAGACGACTATGTTAATAGTTTAAATATTGAAGATGAAAAACTTAAAAAACATATAGCTGGGAAAATTGGAGATTATGATCAAATAGAAGCCCAACTAAACAATTTAAAAGACTTATTAGTTAAAGCTAAATATGACACTATAAATTATTATAAAGAAAACCCATCATACGATATAAAATATAGTACTAGCACTGCTAAAGAATATTTAGATGATTTAATTGAACTTTTCCAACCTAAACAAAAATGAAAACAATACAAGAACAATACAACCTACTTAAAGAAGGTAAAGGTAACAAAGACGTTTTTATGAAGTCTGTTCGTAACTTATTTCCTGAATATGTTAACCAATATACATCATATAATGACGCCATCAATATTCTAAAAAGCAAAAGCGTTATCAGCGAAGGAATTGGTGGTGTTGTTACTAAAGGTAGAACACCAGATTGGTTTTCTATTTTTAGTGAAAATATAAATACTCTTAAAGAAGAAAAAGAAGCAAAAGCTGAAGAAAAGAAACCTACTAAAGATGTAACCGATATGGAAACACGTGGTTTCGATTATAAAGATCCTAAAAATATTGATAATGTTTACGGACAAGAGTTTTTAATTGGATATTATGATGAAATGAAAGATCCTAAAAACAAAGATAAAAGTGTTGATGAGTTAAAAGCTATTGTAGCTAAAAATTTAGCTAAAGATAACCAACATTATGTTAAAGATGGTCAATTTGGAACTAAGGGATTAGGATACACAACTGAAGCACCAGCTTTAGGTACTCCAAAAGAAGCAAAAGGTAAATATAAATCATCTGGAATGGAACCTGTTAAACTAAAAGAGTCTATGAATGATGAATTAGAAGAAATTATCCATATCCTCCCACAAAAAGGTAGTGGTGGAAAACGATTTATTCCTTCATTCTATATGCTTCCTAAAGAAGCAGCTAACGCCTTTCCAGGTCTTATCAAAATGGTTAATTCACCAGCAGGTATAGAAATGTATATCTCAGCTAAATTACCACCGGTATTTGCTGCTATACATAGAGGTCGTCAAGACGTTCGTAATTTACCTCCAATGCTTAAAAAAGTACAAGACAAATTATCAAATGAAATTATTAATTTAATTAAAAATAATTTTGATAATAAAACTGTTGTAGTAAATGGAGAACCAATGCATAAGGTAAATTTACCTATAGCTAAAGTAGGAAACGGAGACTATAAAATAACAACTCCATTCGCAGCTGGATTAACTGAATCTAACATGAACGATTTAGAAGCAGCTAAAAAAGAAGCACAAGAAAATTCTAAAGAAGGATACACTCAGCATGTAAATAAAACCGATAACGGATACGAAATATCTGATTGGTATGATAGTGACACCACAGTATGTAGTTACGAAAACGGTGAAGAAATTAATAACCGTGAAGACATGTTTATGGATGATGAGTTTGCTAATGACTTAGATAACTACGATGATGACATGTATAATCAAAGTTACCAATGGGATGACGAAAACCCAGACCTAAGAGATTTAGGTGCTAATCCAAGCATGTATGAGCAAAAATTTCGTTCAATAGTTTCTTATCTTATCAAAGAAGAACTTGATATGAAACATATTGAAGAAGCTGGTGAGGATGCTAAAAATAAAGCAATGCGTGTTAAAATTGATAAAGAAATAAACATGCGTAAGAAAAAACTTAAAGCATTAACCACTTTAACTGAACTTGAAGAAGATTCTGTTAACCCTAAAAAAGTAAAAGAATTAAAAAAAGAAATTGAAAAATTAGAAACAGCTAAAAAGAAACTAGGTGGTGAAAAGAAAGACAAAGAAATGGATGAATCTTTATTTAAACCAAAAGACCCAAACGCAGCCCCAGTAGTAGCTTCTAGTAATGCAAGCGTATCTGCCTTAAAGAAAAGCGGAGCAACAGAAATACCAGGAACTAAAGACGCTAGATCAGTATAATGAAACAAGTACTAATTGAAACCCAAACATTTACAGCTACACCTGTACAACTTGCTGAAGGTAAAAGTAAGAGTGGGAACTTGCTTGTTAAGGGTATCTTAGCTACAGCTGAAGTTAAAAATGGTAACGGTCGTTACTATTCAAAAGATTTATGGGAACGTGAAATTGGTAAATACATGGAAAATGTTAAAACTAACCGAGCATTAGGCGAGTTAGACCACCCAGATTCATCTATTATCAATTTAAAAAATGTATCTCATAATATAAAAGACATATGGTGGGATGGTGATAATGTAATAGGAATGATTGAACTATTACCTACTCCATCTGGTAACATATTAACATCATTATTTCAAAATAATATACCTGTAGGTGTTTCATCTCGCGGTATGGGTTCACTAAAACAAATGGGTGAATTGATGGAAGTACAAGATGATTTTGAATTATTATGTTGGGATTTTGTTTCAACACCATCAAACCCCGGCTCATATATGGCTCCAACTGGAGGAATGATGAATGAGGGTTTAAATGCTAAATCTTTTAATAAATACTCTAAAGTTAACTCATTAATAACCGACATACTTTGTTCACAAGGTACTTGTCCTGTTTGGTAAAATTATGAATAAATTACGACTAAAACAAATCATCAAAGAAGAATTAAAAAAAGTTTTAAAAGAAACTTCAACCCCAGAATTTGCTTCAATTGAATCAGCATTAAATGATTTTTATGATTCTTATCTAGCTAAAGATCTTAGATTAAGTAAAAAAATTACTTCTGAGGAAAGAATTAAAAGACTTGAATCATTTATAAATGTATTAAAATCATACATTAGTAAACTTAATAGTGGTATCGAAGAAGAAAACTTTTGGATGGATAAATCTAAAAACGTTACAGAATCTGAAGACACAGAGTCTAAAAAAATATTAACCTATGATGAATTATTCGCTAAATACAACCCAGAAAACGGACCAGCTTATATAGAAGGTTTAGAAGATGAACCTGGTTTTAAACTACTACCACTTGATAAACAAAAATATTTATTTAAATGGTTAAGACATCAACAAGAAATGGATAGATAACCTCTCCTAAAATAGTATTTTAGGATTGATGCCTCTCGAAAGAGAGGCATTTCTTTTTCATCCATGTGCAATTTTAAAGAATCCTCATATATGTATATTAGAATATACTGCTCGTCTATGCAGTATCTATTAACTAATTATCTATTACGTTTCTTAATAAACGTATTTCCAAAACAAATTAATTGAGGAGAAAAACAAATGAGTAAAACCTTGTTTAAAGAAGCAATCGCTGACGCTAGAGCCGTTAAAGAAACAGCTATAGAAAGCGCAAAAGCTGCACTCGAAGAAGCATTTACTCCACATCTTAAATCAATGTTCGCTGCAAAGTTAGAAACACTAGCTGAAAACGAAGATTATTTAGAAGAGGACGAAATGAAAGACGAAATGCAGGATGAAACTCAAAATGACGCTACAGAGATGGATCTTGAAGAAATCTTACGTGAGTTAGCTGAACTAGAAGAATCTGAAAATTCAAATAAAATCGACGAAGAAGCCGATGAAGCATTAGAAGAAGAAGAAGAAACTGAAGGTCTCTACGAAAACGAAGATAAAGAAGAATCTGAAGAAGATTTTGATATTGAAGACTTATCAGCTGAAGATCTTAAAGAGCTTGTAGTTGATATCATGGTTGATTTAGGTTTAACTTCAGCTGAAGAAGCTGCTAAATTAAAATCTAAAGAAGCTGGTGATGATGAAATGGAGATGGGTGATGATGACATGGGTGAAGAAGAAGAAGAGGAAACTGAAACAGAGGTTGTTGACGAAATCGATCTTAACGAACTTCTTGCTGAAATCGAGCTTTTAGAAAAGAAAAACAAGAAAAAAGCTATGAAAGATAAAGAAGAAAAAGAGAAAGATGAAGAAGACAAAGAATCTAAAAAGTTGAAAAAAGATCTTCAAGAAGCTATGGATTCATTAAATGAATTGAAAAACGAATTAGATGAAGTTAATTTATTAAATGCTAAATTACTTTACACTAATAAGATTTTCAAAGCTAAAAACTTATCTGAAACACAAAAAATAAAAGTATTATCAACATTTGATAAAGCGAGTTCTGTAAAAGAAGTTAAACTAGTATATGAAACTTTATCTGAAGGATTAAATACCTCAATTGAGAAAAAATCCCCAATTAAAGAGTCATTAGGTTCAGCTTCAAAAGCAATGGGTATGGCCCCTAAAAAACCAATAATTGAATCCAACGAAGTATTTGCTCGTATGCAAAGATTAGCTGGAATTAACTAATTAAAAACAAAACCAAATTAATAAACAAATGAACTCAATTCAATCCCTATTAGAGTCTGCTAATCCATGGAAGTCACTTCAAAGTGATTCAGCCAAGTTAGCAAACAAATGGACCAAAACAGGTTTGTTAGAAGGTATCGACAACGAAACTAACAAAAATAACATGGCCCTTATGCTTGAAAACCAAGCAAAACAATTAGTAATCGAAAGCTCTCAAACTGGAACCGGTGCTACTTTCACAGTAGGACAAGGTGAGCAGTGGGCTGGAATCGCATTGCCATTAGTACGTAAGGTATTTGGACAAATCGCAGCGAAAGAATTCGTTAGCGTTCAACCAATGAACTTACCTTCTGGTCTTGTATTCTATTTAGATTTCCAATATGGTACCGATAAGAACCCATTTAACAAAAACGGATCTGTATATGGTACTACTGGAAGCCAATATCCATTCGCAACTCCTAACCCAGTTGGTGGTTTGTATGGTGCTGGTCGTTTCACATATTCTACCAACCAATTCTCTCAGTCTGTAACTGTACTTTCTGGTTCATCTGCAACTGCACGTGTAGCGTCTTGGTCTAACGTGAACTTCGATTCATCTTTATCAGCTTCTGCTGCTGCTAGCCAAATCATTCAACTTGTTGTAACTAGCGCTACTACAACTTTAGCTAACTTCGATATCGATGCTGTTCGTGGTTTCGTAGTAGTATCTGGTTCTTACTCTAGTAATAACACTTCTAAAAACTTACCAGCGTTTACAACTTATGATTACACTAACAACACAATTACTTTCTATGTAACTGGTTCAACTGCAAACGATTTCTTCCAAAGCGGTACTGGATCTTACGTTGTTGAGTATAACAAGTTAACATCTGATAATAAGCGTGGTGATTTCGAAGATACTCCAGCAGTTTCTTACTCAACACCTAACGTTGAAAGTAACTCTACTATCGTTATCCCAGAGATTAACGTTAGCATGCAGTCACAAGCTATCACAGCTAAGACTAAAAAGTTAAAAGCAGTTTGGACTCCTGAGTTTGCTCAAGATTTAAATGCTTACCAAAACTTGGATGCTGAAGCAGAATTGACTAACATTATGAGCGAGTATATCTCTTTAGAGATTGACCTTGAAATCTTAGATATGTTGATCGAAGACGCAGCTGCAGGTACTGAGTACTGGACAGTATTGAACAACGGTGTTTATAACCCAGCAAACACAAACGGATTTGATTTCCCAACTTCAACTACTCAAAACGGATATTACAACACTCAAGGTCAATGGTTCCAAACTCTTGGTACTAAGATCCAAAAGTTAAGTAACAAAATTCACCAGTTGACAATGCGTGGTGGAGCAAATTTCTTAGTATGTTCTCCAACTGTAGCTACAATTTTAGAATCAATCCCAGGATTTGCTTCTAGCAACAATGGTGATGTGGCTCAAATGGAATATGCGTTTGGTGTACAAAAAGCTGGCCAATTAAACGGTCGCTATAAAGTTTACAAAAACCCTTATATGACTGAAAACACAATCTTATTAGGATTCCGTGGAACTCAGTTCTTAGAAGCAGGTGCTGTATTCGCTCCATACATTCCATTGATCATGACTCCTCTAGTGTACGATCCAAACACCTTCACTCCACGTAAAGGTTTATTGACTCGCTTTGCTAAGAAGATGTTACGTCCTGAATTCTATGGTAAGATCTATGTTAGCGGATTGAACGCTCTATAATCTTAGTATTATAATTTAAAAGAGGCCGGATTTTATCCGGCCTTTTTTTATTTTTCTTATATATGTTTTATATTTAGTAGGTCTTTACTTATATTTATATTAAAATAAAGTATATAATGAAAGAAACCCCGTCACAACTAAATGTTCCGTCTTATGTAATGAATTTTCCTTTTACATTAGACACATCTAATCCAAATAATATTTGGATGCAAGAACTAAGCCCCGAAGAATTAAAAGTAGATAAAAGAAAAGCATATAAACAGTTTATGGATGTTTATAACTTTATATCTGCAGGTGCCTTAGTATATCTATTGCCTAATGAAGGCAATTTCCAAGATCAAGTATATGTAGCAAATTTAGGACTACAATTACCCCATATCACAGATAAAAACACTATTTTACTATCTAATTATACTTCAGAGCCAAGACAAGGTGAAGAATATGTAGGTGAAAAATTCTTTAATATGATGGGTTATGATACTTACATTAGCCCACACAAATGGGAAGGTGAAGCAGATTTAAAATACCTACATGATAATGTTTACATCGGTGGTTACGGTATTCGCTCAGATATTAAAGCATATGAGTGGATGGAGAAAAACTTTGATATGAATATTATCAAAGTAGAAATGGTAGATGATTATTTATATCATTTAGATTGCTCTATATTCCCGTTAACAAGCGAAGACACATTAATTTGCACCGACTTCTACGAACCCGAAGAAATTAAGTTAATAGAACAGTATACTAACATTATAGACGTACCTGAACATATTCATTATTATGATGTTACAAATGCTGTACGGTATGGTAATATGGTTTTAGGTAGTTCATTTATTCATGAATTAGATAAAGGTCATGAATGGTATGATGGTGAGAAAGCAAAAATTGACTTTATGGAGAAAATATGTTACAAATTAGGTTTAGAACCTGTATTTTTTAACATTAGTGAGTACGCTAAAAGTGGCGCTGCTTTAAGTTGCATGGTTATGCACTTAAACAGAGTAGATCAAAATAAAATCCTTTTATAATAAGTTATGGCTAAAACATTAGAAGAGTGGTTAGACAGTGATGTAAAAGAACTACTTAAATTACCTACAGGTGATCTTTCAAATACTTTTTTCTTTAGAGATCCACCTCGTACCAATTTTATCAATAATGAATACTTTTTTTCACCAGCTGATGGAACTATTTTATACCAAAAGTTTATAACTAACCCAAAAGACCCAGTTGTAGAAATTAAAGGTGTAAATTATACATTACAAGATGTGATGTGCGATCCAACATATGATACTCCGTCTCTTGTAATTGGTGTATTTATGTCATTTTATGATGTTCATATTAATAGAATACCATATTCGGGTATATTAAAATATGATCCAATTGAAAGTATAGAGTCAACTAACAAACCTATGTTAGCACTTGAAAAAGATATTTTAAATAAAGCTATTAACCCTAATAATTTAGATTATTTAAAAAATAATGAGCGAATGTTTAATGAAATTTATTCGCCTTCATTAGATTACTCTTACTATTTAATACAAATAGCAGATGAAGACGTAGATGTTATAGCTCCATTTGTTAAATATCAAAATACTTATCTAACCCAAAATGAAAGATTTAGTTTAATACGTTGGGGCAGTCAAGTAGATTTGGTATTACCGTTAGATGAGCGTTATAACTTTGAATTAATACATCCCGACACAACTCACGTAGAAGCGGGGATAGACACGTTAGTTAAACTAATATACAAATAATATGGCTTCAAACGATTACAATGATGAGGTATTTCAAAACAAAAGAAAACCTAAAAATCCTATTAAATTTAAAATAGAACTTAATAATGAGCAAAAAGAAGCAAAACAATTAATTCTAGAAAATCCTGTTACCTTAATAAAAGGAATGGCAGGATCAGGTAAAACATTAGTTGCATGTCAAATAGCATTAGACATGGTTTTTAAAAGAGAAGTTGAAAAAATTGTAATCACACGACCTACTGTGGCTAAAGAAGATATTGGATTCTTACCAGGCGATCTAAAAGAAAAAATGGATCCTTGGTTAGCTCCTATATATGCTAACTTACATTTGCTTTATGATAAAGATAAAGTAGACAAAATGGTAGCTGAAAATCAAATTGAAATTGTACCTTTTGCGTTTATGCGAGGTAGAACATTCCCTAATTGTTTTGTGATTGTAGATGAATGTCAAAATATTACCCATGGTCAAACTGAAATGATGTTAGGTCGTTTAGGTAAAGGTGGGAAAATGGTATTTTGTGGAGACATAACTCAAACCGACTTAAAACAAAAGAAAGATAGTGGTATTGGGTTTTTTACTCGTTTAGAATCTGAAATTAAAGGAGTAAAAGTAATCACTTTAAAAACTAATCATCGCCATGAAATAGTTGAACCTATTTTAAAACTTTACCAAGAATATAGAGATTAATATTTATAACAGATAATTAATCCAATATGACTACAGTTAGACAAAGCCAATTTGCTAAATCAGCTTTGCAAGCCCAAAGTGCTAACAGTGCTATTAGTGCTTCTTATGCTTCTGTGTCATCTTTTTCTACTACTGCTTCATTTGCTGCGACTGCCTCTTTTATTATAGGAAAAATAGCTAGTGCTTCATTTGCTACTACTGCTTCTTTTTCATATACATCATCATATATTAATGGGGGAACGTTTTAATGGCTAGGATACCATTTAAATGGGGAGACGCAAATTTTGCATGGAATACAAACCCATTCCCTAATCAAAGTAAAAATCCATTTACATGGGATGATTGTGCGTTAATAACAGATTTACTAGAAGCAATGGCTGCTGGTAAAGCACCTGATGATTATTTTAAAGATAAGGAAAAAAAGAAACGTTTTATTAAACTACTTTGTAAAGTAGAAGGTAAAGAATACAAAGAAACGAAAGAAATACTAGAGCGTAAAATACGTATATCGGACGTATCCCTAGTCGCTAAAGAAGTATTGGGAGTAAACATAAAAGTAGAATTATAATGTATAAATTATTTACTGACAAACCCGAAGTATTTGAGTGTAATATTAAACTTGAAGGTGCTTCATTAAAAAACAGTTCGGCTCGATTAATCATCGAATCAAAAGATGTAAGCTTTTTATTTAATGGAACTATCAATAAAGATGGAAAATGCTCTATTCCTATTAAAAAATTAAAAGGATTATTAGAAAATAGTACCTCAGGTCAAATAAAACTTGAAGTCATAGCAGAGGATACGTATTTTATCCCTTGGAAATCAGATTTTATAGTAGAAGCATCTCGTAAAGTAACTGTAGAAGTCAAATCAAATGACGCTGAAGTGATAAAAGAGTCTACTCCTAAAATTCAAATTACTGGGGTTCAAGAATTTGACCCTGTAACTGAGCATATTATTAAAATAGTTGGGATGTTAATTAAAGAAGATATTAACATTAAAAATTTAACTATTAAGAAAAATAAAGTAAATAATATAATTGGTACTTACTTACAAGAAAATAAAATTGAACAAAATTATGTTCAAGACATTATAAACGGGATAGTTGATAAACTATCTAAATAATTAAATAAAAGTTATGCCTGGACCATTTGATTTCACAGGTCAAAATATTGAGGACAGCTACCAACGCGTTTTGCAGTCGGATGGAAGCGATGTCTATAATGGTACCGGATCACTTGCAATACTTAACTTTACAGGCTCATTCTCAGGGAATGGTAATGGCCTTACCATAGATGGAGGAACTTTTTAATATTTATAATAAAGAATGGCTACAATAATAATAAAAAATAGTACCGGATCAGGAGTGATTCCCTCTTCATTACAGCAGGGTGAATTAGCCATCAATACTAAAGATGGAAAACTATTTTATGGTAGTGGATCAGGTAACATTGTAAAAGAATTTACAGGTTCTGGAGGAGGAAGTGGGGCAGCATTTCCATATACCGGTTCTGCAATTATAACAGGATCATTAATAATAACTGGTTCTACAACTTCTACTCTTGGGTTTACAGGTTCATTACAAGGAACAGCATCTTATGCTCAAACCGCGTCATATGTAACTGCTTCTGCTATTGTAGGAACAGTATTAAGTGCTTCTTATGCTGCTACTGCGTCTTTAGCTCCAAACTATGTTTTAAATAGTGCTACAAGTTCATTTGTAACTAATACTCAAACAGGATCTTTTGCCACAACAGGTTCAAACACATTTATAGGAAATGAAATTATATCAGGGTCGCTTATAATAACAGGTTCAAATACCTTAATAGGAACTAAAACAATTACAGGTTCCGTATTTATTTCTGGAAGTAAAACTATAATTGGAACAAATATTATAACTGGTTCATTAAATGTATCTGGTTCTACTTCAATTCAAGGAATATTTAATCAAGCCTCAGCATCACTTGCATCAGGTTTATTTTCTCATGTTCAAGGATTCCAAAATACAGCATCAGGAATTTATTCACATGCTGAAGGGCAATTAAATAAAGCATCAGGATCATATTCACATGCTGAAGGATATTTCACAATAGCAAACGGACAATATTCACACACTGAAGGAAACAGTACAATAGCAAGAGGAGATTATTCACATGCTGAGGGAGTTGGTAGTACTACAACAACAAATGGATACTACTCACATGCTGAAGGATACTATACAATAGCAAATGGTTTTACTTCTCATACTGAAGGAGTATATACAACAGCAAATGGGCAGTATTCACATGCTGAAGGAAATTTCACAATAGTAGGTGGTTTTGCTTCACATGCTGAAGGTTATGTTACTGTGGCAAATGGATATTACTCACATGCTGAAGGAGTTTCCACATTAGCTCAAGGATTAGGCTCCCACGCAGAAGGAGGATATACTTATGATAGTGATGGTGAAGTAATTGTTCCTGGAGGAACAGCATACGGTGATGCTTCACACGCTGAAGGAATGCTCACAACAACAACAGCAGTATCAGGAATAGGTTCTCATGCTGAAGGATATTATACAACAGCAAATGCACAAAATTCACATGCTGAAGGATATCTCACAATAACAAATGGTCCATACTCACATGCTGAAGGATTATATACAACAGCAAACGGACAATATTCACACGCTGAAGGGTACTATACAATAGCAAACGGTGATGGCCAACATGTTCAAGGTTTACTCAACCAATCCTCATCAGCTCAAAACGCTTTTATAATAGGAAATGGTACTAGCACTTCAGCTAGATCAAACCTAGTTTTTGCATCAGGATCTCAATTTCAAATTACAGGTTCATTAAGAGTAAATGGTAGTATTACTGGTTCACTACAAGGTTCTGCATCTTACGCTTTAACAGCATCTTATGCTATGAATGGTGGAGGTGGAGGTAGTAGTGTATCTAATATCCAAGGCCAAGTTGTAGCATTAGCAAAAGTAAACACACTATTTTCAGGTTTTTAAACAATATAATTATAATAAAATAAAAAATATGGCTCAAAATTTTAACCCAATTTACACTTTAACCCCAAATGTAGGTTCTGGAAAGATAACAACCACCGCAACAAATCCAAGATCAGATGGAGGAGCAACTAATGCTATTGGTACAGATCAATTTTTAGTATTTACCTCAGGCGCAAGCGGAAGTTTTATACAACGTGTTCGTTTCAACACAGTAGCATCAGCCGCTGGAGTCAATTCTGTAGCGACTACATTACGCGTATTTTTAAGTTCTACAGGATCAGGAACACCAACATCTACTAATACATCTTTATTAGCGGAAATCTCAGTACCGGCAATTTCAACAGCCAACAGTACAGCCGCTACTAACTACTATGAAATCCCACTTAACATTGCTGTTCCTGCCTCTAGGTATATTCTAGTGTCACAACATGTAGCACAAACAACTAACCAACAGTGGCAAGCAACAGTATTTGGAGGTGATTATTAATTCTTTAACTATATAAAGTTATGTACGGAAGTTCAAGAGATTATGGTTTTTTACCTCCTCAATTCACAGGAGATGTTCAAATGTTTTTTTCTATGGGTACAACAAACACCCAATGGCAAACATGGAACAAACCCTCTGGTGCTACTATGGTTTATATGTGGTGCGTAGGAGGTGGAGGTGGTGGTGGCGGTGGCTTCACTCGAGCATCAGGAGCGGCTGGTGGAGGTGGAGGAAGTGGAGCATCATCAGGTGCAGCCTCAGCTTTATTCTTTGCCCACCATTTACCAGATGTACTTCGTGTTTCTGTAGGAGCAGGCGGTGCTGGAGGTATAGCTAACAATGCTGGAGCAGCCGGGATAAATTCTTATGTTGCTTCAGGTGTAGGTTTAACAGCCGGAACCTCGATCCCCAACTTAATATTACAATCAAATATTGCCCAACCTGGAGGAGGAGGTGCTGGATCAGGAACAGCTGCTGGTATAGCAGGAACCGTACCCACTATTACTACAGCAGCTAGTGTTGGACATTTTTATTTTTCATCTATATTCTATAAATTCCAAGTTGGATTAGTTGGATTAGCAGGTGGTTCTCAACTTGGAGGTGCTGCTGGTGCTATTACTAACCAATTTATACTTAACTCTACAGGCCAAGGAACAGGAGGGGGAGGAATAGCTACTACAACTCCAATTGCTGGGGGCGCAATATCTTTAAATGCAGCATTTGACGGCCCAGATTTTGCTTTAACTCCTGTTGTTTCATATATAGCAGGTGGTACAACAAATGGTGGTAATGGTATAGATGGTATAACAAGATTCAAACCATTTATGTCTTTTGGTGGTACAGGTGGAGGAAGTTTTGATACAGGAGCGGGAGGAAGAGGAGGAAAAGGTGGTATTGGAAGTGGGGGTGGAGGTGGAGGAGCTGGAACCACAGGTGGTACAGGTGGAAATGGTGGAGATGGTTTAGTTATAATAGCAAGTTGGTAATATTATGTACGGGAATTCTAGAGATTATAGTTTTTTACCTCCACAGTTTAGTGGAGATGTTCAAATATTTTCTACCCCAAGTTTTGGGATAGGTACTATACAAAGTCCATACATATGGAATAAACCTCCTGGCGTACAGATGGTAGCTATATGGGCTATAGGAGGTGGAGGAGGAGGAGCTGCTGGTTTTACATCAGCCTTAGGAGGTAATAATGGTGGTGGAGGTGGTGGAGCAAGTGGTGCCCAACAATCAATACTAATCCCAGCTATGTTTTTACCCGATAAACTCTCAATAATTGTAGGAAATACAGGAAAAGGAGGAACAAGTGGAGGTGGAAGTGGTGGATCAGATAGTTTTGTATATGCAAGTGTAGGATTAAGTGATTATTTCACTATACCTAATGTTATAATATATGCTAATGCTGGTGGAGGTGGTCTTGTTGGGTTGGCAAGTGCTGGAGGTTCTGGTGGAGCAGTTGGAGTTAATTCTGATGCCAATATAGGTCATTATTCTTTTGTATCCCAAACAAAATATGTTGGAGGTAACGGAGGTGGAAACGGTTCAACTAGTGGTGGAGCAGGAAATACTATTGCATCTACTACATCTGTAACCGGAGGTGGGGGCGGTGCAGGAGTAGCAGCAGGAGTACAAGGTACACCAGGCTCTGCTTCTTTGTCTCTTCCTTTAGATTTACCAGATGGTTTATTACCTGCTCAATTAACTTCTGGAAGTGGAGTTAATGGAAATAATATATTTAAACCATTTTTATCTTGGGGTGGAAGTGGAGGAAATAGTAGTACTACTGGTACTGGAAGTAAAGGAGGTAATGGTGGTATAGGATCTGGTGGTGGCGGAGGTGGTGGTGGAACCCCAGGTGGTGCCGGTGGTGATGGTGGTGGTGGTTTAGTTATAATAGCAAGTTGGTAAAAATAATTAGTTTATTTAGTATTTTTAAATTAATTTAAAACTTTCTAATATTTATAGTTAAACATTAACATGGCCGCAGGAAGATATTCTTTTGTAATAGAACAAGGAGCAACTACTAATTTTGAAGTACAATATCTAGACTCATCAGGTACACCTGTTGATTTAGCTAATTACTCAGGTAAAATGCAAATAGCATCTAACTATGCTTCTGTTCCTAATCGTACAGTATATCTTACATTATCTAGTTCTTTAAATGCTGATGGCACTGGTTTAAATTTTAGTGGGAGTAATGGTACAACACCACCCTCTAGTGGTTCTATTGGAATATATATTTCATCATGTACATCCTCAATGCTTAATTTTAGTACAGCTTATTATGATTTAGAAATATATTCTGGTAGTAATTGTCCATATACAGTAAGATTATTAGAAGGCCAAGTTAGTTTAAGTGATCAAGTAACAGTACTATAATGTCAGTAAACGTAAATACATCCACCAATACTATCACTGTTCAACAAGATGGAACACGTGTTATACAAGTATCTACCCCAGGACCTCAAGGACAACCAGGACCTCAAGGTGATTCTATATTTACTAACATAAATGGAGATATTTGGTCTACAACAAGTAGTTTATTAATATCTAATTCTTTAAACATATCGGGTAATATATATTTTAATAGTGGATCATCAATAACTACAACTGGTCCTAGTATAGACATGACAGCTGGCCCTGACGGGCGGTCAAAATTGGGATCTAATAATGGTCAAAACTATGTTTGGGTAGATAATGCTGGATTATATTTAGTAACTAGTTGGGACAGTAATGTGCTAACTTCAGCATGGAGAATAGAAACAGGATCTCGTACTTTAACAGCTGCTGGTAATTTAAATATGAACGGTTATATTATTACTGGAAGTTTGAATGCTCCTTCAATAACAGGATCATTACAAGGCACATCAAGTTGGGCTATAAAAGCATCAGAAGCAATGACCGCGTCTTATGTTACAATAGCGCAAACAGCATCCTATGTACAAACTGCTCAAACAGCTTCTTATATATTACAAGCAATAAGTTCTTCATTCTCATCCACAGCCTCATTTATACAAAACGCGCAAACGGCTTCTTATATAGTAACTGCTCAAACAGCTTCTTATGTGACTATAGCCCAAACATCTTCTTATATATCACAAGCAGTAAGTTCATCATTTGCCTTAACATCATCTGTGGCACTTTCAGTATCTACTAGTATATCAACACAAAATTTACAACACAACGTTTTATTTGTTGATACATCAGGACCAGGCAGTATTCAAGTAGATGGAGGTTTAAGATATAATCCAAATCAAGATTTATTAACAACTACATCCTCCTACACTAACCAAGCATTAAGTTCATCATTTGCCTTAACAGCATCCTATTTAAATATACTAAACCAAAATATAACTGTAACCGGATCAATTAATACTACAGGTTCTTCATTTAATTGGAATAATAATCAAGTATTAACTACTCCTTCTGCTACAACAGGAACAGTAGTATCATTTACTTCCAACCAAGTTTATAATGAATGGGATGTACCAGGGACAGGGAATATAACTGATAATTTAACAGGAGCTAAAACCGGAATAGTACAAAAAATATACCATAACAACTCAGTAGCTCCATCAACCCCAGCAGGATGGGTAGTAGTAAGTAATGGTGTTTATGTTCCAAATACACTAAATATAATTTATGCTGAATGGGTTAAAGGAACAAGAGTAGAATACTGGATAACTCAATAAGATGAGAGGCGGTAGAACTATAATTAACTCAAAACCTAAACCTTTCATGTCAACATGGAAGACGGATAATACATCCTCAAATTCAAGTGCTACTAACCAAATTAGAATACCTTTAACTGGTAGTGGATTATATAATTTTATGGTGTATTGGGGTGATAACACTAGTAGTTCAATATCGTCTTCTTTTCAATCCGCTTTAACTCATTCTTATGCTACTGCCGGGACATATAATGTCACAATGAGTGGATATATTAATGGATTTCAATTTAGCAATACAGGAGATAGACGAAAGCTAATTAATATATCTCAATGGGGTGGATTAAAATTAACCTCATTACCTGCTCAATTTTATGGGTGTGATGCTTTAACCTTAAACAACATATCAGATACACCTAATCTTTACACTCCGTATTCTTCAAGTACTGCTTATGGCCCAGTATTAAATGCTACTTTTAGATCATGTTCTTTATTAGTTAGTATTAGTAGAGCTAATGAATGGGATACAAGTAAAGTAAACAATATGTCCCAAACCTTTTATACTACATATAGATATAATCAAAATATAGGCAATTGGAATACTAGCAATGTTACTAATATGACTAATACATTTTGTGGTTTGTTAGGGGTTAAACATGCTTTTAATAATGGAGGAAGTGATTCTATTAAAAATTGGGATACAAGTAAGGTACAAAACTTTAGTCAAATATTTTTATATAATGACCAATTTAATCAACCAATTGGAAGTTGGAATGTAAGCAGTGCTAGTATTTTTAACTATATGTTTTATATGGATACAGCATTTAACCAACCTTTAAATAATTGGAATACTGTATCTGCAATAAGTATGTCATTCATGTTTAACTCAGCTTCTTTATTTAATCAACCATTAAATAATTGGAATACTTCTAATACAGTAGATATGACTCAAATGTTTTATTCAGCATATTCATTTAACCAAGATGTAGGATCATGGGATGTAAGTAAAGTACGAAATATGTATGGTTTATTTGGAGGTTCAAATATTAAAACAGGAGTATTTAATAATGGTGGGGCTGATACTCTTAAAAATTGGAATACTTCTAACGTCACTGACATGAGTTATGTATTTTTTATGTCACCTTATTTTAATCAAAACATAGGTACTTGGGATACAAGTAAAGTGACAACTATGCTTGGTATGTTTGGTATGAATAGTGGGTATGGAACAGGATCATTTAACAACGGTGGTAGCCCATCAATTAATAATTGGAACACATCTAATGTTAATAGTATGTATTATATGTTTAATGTTCAAACTAATTTTAATCAACCTATTGGAAATTGGGATGTATCTAAAGTTACAAATTTTCAACAATTCCTTAATATACCAACCACACCAAATAACGAAGATGGAGTATTTAACCAAAATTTAAGTACATGGAATCCAATTAGTGCTAGTAATTTATCTTTTATGTTTAATGGTCAACCTGATTTTAATTCTAATTTAGGTAGTTGGAATTTAAGTAAGGCTACAAACTTCCAAGGAATGTTTAAGGGATTACCACCTCCAAGAAAATCAAGTTCATTTAATAATGGAGATAGTAATTCAATTAAAGATTGGGTGACAACTAACGTTACTACTATAGACACTATGTTCCAATATGCTTATGGTTTTAACCAACCTTTAACAAACTGGAATATAGGCAATGTAACCGCAGCTGGCTCATTTATGGGTGGTAAATCAAACACGAACTATTCATCTTCAAATTATGACGCATTATTAATAGGATGGGCTTCTAGACCTGTTAAACCCAATATTTCCATTAGCTTTAACAACATAAACTACACAATAGCAGCATCAGCTTCAAGAGCGAAATTAGTATCAGCACCTAATAACTGGACAATAGTAGATGGAGGACAAATATAATGAAATGGTATTTAGCAACAAATGAAATAGATGTTTTCCATTATGGTTCAATGGAAGATAGTGATGAAATAACAACAGGTCAACCAATTCTGTTTTTTTATGATACTAAAGAAGAACTCATTATCGCTTTAGAAACATACAATCAACAATACCAGGAACCTACTATAATAGAAAACATAACTGAAGATACTCTTATTGAACCCCCAACTATAGAACCCCCTCTTCCTGAATAATACGATTCATATAGTTTTGCATATTTATAACAAAACCTAACATATGAATATCCCTATATATCCTGGCAGTTCGTCATTCTACCCAGGGCTAACCCCATTTGGATTTTACGACTACGATTACCAGTTTCAAATTGATGCTGATAAAGTAACTACGTTTTGTGCTCTTAGATTGGGATATCCTATTATGGAGGTTGAATTACAAGACGTAAACTTTTATGCTGCTTTTGAAGAAGCAATTACAACTTATGGTAATGAATTATACGCTTACCAAGTTAGAGATAATTTATTATCTTTAGAAGGAACTTCTACAGGATCAAATTTAAATAACGCTCTTATCACTCCTAATATGTCTAATATTGTTAGATTGTCTCAACAATATGGTGAAGAAGCAGGAGTAGGAGGTAACGTGAATTACTACAGTGGATCAGTAGCTTTAACTTCTAGTATTCAAGATTATGATTTAGCACAATGGGCAGCAAGTAATGGAATCACTGGAGGAATAGAGGTTAAACAAGTATTTTACTATCCATTACCTGCTATTAATCAAATGTATGCCCCATACGGTGGATTTGCAGGGTTAGGAGGAGTACCATCAGCTGGTATATATGGTGGAGGAATGTTAGGTAGTGGATATGGTACTGGTTATTTAATGATGCCATTATCATATGATATGTCTACTCTTCAAGCAATTGAAATGAGTAACCAAGTTCGTTTATCTAATTATTCATTCCAATTAATTAATAATAAACTACGAATATTCCCTATACCTTTCACTGACAATGAAACTCATGGTGGTTATATTTGGTTTAATTATATCAAATCATCAGAACGTCTAAATAATGGATTAGTAACCCCGGGAGGAGTTACAAATCCATCAAACGCCCCTTATGGCAACCCAGTGTATTCTCAAATCAATTCAGTTGGAAGACAATGGATATTTGAATACACTTTAGCTTTAGTTAAAGAAATTTTAGGATACGTACGTGGAAAATATAGCACTGTACCTATCCCAGATCAAAATATGACTCTTAACCAAGCTGATTTATTAGCTTCAGCTACCGCGGATAGAGCGGCGTTAATAGAAAGATTAAGATTATACTTTGATGATACATCTCAAAAATCATTACTTGAAAGACGTGCTCAAGAAAGTGATTTTAGAAAACAAGAAATTATGAACGTACCAATGGTAATTTATATAGGATAATGGCAATATTTGGCTCGGCAAGAGATATATCAATGTTTAGGCACGTTAACCGCGAGTTATTGTGGGATGTTATCACTCAACAATGTGCCTTGTACAAATTTATTTTAGATAAAACTACTGTTAACATGTATGGAGAAGCAGCAGGGGGTAAATTTTATGACGGCCCTGTATTATTAAATTCTTTGATAACAGTAAAAGACAATACAACTCCAATAAATGAATTTGGAGCAGATTTTGGATGGAGCATTGATGTAGCATTTTTAAGAGACGATTTAGTTCAAGCTAATGCTCACCCTGAAGTTGGAGATATAATTCTATATCAAGAAAGTTATTTTGAAATAGACAACACAAACGAAATCCAATACTTTGCGGGTAAAAACCCAGACTACCCATATAATCCTAATCCATTAAACCCAGGATTAAGTAATTTTGGATGGGACGTATCTATAGTATGTCAAACTCACTATGTGCCTGCTGATAGACTTAACTTGATAAAAACTAGATTATAATGACTGAAATAAGAAAACCTATACCTAAAACTCAAAGAGAAATAAGTATTTCTCAACAGAGACCATACCAGCCACCTCCAGGTGCTGAGGGTTTTCAAGCTATTGGCAACCCAAATAAAGCTGAGGGTTTAAATAGAGGAGAACAAGTATCATTTAAAGACGATACTACAAAACCTTTTTCAGTCGGGTTAGAAGATATAGACTGGGCTGTAATGTATTATTTTGAAAATGTTATAAGCCCAACTGTAGTACAAAATGGACAAAGACTTCCTGTACCTATAATATATGGTTCACCTGAGCGTTGGAAATCATTTCAAAAAGATGGTTATTATAGAGATGCTAATGGTAGAATAATGGCTCCACTTTTAATGTTTAAAAGAGAAAGTGTTGAAAAAAATAGAAGTGTAGCTAATAAATTAGACGCTAATATTCCATACAATTATGCTATTACTCAAAAATCATATTCTACTCAAAATGCTTATGATAAATTTAATGTTCAAAATAACATTAGACCCGAAAAAGTATATTACGTCACTGTAGTCCCAGATTACGTAACAATAACTTACGAATGTGCTGTATTTACCTACTATATGGAACAATTAAATAAAATAGTAGAAGCCATAGAATACGCATCAGATGCTTACTGGGGTGATCTATCTCGTTTTAAATTTAAAACTATGATTGATACTTTTAGTACTAATATAGAAATGACAGAAGGTACAGAACGTATAGCTAAAAGTACATTCACCATAAAAATAAATGGATATATAGTTCCTGAAATTCTACAAAAAGATCTTAATTCAATTAAAAAATATTCTAATAAAAACATATTAACGTTTACCGGTGAAGCAGTTTCATCAATAGAAAGTGTAAATTTTCTACCCCCAGGTGCTCAAATTTAAATATTTATACTAAACATATAACATGGCTATATTAACATTAAGACAAGGCTCAATATCAGGAAATTTACCTAATGATGTATATTTAAAAGGAGCAAAAATATCCATTAGTGAAATGGATAACAATTTAATCTTTTTAGCAAATACTCTTTTAGGCCCTGAGAACTCAATATCAGGTTCATTAGTTCTATCGGGTTCATTAGTAGATTTTACACAAGTAACCTCAGTAATAGGATTAAATATGACTGGGTCTGTAGGAACATTTACAGGTTCATTTACAGGTTCATTTACAGGAGCAGGAAACATAACTGGATCATTTGGTGGAATTGCCACTGGGTCTTTTACAGGTTCATTTATAGGAAACGGTAGTGGATTAACAGGAGTGACAGGAGAATGGGATGGAACCCATAATGGTAACGCTCAAATTACAGGAAGTTTATCTCAAGGATTAAATAATAATACATCTGGTTCATATTCACACGCTGAAGGATATTCAAATGTATCTCAAGGACAATATTCACATGCTGAAGGTAATATTAGCACTGCTGGAGGTCAATACTCACACGCTGAAGGAAATAACACTGTAGCAGTTGGTCAATTCTCACATGCTGAAGGTTCACAAACAAAAGCAGCGTCAAATGGATCTCATGCTGAAGGTCAATATTCAACAGCAATAGGCGTTAGTTCACATGCTGAAGGTTATTTTACCACATCAAAAGGATTTAATTCTCATGTTGAAGGTGTTTCATTTATTATAGGAACAGGCACTATCACCCCATCCTCAGTTACTAATATTGAATATGAGGAATACGCAGGACCTGTAGTTTCATTATCAACAACAACATTAGTAGTAACCGGTGACTACTCAGGTAATACAGTTCCATACACTATGGAATATCTTTACTTAGAAAATCCATCATATGCATTTGTTGTAAATACTCATTATTATACTACCCTTCCTATAATAACAAATATTTCATATAGTGCTGGAAACAATAGAAGTACATTCACTCTTTCCCCAGCATTACAATCATCTTATAATGATATTACTGGTTCACAAAATATATCTTCAGGTTCATATTCACATACTGAAGGACAAGGTAATATATCATTAGGTTTAGCATCTCATACTGAAGGATACATAACTACAGCATTTGGGGATTGGTCACACACTGAAGGATACATCACAGTCGCTATAGGAAATTACTCACATGCTGAGGGCAACCAAACTAAATCATCAGGTTCTTTCTCACACACCGAAGGTACAGGAACACAAGCTATAGGATATTCTTCACATGCTGAAGGTCAAAACTCTACTTCTAAAGGTGACTATTCACACGCTGAAGGAAACTATGGACAAGCAATTGGAATAGCATCACATGCTGAAGGTTATTATACTGTTGCTGTAGGTATGCACTCTCATGCTGAAGGAAATGGAACAACATCTATAGGTGAAAAATCACACGCTGAAGGTTATTTCACACTCTCATCTGGATCATGGTCACATGCTGAAGGTCGACAGACAACAACAATTGGAGCGTACTCACACGCTGAAGGATACCAAACAATAGCATCAGGCTCACACTCCCATACTGAAGGAACATCTACAACAGCAAAAGGTATTTACTCACACGCTGAGGGTTCAGGAACTTTATCAATTGGAATAGCATCACACGCTGAAGGTGTTGAAGTAACAGCTTCTGGTGATTATTCACATGCTGAAAATTATAGAACACAAGCAATTGGATTTGGATCACACACAGAAGGATACCAAACAATAGCGTCAAACTCATACTCGCACGCAGAAGGAACTCAAACAACAGCTATAGGAATCTCATCACACACTGAAGGATCAGGAACTACAGCTATAGGTAATTACTCACACGCTGAAGGTTCTAATACAATAGCGTTAGGTATTTATTCTCATGCTGGAGGCAGAGGTACAATAGCGTCTGGATCATATCAAACTGTAGTAGGTACATTTAACGCCCCTGGAGATACTACTAGCCCATTTATTGTAGGATTTGGAACCGCATTAGGTAGTGGAAAAGATGCTTTTAAAGTAACATTAAGTTCTTCTATTGTAGTAGCAACTCAAAGCGCCGCACCAACATGGGCAGGTAAAGAAGGAGAAATGGTACCCGCTAAAAATGGAGGATCATATTTCATATACACTTATATTGGAGGAGCTTGGAGATCTGCATCTCTAGCTTAATATTTATGATAAAATAAATCTATGACAACTAAAGTTTTAACCCCAGAAGAAATTGAAGTATTAAAATCAATCCAAGCCAAACAAAATGAACTAATTCAAAATCTAGGCATTATAGAATATAAAATGCAAATGTTAGAATTAGACAAACAAACTCTTAAAGCTGAAATCCAAAAACAAATAGAATCAGAATCTAGTTTAGGAAAACAACTTCAAGAAAAATATGGTGATGGAACTATTGATTTAGAAAAAGGAGAATTTATTAGTTCTAATTAACTTTTACACCCTCCTTTGATATTTATAACAAAATTAAATAACAACATCACATGGCAGAAACCTTAATATCCCCAGGAGTATTAGCGAGAGAAAATGATTCTTCATTTGTTTCTCGCCAACCTATTGCTGCTGGAGCCGCAATTATTGGCCCTACAGTTAAAGGACCTGTAAATATACCTACATTAGTTAGTTCATATAGTGATTTCAAAAATAAATTTGGAACCGTATTGATTAGTGGTAGTGATACTTATACTTACTTTACTTCTATAGCAGCTTACAATTATTTTAACAATGGAGGAGTTTCATTATTAGTTGCTCGAGTAGTAAACGGTAATTATTCCCCAGCAACTAGTTCTGGAATTATTAACTCTGAACCATCACTCCCAGGAGCATTTGCTACAGGCCATGTGAATATAGTTAATAACTTAGCAATCGGATCTGGAGAAGTTAGAGTAACAGGAAGTTTTGGTTTATATAGATATATTTCTACCGCTACATTAGGAACACCAGCTGATGATGTTGATGGACAATTATATTATTTTGCTAGCGGATCTAATCTTGCAGCAACTGCAACTAACTTAGCAGCAGTATTAAATACAACTTTAGGTGACTATTTCACAGTAACTTCAGGATCAGGCGGATTAATTTTCTCTTCATCAGTATCATCCTCAGCATACAATGGAACAGTTGTTCTTTCAGGTTCAGGAACTACTTTCTCAAATATTTTAACAATTGGAGGAGGAGTTACAGGAGTTGGTTCAGTACCATTCGTATTAGAAACACTTTCTGAAGGTACAATTATGAATAGTGATGGTCCAATTGATGCTTACGGAGCATTAGCTAGCGGATCTTCAAACAACGTTAGATGGGAAATCTTAAACTCAGACGTTGACGCTGGAACATTCGACTTATTAATAAGAAGAGGTGATGATACAACTAATGATCAGATTGTATTAGAAACTTGGACTGGTTTATCATTAGACCCAACTCAAGGAAACTTCGTAGCTAAAGTATTAGGTGACCAGGTTGAAGTATATAACCCAACAACTAACCAAATTGAATTAACTGGATTCTATTCTAACGCATCTCAATATGTAAGAGTAAGTGCTGTTAATTATTTAACACCAAATTATTTTGATAACGCAGGTTCACCAAAACCACAATATGCTGATTATCTTCCAATAGACTCTGAAGGAGTATTTGGTGGAGCTTTAGGTCATATAATGGGTGGAGCTAATTTCTATAGTGATATCAATTCAACTAATACACAAGGATTAGTAGGATCTGATTATGACAATATGATTAACTTATTATCAAATCAAGATGATTATATATTTAACGTATTAATGACCCCTGGTTTAGTTAATTCATTACATTCTTCACAAATAACAAGTATTATTACAAATACTCAAAACAGAGGAGATAATATCTATGTAGTAGATATGGTTCCTTACGGATCAAATGTGAACGCAGTTGTAGCTCAAGCTACAAGTAGAAATACTTCATATGCTTCAACATACTGGCCTTGGACTCTAGTATTTGACCCAGATACCGGAGACATGGTTTGGGTACCAGCTTCAACTGTAATTGGTGGAGTATATGCTTACACAGATAACATATCAGAACCTTGGTTTGCACCAGCAGGTATCAATCGTGGTGGATTACAAGTAGTAAGAGCTGAACAAAAGTTACCACAATCATATCGTGATACTTTATATAATGGAAAAGTAAACCCAATCGCTACATTCCCTTCAACTGGAGTAGTAGTATACGGTCAAAAGACATTACAAACAAGAGCATCAGCTTTAGATCGTGTAAATGTTCGTCGCTTGTTAATTGCTCTTAAAGCCTATATTTCTCAAGTAGCCCAAAACTTAGTGTTTGAACAAAACACAGCAGCCACAAGAAATAGCTTCTTAGCAGTAGTTAACCCATACTTAGAAAGTGTTCAACAACGTCAAGGATTGTATGCATTTAAAGTAGTGATGGATGATACAAATAATACAGCAGATGTAGTAGATAGAAACCAATTAGTAGGTCAAATTTATTTACAACCAACTAAAACCGCTGAATTTATTTACTTAGATTTCAACATTACCCCAACCGGAGCTACTTTCCCAGCGTAAGAGTTGAAAAAATAAATATGTATAATAAATAAAATACAATAGAAACATGGCAATTTTAGATGCAAACGAAATATTTTTTACAGCGTTTGAACCCAAACAGCAGAACAGATTTATCCTTTATGTAGATGGTTTTCCAAGTTATATAATCAAAGGAGTAACAGGTGTTGAATATACCGCTGATGAAGTAGTTTTAAACCATATAAACATTTATCGTAAAGTAAAAGGTAAATCAAAATGGAGCGATATCACATTAACATTATTCGACCCAGTAACACCATCAGGTGCTCAGGCAGTAATGGAATGGGTACGTCTACACCACGAATCAGTAACAGGTAGAGATGGGTATTCAGATTTCTATAAAAAAGATTTAACCATTGATATCCTAGGTCCTGTAGGTGATGTAGTGAGTGAATGGATTATCAAAGGAGCATTTATTAAATCTGCTAACTTTGGAGATTACAACTATGATAATGAATCTGTAGCTCAAAATATCTCAATGGTCGTAGGTATGGATTATTGCGTATTGAACTACTAATAGTAAAAATAATTTAAAAGAGGCTCAACTTTTGTTGAGCTTTTTTTTTCTTTATATATTTATATATGATAATAATGTTATAATTAAATAAAGATCATGGAAAATAAAATTAACGTCCCAACAGAAATTGTTGAATTGCCTTCTAAAGGTTTAGTGTATCCTAAAGATAACCCACTTTCAAGCGGTAAAATAGAAATGAAGTATATGACTGCTAAAGAAGAAGATATTCTAACTAATCAATCATATATTCAAAAAGGAATTGTTTTAGATAAATTAATGACTTCGCTCATTGTATCTAAGATAAATTATGATGACTTGATAGTAGGCGATAAAAACGCTGTTATGGTTGCTTCTCGTGTTTTAGGATACGGCAAGGACTATAAATTTAAATATAACAACGAACATCATGAAGTAGATTTGTCTACACTAGATAATAAAATTATCGATGAAACATTATTTACACCTGGTGTTAATGAATTCTCTTATATATTACCTGCTTCTCAAACCCCAATCACATTCAGATTATTAACGGGACATGAGGAAAAGAAAATTGAAGCAGAAATCAATGGTTTAAAGAAAATTAACTCAAATATCTCAGCTGAGTTATCTACTCGCATGAAATATATTATTACATCTGTTAACGGAGATAGAGATACTAAAACTATACGAGAATATGTCGATACGGCTTTATTAGCTCGAGATTCTCGAGCATTAAGAGATCATATTAAAACAATTCAACCAGATGTAGATCTAACTTTTTTTCCCCTCGGAAGTAACGAATCGATTTCCATTCCAATTGGACTTAACTTTTTTTGGCCTGACTACGAGTAATACTTCTGAAGCTCGATTTAACGTTTTTAAACAAATACATGAAATAGTATTTCATGGTAATGGTGGATACTCATGGGAAACAGTCTATAATATGCCTGTTTGGCTAAGAAACTTCACATTTAGTGAAATCCAAAAATTCCATGATAATGAACGGGATAGAGTATCTAAAGTAAATAAACCCAATACTACAACAGTAATGGACTCTCAGGGTAATATTCTAGTTGATAAAAATAGCATACCTAAACCAATTGCTCCTCAAAAAGCCCCAAGTTATAAATAAAAATTTAAGAATTAAATATTTATAACAAATCTACTTTATGGCTGGTAAGAAAGAAATAGACGAACTGTTAAAACAGATAGAAGAAAAGTATGATGCTTTAGGGAAAAAGAACCCATTTAATGCTAGAAATTTCAATACTAATAAAGTAGAAGAAATTATAGCTATATTAACAGCTGGTCTTAAAGATATTACTAGAGAGTATGATAAATTTAATGAGTCAATAAGTGATTCATTAAGTGGCCTTCGTGACGCTATGTCCGAGTTAAAAAAAGGACCAAATGCTATTAAAGAAACATCTAAAGCATATCGTGGATTAACTGACATAGCTAGAGATCTTATTAAATTTAAAAAAGGAGATATTGATCTTTCCGGACAAGAAATTAAAGAACTTCAAAAACAAGCGGCTTTACATAAGCAACGTATAACTGATTCATTAAGATTAAATCAACTTAGAGCCCAAGGATTAGATAGTGAACTAAAAGGTATCCTTAACGGAAGAAAATTTAACCAAACTGCAGGTGAAGAAAGAAAACGATATCAAGAAATTTTAGCTACTAAAAAAGATATCGAAACTCAAAATAAAATTCTTCTTGATCAAGAAAAAGAGTCAAAAGAACTTATTGGTGATATAGATGGTGAATTAAATAACGCTGCTAAAGGAACCAGAGCTTTTGAAGGTAAATTTAAAGCATTAAGTGCCTTATTTGGAAAAGGAGAAATAGGTCAAGCTATAACCAAACGACTAGCGGGTTCTAATTCATATAAAGGATCAGCATTTACCCCTCCAGGTGGTGCTGGTACACCACCCCCACCCCCAGGAGGCGGAGGTGGAGGAATTGGTGGAATGATGGGAGGCGGCGGAGGTGGCGGAGGAATGTCCTCAATGCTATCAGCCGCAGGACCTGAGGGTATGCTTTTAGCGATGGCTATTGAGAAAATTGGAGAAGTAATAGAAGAACTTAAAAAAACATTTAAGGAAGTTGATAAAGCCATAGGTGATATGGCTGGAGAATTTGGTATTAGCTACGCTGAAGCAGCTCGTCTTAGTGATGAGATGAATACTCAAGCTAATCTATCAATGGCTACCTCTGTTAGTACTAAGAAAATTCAAGAAGCTAACATGGCTATAAATAAAGTATTAGGTACTAATGCTATGTTATCTGCCGAAATGAATGTCGATTACGCTCAAATAACCCACCAAGCTAAATACTCAGCGGAAGCTATGGATGAGTTTTCTAGAATTAATCTAGCTACTAAAGGAGATATATCTGAAAATTTAGCATTAATGCAAGGCCAAGCTGTAGCTTTAAATATGCAAAATGACACAGCTATTAATGAGAAAAAATTATTTGAGGATTTAATGAAATCTTCAAAAACATTACTTCTTACTTACGCTAATATGCCTAAAGAATTTATGAAAGCGGGGTACGAAGCTGCTAAATTAGGTACATCTTTAGATAAATTAGAAAAAGCCGGAGAATCATTATTACAATTCGAAGACTCAATATCTGCCGAATTAGAAGCTCAATTGTTAACAGGCGAACAATTAAATTTAGAGGGTGCTAGATTAGCATACTTAAATAATGATATGGTTGGGTTTGCTAGAGAATTAGCAGCTCAAAATATAACAGCTTCTAAATTCCAAAACATGAATCGTCTTCAACAAGATGCGATAGCCAAATCAATGGGTATGCAAAAAGATGAAATGGCTGAAATGTTGATGAACCAAGAAGCTTTAAAAAATGTAGGAGCAAAGAATACTGAAGAAGCTAAAAAGAAATATGATGAATTAGTTAAGCAATATGGTGTCGAAGGAGCTATAAAAAAATTAGGTGATGAAAAATTAGCACAACAATTCCAATCTCAATCAGCTCAAGAAAGATGGAATGACACAACTGAAAAATTTAAAGAAATTTTAGTATCAGTAATGGAATCACTTATGCCTATAGTAGACGCGTTTGCTGGTATTCTTAAAGTTGTAGGACCTATAGTAGGATTTGTAGGACAATTACTTAAATTATTGTTAAATATCGTTGCTTTAGCTGATCCTCTTCACTGGATAGTATCCGGAGTTCAGTCTTTAATGGGAACCGAATTTAAAAATACAGCATCAGGCCAAAATATTGAATCTATCAAAAATACATTTAAATCTTCAAATACCTCAAAACCAACACCTGGTTTAGCAAGTGGAGGAACAGTTGTAGGAGCAGGAGCAGTGATGGTAGGAGAAAATGGACCTGAAATTAGAACCGAAAGGCCAGGCGCTACTATAACACCTTTAAATAAAGTTAATGCTGCATCTGAAGGAGGTGTTAGTAATAAACAATTAATAGACTCATTTAATGCTAAATTTGATAGTGTAGTAGCAGCTATTAGATCAATGAATGTATCGGTAGAATTAGATGGTGAAAAAATAGGCCAAAACCGAACAGTTACAAATGCTGTAAATACAACTAATAATGTTATGTATAATACTAACATGGCTTAATTTTTTAATATTTATAATAAAACACACATATGGGACTTTTAGATTTACTCGCGCAAAATGGCTCTAATCTCACCGCACAAGATGGCCAGACACCTCCAGGATTTAACCAATCTGTATCTGTATTAAACGCAGCTACACTAGCTGGGTCTCAATTAGATTTAGACGCGGTTACACCACCACAATATAACGTTAATACAACTGTATTAGCAACATCATTGACCCAAACTCAATTAGATGGATATAATGGTCAAACACCACAAACATACCAAAATCAAGTATTATTACAAACTGGTATGCTTTTAGCAACGACGTTGCCTGGGTCAATATTAGACTTAGAAGGACAAACACCTCCAAGATATTTAGATAACCAACCAGGATAATGGGATTAATAAATTTAGTAACTAACCTACCTAACTTTTACTATTACAACTCCAAAGGACAACTAGGGGGTTTAGGTAATTTCTCTGCTAAAAAATTAGATTACGGGAATGACAGAAAAGGAGGAGGGTCGAGTGACCAACCTTATATTGTTAAAGACATTCCTGGGCTTAATGATTACACAGTAAACAGCACTGATTTTTTACTTAGAGGTGGCATTCTTACAGCTGCAGATACAGCAGAAGACGTTAGTAGGATTTCTAAATTTTTATTTGATACCAAATCACCAAATGGTTTATTGTTTACTACTAAACAATTATTACTAGAACGTCAAAATCCTAAAACTACATACCAAAGAAGAATATATAGTCCTACTAGTACTATACTCCAAACTGGAGTGTCAGCATTTGGTGGACATTTAAACAAACAAGGTTTAGTCCCATTTGAAAGATCATATTATATAGGTGGAAAAGGTGGTTATTATGATATTATTGGTGACCTTAATAAACAAAATATAAATCGACTATTAGGTTTATATTCTTCTAAAATTAATACTGATTATAGAAATGAATTATCTGAAGTAGAATTTAACATCTCTAATCAACCTGGGATATTAATATCATATGCTGGCGGTCCTAGTACTTTAGGGGTACCGTTTGGAAAAACCAGAATACGCTTAGTTAATTCTGCTCGGACACCTCAAAGAAATTTTGATACTAAATCTAAAACAGAATCAGCTATAGTTAATGGAAATATAATTATAAGTAAAGGTACATCTGTATATAATAATTTAAATCTTGGAACTATAAATACTGGGTTAGCTGGGGTTAGTCTCTTATATTTCAATGAAACTAAAAAATTAAACATAACATCAAATTCTCTTACATCTGTTGCTAATTTAAACCAACCTAGTTTTGGAAAAACTAATACTTTTTTACCACCTAAACCAAGCAAAGGAGAAAATAATGTTTACGTATTTAATTATACCCAATTATTAAATCCAAGTGAAGTCCAAGCCTCAGGCTCAGCAACAAGTATGGTCGCTGTGTCTCATAAAAACGGAGCTAGTAATGCGATCACAGATTTTAGAGGTAAAATAAATGCTACATCTACAGGTGATGGTATTCCTTCTACTTCATATAAAGTATTTAATAGAGAATTAACCTATGATACTAGCATAACAACATATAAGGGAAATTTTAAAAATGGAGCTAGAGTTCTTAACCCTAATATAGCTATTTCTCCTGACCAAACTGAAAAAGGAGTATTAGGAGAAGACATAATTGATTTTAATATTACTTCTATATCAAATGGAGGAAGTAACGTTTTATTAGATTTTAAAGCTTATATAGATGACTTTACAGATACTTTCAATGGTGAATGGGAAGCATTTAAATATGTAGGTAGAGGAGAAAATTTTTATAAATATAAAGGATATACTAGAGATTTTAATATAAACTTTAATGTTGTAGCTTTATCTAGAGCAGATATGCTTTATAACTTTAGAAAACTTAATTATTTAGGATCATTACTTACACCTGATTATTCTAGCGTTGGTTTTATGCGTGGTAACTTAGTTAAAATGACATTAGGAAATTATTTTAATGGGGTACCCGGCATAATTAAAACACTTACATATACACCTGTATTTGAAGCGGGGTGGGATATTAATAGAAACGTAGATGGAACTAACATCCTTAAAAATTCTGCTCTTTATACAGGACAACTACCTAAACTTATTAAAATTAATTTAGCATTCACTCCTGTTCACAAGTATGTACCTAAACTAGGGGAATCATATATAGGAATCAGAGGAATTCATAATAATTTGGCTAAGAATACAACCCAACGTATTATACCAGACGAAGATGGAAATACACCTACAGTAAGTGTATTAGGAGTTGGAACACCAGGTAATAGTAAATTATTAACAGGAGAATTACAAGACGCATATGGAAATCTTGTAGGAAATGATTATACTGATAACGGAGGAAGCAATCCAACTACTATTTTAGGAGATGCTTTTGACCAAAAATCAAAAACAACTTCCTACCAATCTATCCAAAACACATCTAATGTTGTAGCACTTCCTAACACTACATTAGATCCTATAAACCCAAACACCCCAGAAGCGTTCTTAAATGAATACCCTGGAGAAATAATGTTCCAAGATCCTAATATTATTACCCCTCAATCTATATATACTAATGGACCTGAGCTTATAAATGGGATCCCAAGTTTCTAATAAATTAATAATATGAATCGTAACCAGAATGTTGCTACCTTAAATAACTCAAACGGAGTTAAATATTACAGAGATGTAAAATTTCCTATTGTCCCTAAGAGTTTAAGTGATATATATGTAATCACAACATCTGGCGATAGATTAGATTTATTAGCACAGCAGTATTATAATGATGCTACATTATGGTGGATAATTTCAGCAGCAAATGATGAATTACCTCAAGATTCATTATATTTACCTGATGGAACACAATTAAGAATTCCTGTTAATACAAATGGTGTTGTTCGTTTGTATAATTTTATAAATGAAATTTAATAAGTTATGGCTAGTGGAGTAATAGGACAAGCATTTGACCCGTATGTACAAGGTCAAATTCAAATTCGTCAAGAAAAATTAGGGACAAATAATAGAAGTGAAGATGTATTAAAATACATGAACTCTAAAACCCCATGGTTAAAGCTAACATCTGGCATAGATGTAGATGCAACTAGACTTGCTGAAGTATTTTCTAATTCTTCATACTCATATGGATCTGGGGCTAATCTAGCTAAAGAATTTCAATTATTTGGAGCTCAATTTAACGGTGGCAAAACGATAACTAAAGGAGTTGGGTATAATGATAATTCATCATATGGATTCTTATCTGATTCTGATTACGGACACGTTCCACCCCCAGGTATAATATCAGCTGATATAAAATCTGTTAACCGAGGTTCATTGCGATTTGCAGACATTAAAATAATATGTCATAATTTACAACAATTTAAAGTTATTGAAACTTTATATTTGCGTTTAAAATATAGCATGTTACTTGAGTGGGGTCATTCAATATTTTTTGACAATAGTGGTAATTTACTTGAAAATACAAGTTACAGCATATCAGATGATTTTTTAGCAGGTTCAACTACACTAAATGGAGTATCAGTTAATCTAAATGAAAATGTTGTATTAACTAAAATCCGAGAACAAAGAAGACAATCTGATGGAAATTATGATGGGTTTTATGGATTTGTAAAAAATTTCTCATGGACCTTAAGGCAAGATGGTGGTTACGATATTACTCTTAATTTAGTATCTGCTGGGGACGTTATTGAATCTTTAAAAATCAACACCAACTATCCTAAAGTACAAGCAGCTATAACCTCAGGATCAAATGATCCTACATATTATACAAACCAAAATAAATCCACCTTAAATACTATACTTAATTACTTTTCTAATCAATTATGGAGTGGAGGAGGATCAGGAGCAGGAAGCGTTAAAATAATAGATGGGATTCCTCCAAATGGACCAGCAAATACTGACCAAATATCAGCGAATACTGGTTTTTCAACTAATTTTAAAAGAGATACTGGTCTTCCATTTTATTCAATATTAGAAGGTTTGGGGGCTGGATTCCCTAATCTACAACAAGGTACTTGGTATGGAGCCCAGTACTATGTAAAACTTGGTACTCTACTTAAAGTAATAGAAAGTTATTTATTATATTATGATACCAACAAAAATGCAATACCATTAGTAGATAAAGGTGAAGGTTATCCTCCAATAATAGGAATTGATTGGGATTTTTATCATAATTATTGTTTTACTATACCTAATCAATGTAGCACAGATCCTACAGTTTGTCTAATACCACTAGACACAGTATCAGCTGCTTCTACTCCTCAATATAGGGAAACTCACGTTACTACAACATATAAAACACCTCCTCTTGCTAACGTAGTAAATACAACTACTTTTGATATACTGGGTCTTCCTACTGTTTTAGATACTTATATAAACGGAGTATTTGGAACTATATATGGTGTAGTAAATGGAGCCACATACACTACTTCAGATAATACTGTAGCGGGTGAACGAACAGTATCTACAGTAACTTTTACTTTTTTAGGAGGTGGTGGGGTTCCTCCTCTCTCATCAGGTATATATTATTATTTAGACCAAACTGACAAAGATGGTTTTAGATCTACTAAAAGTGCATATGTTGGTTTTACTATGGGAATATTATTAAATATTGATTATATAGCTAGAGTATTAGAAAATTTTATAGACGCTGAAACAGGAGCTGTATCATTATATGAGTTTTTAAGTAATTTAATGAAAGGTGTACAAGCAGCTTTAGGGAATATTAATAATTTTGAGGTAATATATGACGAAGACACAAATTTATTAAAAATTATAGACAACACAAATATACCTGAGTTATTTAAAGTTTCAGGTGTTACCCCAGGAGTTGTAACTCCAATAAATCCTAATTTATTATATAGTAATTATGGAAGTTTTGTTAAAGATTTAGTTATTAAAACTGAATTTTCAAATGCTTTTGCTACTATGGTTAGTATAGGAGCTCAAGCTAATGGGAATGTTGTCGGAGAAGACTCTACGGCGTTTAGTAAATGGAATACAGGTTTAAAAGATAGAATAGTACCAACCAAAACAAATCTTAATTCTAAACCTAGCACAGCCCCAGATGTTGAAACTTTATATATTAATAATTTAGCGGCATTAAGAAAATTTAACAAATCAGTAAATGATGGAGTTGTATCTGATGCTGATATATCAGCTATATCTTATACAACTGCTGACATTTATAGTTATGATATAGGTCATCTAGTGAATAAAAATTACATACCCCCTAGAGGATTTATACCTTTAGACATGCAAATAACTTTGGATGGAATTAGTGGTCCTAGATTATTAGAAGTATATACTATTAATGAAACTTTACTACCTGAAAATTATAGAAAACATTTACAATTTTTAGTTAAAGGTATATCTCATAAAATAGATATTAATGGTTGGACAACTACATTGAATAGTCTTGGTACTCCTATAGATAAAAATTTATCTGTTAAACAACCACCTAAACCAACACAATTATCATCTGGAGGAAACAGTGGTGGCAATGGCGGAGGTAATGGTGGAACCGGATATTGGGCAACTAAACTTCGAACTGCTTTAGCAGCAGCAGGAGGAGGATCTGGAGCAAATTATGATACTAGAGCAGATATAACTGAAAATATGTACAAAGCAGCAGCTAAAGTATTTGAACTTATACACACTAACTTCCCAACATTTAAAATTGAATCTAATTCTGGGAATGATACATTCCATAACGCTCCTCACCATTCAACTGGTAATGCTATTGATTTCTCTGTTACAAACCCATCTGCTCCAAGAAACGGATTTACATGGACATCAGCGGACGGAAGTAAAACCAAACAAGTCCAATTTACTCAAGCTGATGTAGATAGCATTATAAGTAAAGTACTAGATCCATTAACAGCTGGAAATAATAATTTTAGATACTTAAACGAATATAATTTCCCATCAACTGGAGCTACAGGGCCTCATTTTCATATATCTTGGAGTAGTGGAGGAGAAGGAGGAAATAACCAAGCCGCAGCTAAAAGAAAAGTAACAGCTGGGACATTAACTGCTATAACTATATAATAATGCCATACATACCTAAAAATAAAATCCAATCTAACCTACATACTCCAGGAAATGAATATACTTTAAGTCCTAATGATAGTGGCAGGTTTTACACTGGGAATTATTATAAATTATATACTGGAGAAGCATACACTGGTCGATTTAGTGGAGACATCCCTAACAGTGTCAGGATATTCCCCTACTATGGCCCAGACGGAAACGGAATAAAACAAGAAAAATTAGCTAAAAACCCAGCTCTTGGTATTTTTCCTACTAATGAAGATTATAAACGAGGATATTTCACTAGATATTTTACAAAACGAGTTAATCAATTAATATTTGAAGAAATAAATAAATCTACATATCAATCATTTTCTCAAACTTCTAGCCCACAACAAACTCGTCATAATTATTTATACCAACCTTTAACTTTAAAATGGAAATTAACAGGTAATGAAAAAGAAGTATATAAGTCTAATTTAGAATTAACAAAACTAGTTGAAAAAACTAATGATGTTTTAGGATTAGGTATATTTTTAAAAGAAAATTACCTTCAATACTATAAACCCCAAATTCAAAAATAATTTGGTTATATTATAATCTTTATTATATTTACAATAAATAAAGGTTATGTTTTGGCTTATAGAAAATAAAGATCAGTTATTGGAATTTTACTCTAAAGAATACAAAAATGTATTTGTAGAGCTTATTCCCTATAATAACAACACTCACCCTGCTATAAATCATCTTTCTTTATTATATATTAAATCTTTAGATGATAATAAAGGATATATGTTATGTGTTAACCATACTGAAACATTTTCTATAAATGAAAAACATATAAATACCATATTACAATCTTTTGATAATATTTATGTTAGAGATAAAAAATCGTTTTTATATTATTTCCCAATAAAAAAATGTATTCAATTAAATATTGAATTTGAATTACAAAGCAGTTCTAAAATCCATTCGTATTACTATAATAAATTTGGTGATAGAGAAGATATAAACCGAATTATTCCTGTAGTCAAGCATTATGAAACATATGAAGAAAATTTTAAACAAATATCTATTCAACCTAAAGATGAATTTTTAGATAAAACAATATTAGCATTTTTTGGAATTGAAAAAAACGGTATAAAAATAAATCCTAACGAATTCAATGCGTTCTATGACCTTAAACACCCCCAGTATTCTATACATGATAACACAGTATACACCCAATATAACCTACTTACTACAACACGAAGACCTTCAAACCGTTTTAATGGGGTTAATTTCGCTGCTTTAAATAAAGAAAATGGGGCGCGTAAAAGTTTTATACCAAAAAATGATAAGTTTATTGAAATCGATATCTCCGCTTATCACCCAACACTTGCAGGACAGTTGGTTAATTACAACTTTAATGTACCTGATATTCATGCTGCTTTTGCTGAAATGTATGGGGTAGATTATGCTAAAGCAAAAGAATTAACGTTTAAACAGTTATATGGAGGTGTATTTGACGAGTATAAACATCTTGAATTCTTCCAAAAGACAACAGAGTTTATAAATAATAACTGGGAAATATTTAATACCTTAGGCGAAGTTACTGTACCAATCTCAGGTTATTGTTTTAATAATCAATTGCCTAACATGAATCCTCAAAAATTATTTAACTATATGCTTCAAAATTTGGAGACATCAACTAATGTTGGTATATTGTTAAAAATTCATAGGTTATTAATTGGTAAAAAAAGTCAAATAGTGTTATATACTTATGATTCGTTTTTATTTGATATGGATAAAGATGAAGAAGATGTGTTGTTGGAAGAAATATTATCTATATTCAAAAAATTAAAATTAAATGTTAAATTAAGTTATGGAAATGATTACAACTTTTGAAAGATCCCCTAATATTTATGATATGAATGGTAATTTCATAGATTTTTCACTAGATATGACAAATAAGTTGTTTTGTACTTTTACGGATGATGTTGATCTTGATGGGTTGGTACAAAACATAACCACATCTTACAAAATTATGTATAACAAATTGTTTGTGCTATATATTAAAAGCACAAATGAATACGTTTTAACATATAACGTTGATGAATCTAACATCAGCGAAATTCCATTAAATACTATTCTAGTACATCGTAAAAAAGAAACTAATACTTTATACACAATAAACGCTCTTAACGAATTAATTAAAAAGTTAAATGGTGGTGTTGTAGATGTATCTTACAAAGTAAATTGGCACCATTATAAAAATTGTATATTATTAACACAAAGCAATGAAATAAAACAATTCAACACAAAAATACACAGCATAATAGAACTTTAAGCGTACTTACATAAAAGAATTTTCTTATGAGGATTTTAAAAGCTTCGATAGCTAAACTTGGCCTCTCTTATATAATTCGTATCTTTAATAAATAAATAAATAAACGCTATGGACATCAAAGCAATCAAACAAAGACTGAATGCCTTACAATCAGCTGGGCAAAAGAAAGAAAAAGTTGATTATTCCAAACATCTTTGGAAACCAAAATCAGAAGGTAAATATCAAATCCGAATCGTGCCTTCGATCTTAGACAAAAGTAACCCATTTCAAGAAGTGTTCGTTCACTACGGGTTCTCAAAATTCCCAATCTATGCTTTAACTAACTGGGGTGAAAAAGACCCAATTGTTGAATTCGCAAAACAACTTCGTGGAACACAAGACAAAGAAAATTGGAGCTTAGCTAAGAAATTAGATCCTAAAATGAGAGTATTCGCTCCTGTAGTTGTTAGAGGAGAAGAAGAGAAAGGTGTTCGCCTTTGGGAATTTGGAAAAGAAATTTATATGCAATTACTTGGTATTGCAGAGGATGAGGATTATGGAGATTTCACTGACATTAACGAGGGCCGTGACTTTACAGTTGATGTAGTAACAGGTGACATTGGTGGTCGTCAAGGATTAAAATCATCAATTCGTGTTAAACCTAAAACATCAAAATTAAGTGATGACGCTGATTATGTTAAAAATTGTCTAACAGAACAACCAAGTGTTTTAGAGTTACAACGTAAAATGGATTTTGATGCTCTAAAAGAAATTCTACAAAATTGGTTAGCACCTGAAGAAGCAGAAGATGATATTGACGAGGAGGAGGAAGAAGAAGACGTACCAGTTGAAACACCAACTGAAGCACCAACTGAAGATCCAATTCTAGCTAAAGCAAAACCAGAACCAAAATCAAATTACAGCCTTAAAACTCCTGCTAAACCTATGAGTAAAGCTGATAAATTTGACTCTTTATTTGACGACGAAGAAGAAGAAGGAGAAGGTTCACCATTCTAAAATAAAAATAAATTATGGCCAAAACTAAAAAATCAACATCGTTGACGGCTGCTGTCTCCGCTGAAATGAAAGCTAATTTTAGCTTAGACAAATTCAAAGAGAAAAAGCTGTTAAACACAAATGTTAAGTTTAAAGAACAAACTTGGATTCCGTTTTCAAAAGCACTACAAGAATCAATCTCAGTGCCTGGAGCTCCTATAGGCCATATCACTTTGTTAAGAGGACACAGTAATACAGGTAAAACCACTGCATTACTAGAACTAGCAATCAATGCCCAGAAAATGGGCATTTTGCCAGTTTTTATCATTACAGAGATGAAATGGTCTTGGGAACACGCTAAACAAATGGGTTTTCAAGTTGAAGATGTAGTTGACGAAACAACTGGAGAAGTTATAGACTATAAAGGATTTTTCTTATACATTGATAGAAGTTCATTAGGAACGATTGAAGATGTAGCAGGGTTTATAGCTGATCTATTAGATGAACAAAAGAAAGGTAATTTACCTTATGATTTATGTTTCTTCTGGGATTCAATTGGTTCTATACCTTGTAAGATGAGTGTTGAAGCAAATAAAAACAACCCAATGTGGAATGCAGGCGCAATGTCACAACAGTTTGGTAATTTTATTAATCAACGTTTCCCATTATCAAGAAAAGAAACATCACCTTATACTAATTCAATGGTAGCAATTAACAAGATTTGGGTTGCACCAGCTGAGACAATTATGTCTCAACCAAAAATGAAAATGAAAAACGGTGAAACTATGTTTTTAGACGCTTCAATTGTATTAACATTTGGTAATATTACTAATAGTGGTACAAGCAAAATTAAAGCAACTAAAAACGGTAAGGAGGTTGAGTTTGCTGTTAGAACAAAAGTAGCTTGTGATAAGAATCACGTTACTGGGTTACAAACAAAAAGTACTGTTATAGCTACTATTCATGGATTTATTAATGAAAACGAAATTAATGAATATAAGAAAAAACATGCTAATGAATGGGTTGACATTTTAGGAAGTGTTGAAGTAGACCTTATTGAAGACACCTCAGAATGGGAAGAAAGCAAAGAGGCTATAACACTAATTGAAGAGGATTAAGATGAATAAAAAAGATTTATTTAAGTTATTAGAAAATGTTACCCAAGAATCTGAAAAAGAAGCTACGTTTAATAAACATGATAGAGTATTAATTATAGATGGTTTAAATTTATTTTTAAGAAATTTTGCTGTATTAAATTATATTAATCAAGAAGGTGTTCATATTGGAGGACTTGGAGGTTTTTTAAGATCATTAGGGTTTCTAATAAACCAAAATAAACCTACATCTGTATATATTGTATTCGACGGAGTTGGTTCTTCTGTTAACAGAAAGAACTTACTCCCCGAATATAAATCAGGTAGGAACATTAAACAAATAACTAACTATGATGCGTTTGATAATATAGATGATGAACAAGATTCTAAAGCTAACCAAATATCTAGGTTAATTCATTATCTACGGTGTTTACCCATCAAAGTAATATCTCTCGATAAAGTCGAGGCAGACGACATTATCGCTTATTTATCACAATATATAACCAAAAAATACCAATCTAAATGCGTTATAGTATCCGCAGATAAAGATTTTTTACAATTAGTTACTGACAATATAACTGTTTATAGCCCTATGGTTAAAGAGTATTATACTCCAAAAACAGTAAAAGATAAATTTGGCTTATCACCTAAAAACTTTATATTATATAAGACATTAATGGGTGATAATTCAGATAAAATACCAGGAGTGCAAGGATTAGGCCCTAAAAAATTATTTAAATTATTTCCTGAATTAGCTGAAGAAGATTTAGTATTAGAAGACATATTTAACATTAGTGAAACCAAATATAAGGACAATGTTATATATTCTAGAGTAATATTTAACAGTGATTCAATAAAAAATAACTATAAAATAATGGATTTGAGTCACCCATTAATGGATGATGAGGAGAAAGAAATTATACAAGAATTAATAGAAGCTAGACCATTTAATTTAAAAACTAAAGAATTTTTAAATCTATATCATGAAGATGGTTTAGTTAATGTTTTAAAAAATATTGATTATTGGATAAAAGAGACATTCAAAGTATTAAGCAGTTTTAAATAATAAAAGTTATGACATTAAGTACACTTTCCCAGTATGGGACGCATTTTCAAATTAAAGTAATATCATCTTTATTGACCCATAAAGAGTTCTTAGTGAATATCCATGATATAATCAGTGAAGATTATTTTGATAATCAAGCACATAAATGGGTTATTAAGGAAATTTTAAAATACTACGACAAATACCACTCTACACCTAGTATGGAGGTATTAAAAATAGAATTAAAAAGAATTGATAATGAAATATTACAAATATCAATTAAAGAACAGCTAAAGGAAGCATACAAAGCATCTGATGATGATTTAGCTTATGTAGAGGAAGAATTTTCTAATTTCTGCAAAAACCAACAACTTAAAAAAGCATTACTAAATTCAGTAGAACTACTAGACGCTGGTGATTATGATTCAATTCGATATTTAGTAGACAACGCTTTAAAAGCTGGTGGTGATAAAAATTTAGGATTGGAATACAGTAAAGATATTGAAACTCGATATAGAGAAGAACATCGTATGGCTGTACCTACACCTTGGGACGCATTTAATAAATTGTTCCAAGGAGGTATTGGACCTGGAGATTTTGGATTAATATTTGGTAATCCTGGAGGTGGTAAATCATGGACATTAATTGCTTTAGGAGCACATGCTGTTAGATTAGGATTTAATGTTATACATTATACTCTAGAATTAGGTGAAGATTATGTTGGAAGAAGATATGATGCCTGCTTTACAGGGGTACCAGTTAATCTTATAACTGATTTTAAAAATAAAGTAGAAGAAACTATAGTTGATTTACCTGGTAATTTAGTCATTAAAGAGTACTCACCTGGTAAAGCATCAATTTCTACAATAGAAGCACATATACAAAAATGTATAGACCAAGATTTTAAACCAGATTTAATTATTATCGATTATGTAGATCTTCTTCGATCAAAAAGAAACAATCGTGAGCGTAAAGAAGAGATAGATGATATTTATGTTAGCACTAAAGGTCTTGCTCGTGAACTTAAAATACCAGTTTGGAGTGTATCACAAGTAAACAGAGCAGGTGCTAAAGATGACATTATTGAAGGAGATAAAGCAGCAGGAAGCTACGACAAAATTATGATCACAGATATCTCCATATCATTATCCCGTAAAAAAGAAGATAAAGTAGCAGGCACTGGTCGATTCCATATTATGAAAAATAGATATGGGGGTGACGGAATGACATTTGGTGCTAAAGTAGATACATCAACAGGTCATTTTGAAATTTTTGAAGACTATGATGAGGAAGCGGAACAATTCAATCCTTCTAAACCAGTTAATAGTTTCACAGACATTAACAATTTAGATAGAAGTACATTACAACAGAAATTTTTCGAATTAAACAATAAAAAATGATAACTGACCCAAGATTATTTTATAAACCGTTTGAATATCAACAAGCGTTTGATTTCTATAAAGATCAACATCGCGTACATTGGTTAGCAGATGAAGTTCCATTAGCATCTGATTTAGGTGACTGGAAAGGAAAATTAACCGAACCTGAAAAGAATTTAATTGGAAACATATTAAAGTCATTTGCTCAAACTGAGGTTCATGTAAATGATTATTGGTCAACAAAAGTATCAATGTGGTTCCCAAAACCTGAAATACAAGCTATGGCTCGTGTATTTGCTGATTTTGAATCAATTCATGCTGAAGCATACGCTCGCTTAAATGAAGAATTAGGTTTAGATGATTTTCAAGCATTCCTAGAAGACGAAACATCAAAAGCGAAAATTGAGCGTTTAATCGAGACACCAGGTGAGACATTAGAAGAAAGAGCATTATCATTAGCTATATTCTCAGCATTTACTGAAGGAGTAAATTTATTTAGTTCGTTTGCTATATTAATGAGTTTCCAATTAAGAAACTTAATGAAAGGAACAGGTCAGATTGTTGAATGGAGTGTTAGAGATGAATCATTACATTCTAAAGCAGGATGTTGGCTGTTTAGAACATTACTTGAAGAACAACCCGAACTAAATACTAACAAATTAAGATATACAGTAATAGAAGCATGCCAAACATCAGTACAATTAGAATTTGATTTTATTGATAAGGCATTTGAGATGGGAGCTGTTGATGGGTTAAATGTTGATCAATTAAAGAACTTCATTAAAGCACGAGCTAATGAAAAAATGATAGAATTAGGTTACACTGCAATTTATAATGACATTGACCCAAACTTACTAAAACAAATTGAGTGGTTTGGTCATTTAACAAGTGGTAAAACACACCAAGATTTCTTTGCAGGAAGAGTAACAAGTTATTCAAAATCAACAGCAGATTGGGACGATTTATAAAATATAAAAAATGAGTATACAAGTGGACACAAGTAAATGGATCAAGGGTAAAAATTACCCTGAATGGATGGATGAAATAGCGGTTAGTATGATATCTAAAGGATATTTACTGCCTGATGAAGACGTATTCGACGCCTATAAAAGAGTAACTAAATCCTCAGCGCGTAGATTAAAGCGTAAAGATTTACAACCATTCTTTTATGAGGCAATAGTTAAAAATTGGCTATGTTTAGCATCACCAGTATTATCAAATTTAGGTACAGAACGTGGAATGCCTATTTCATGCTTTGGTATTGATGTTGGAGATAGTATTGAAGGTATTGCCGACGCTAATTCTGAATTAATGAGGTTATCATCTCAAGGTGGTGGGGTTGGTATTGGTTTATCTCGCATTAGAGGTCGAGGTAAAGCAATTAAAGATAATGGTGTGTCTGAGGGTATTGTTCCGTGGGCTAAAATCTACGACTCAACTATTTTAGCTACTAATCAAGGTAGTGTTCGTAGAGGAGCAGCATCAGTTAACTTAAATATTACTCATCCTGATATTGAAGAGTTTTTACAAATTCGTAGACCAAAAGGTGATGTTAACCGCCAATGTTTAAATTTACATCAATGTGTTGTTATTGATGACACATTTATGGCTGATTTGGAGAATAAAGATCCTAAAGCAATAAAGTTGTGGGGTGAAATATTAAAAACACGTCTTGAAACAGGTGAACCTTATATTATGTTTGAGGACAATGTTAATAATGCTAACCCACTAGCTTATACTAAGAATAACTTACACGTATCAATGACTAATATATGTTCTGAGATCTCATTATATACAGATGAGTTACATTCATTTATTTGTTGTTTATCATCTTTAAACTTAGCTCGCTGGGATGAATGGAAAGACTATACATTTGAGAATGGGATGACATTACCTGAGTTAACTTGTTGGTTTTTAGAAGGCGTATTACAAGAATTTATTGACAGAGCTAAGAATATAAAATTTATGGAAAACACAGTTCGCTCAGCTACTAAAGGTAGAGCAATTGGGATTGGTGTTTTAGGATGGCATACGTTTTTACAATCAAAGAATTTACCGTTTGTAGGTATTCAAGCGACTGCCTATACAAGAATGATATCTGACTTTATTGAAAGAGGCGCTTTAAAAGCATCTCGTGACCAAGCGGAATTATATGGTGAGCCAGAATGGTGTAAGGGAACAGGCATGAGACATACTCACCATCTAGCAATTGCACCTACAGTGTCAAATGCACATATTTCAGGAGGTGTATCACCTTCAATTGAACCTATTCCTGCTAATGTTTATAATCTAAAAACAGCAAAAGGTGTATTCATTAAGCGTAATAAAATATTAGAAGAATTACTTGAAACTAAAGGATATAATATTGATAGCGTTTGGGATCAGATCTTAAAAGATCAAGGCTCAGTTATTAATGTACCTTCTTATATTTTAACTGATGAAGAAAAAGAAGTATTTTTGACATTTAAAGAAATCAACCAATTAGAAATTGTAAGACAAAATGGTGTTAGACAAGAATATGTAGACCAAGCTATTTCATTAAACTTATGCTTTGACCCAAATGATACCCCAAAATGGATTAGCCAGGTACATAAAGAAGCTCATAAACTAGGAATTAAAACATTATATTATCTACGTACTGAATCAGTACTGAGAGGAGATAATTTACAGCGCTTATCAGAATGTATAAGTTGTGAAGGATAATATATTTATTAACATGAAGAAATTCCAATTAAAACAAATCATCAAAGAAGAAATAGCTAAGATATTAGCAGAAAATGAATACTTAGACCAACTTCTAGATAAAATATCAGCATCAGGTATGGATTCTTTATCTGCTGAAGAAAAAAAGGATCTAGACCGATATCATAAAGGAGAAGACCCAACTCCTAAAAAATTTAAAATTAGCATTGAAAAAGATACATTTGGGGGATACGAGGCTTATGCTTATAAAGAAAATAACAGATGGATCCCAGATTATATATTTGACATGATTAACTCACTTAAATCAAATCCACCAACTGATTCTAATCGCTTTCAAATGTATTTTGCCCCTGATTTAAACATTAAAACCCTCAATGGGGCAATGATATCAGGTGATAAAAAAGGTGAGGTATTAAAATTCTTTAAAGATGAAGGAAACATGAATGATCTTATATCACCTTCATCAGGAACAACCAGCATTCGTGTTCCTAGGAAATATATAGACCCATTAATGTATTAATTGCGAAGGATAATATATCTTAAAATAAAATACCAATATGTTAGAAAATTTTAAACCTGTATACCTGTGTTCTTACTACTCAGTATCAGAAGATAATACAACACTTTACATGCATAATCCATTTCAAATGGTAGGCATGTGTGTAGATAAAGCTGGTTACCAACAAATTGTTTCATTACAAACCGATGATTATTATAAATCACTAACTATTTGCCCAGATTTAATGGGTGTAAATATAGTAATTGTAAAATAAAATTTGGCCTTTGGGCCATTTTTTATTATCTTTACAGCATAATAAAAGTTATGAAAAAGAAATTATTAGTTATTGAAGAAGAATCAAATCCATTTTATGTAATGAATGATTATGCCCAATATTGGATCGGATTAAAAGAAGGCAAAGGAAATTTTAGTGATGATTTTAGTAAAGCTAGACAGCTGACAAATGATGCCCAATTTAGAATGCTCAAACAATTGAGTGATTGTCCAATTGAAAAAATTTATTAATAATGGGAGAAAAAACAGGTTTTACAGGAAAATTAATTTATGATTTTCCAACAGAAAAAAGTACTGAGGTTTTAATTGAGGATATAGGTTGGATGAGAGTAACTTGTCGAACATTTAGAAGTTATAATGCTCCTCGTCGTATAATATATTGGGAAAATGGGGAACAAACCATAAAAAACTATGAAGGACCCGTATATTTATTTATGACTAATAAGATTGTTTCAAATCCTACTGAACCTGGCATACAGTATGTAGATAATATGCAACCTGAGTCAAAACCTAGAAAATATGAAGAATTCTAACCAAATAAATGGATTAAATGTTAGGCATGTAGCTCAAATCGTACGTAGAAATATGATTACAAGAACTAAGCCATCAGGTAAACTATATTCTCGAAAGAATTTTAAATTAAATTTGGATTAATCCAAAATATCACTTATATTTATAGTAAATTAAAAATCAAAATTATGTTAACAGTTTTCACTCTTTCAACAATTGTATTAGCGATTGCTATTAGTTTTTTACTTATTAAAAACAACTCTCTTAGAGATAGAATTTTATTTCTTGAATCTCATTTAGAGTTAGCCGAAGCTGAATTAGATATTGCTTTAGTAGTTAATAAATCTCTTAAAGAACAACCAGCTAAACCAATTGAAGTAAAAAAGAAATCACCTTCTAAGAAAAAGTATTATCCTAAAAAGCCAAAAGCTACAGAATCTAAATCAAATGCTTAAACGATTCTTTAACCATCCTGCTTTACCTTGGGTATTAATAATATTTTTAGTATCATTATTGATTGTAAAAAGTCTTCAACCAAATTTAAGACCTGTTGAACCACCAAAAGATAATCGTATAGATAGTTTAAGCCATGTTGTGGATTCATTAAACGCATCATATATTAAATTAAAACAAGATTATGATAGTGCTCAAGCAAATGTTAAAACAGAAATCCAATATATCCAAATCAAAAATGCTAAAGACATTTCTAATATCCGCAATTTTACTTTTGACCAGCGTGATAGCATGTGGTCAACACTTAACCCCTAAACGTATTGTTTTTAGTGGTGACACTGGTATTTTCTTTACCCACAAACAAGAGGTTGAATTATTAATAAAATTTAAGCAATTTGAAGGCTGTAAACTTGAAAAAGAAAAATGGCTAAAATACTCAGCTGACGCTGATTTACAAATAGCTAGAGAAAGGGCAGCTTATAGAGCATTAAATAATGAATATAATAGTTTATTAATAGTGTCTAAAGACTTCCAAAAAAAATATAATGATGAATATACTGCCCATGAAAATACAAAAATTGATTTAGCTAATATGACTGATAAAAAGAACAGTTGGGTTAAAGCAACTTTTACAACAGGTGGAATAGGAATAATCATTATAGCACCTTTAGTTTATCTATTAGTACATTAAGTAATGAAAGAATTGTTTTTTTATAATGGTAATGTCTATTTAGTTTTGAGAAAATTAAATCTTAGCTATATTATAGATAGACATAATAATATCAATGAAGAGTTATTAAAAATCTGGAAAGAATATATGGGAGCAGATCATGTATTAAAAACTGCTACTCATTTTTTATTATGTGAAACAGTCACAGAACCAGAATGGTCTGAAATAGAAGAAGTATGAAAATAGGATCGGTTGTAGAATGTATCAACGCTGCTTTTAATGAGAAGCAAAAAGAATTAATTGTATTTTTACCAGATAAAGGAAAGTTTTATATGGTGCGTTCCATAGAAGAACACCCAAATAATAAAACTGGAATTCGTTTAGAAGAAATAGTAAATCCTCCATCAGTAGTAATAAATAATGTTCATATAGAACCTACATTTGATATAGAGAGATTTAGAGAAGTAGAAGGACTAGATGATCTAGTCACAGAAATGATCGAAGAAAGTATCTGTGAATTTACCAAATAATAAAATCTATGTTTAAACCAAAAGTATCCCACGAAGTACCTTTATGTCTTTTAGAACGAAGTAAACAATTTAATAAGTATGACTATTGTCTACCTCATTTATTAGATCAAAACGAAGAGTATAAAGAGTATTTTCTCCAATCTAGTAAAGAAGGCCGTTACATCATAATGGATAATAGTCTTCATGAACTAGGAACACCATATTCAGAAGACAGATTATTATATTGGTTAGAAAAACTCCAACCAGATGAATTTATAGTTCCTGATCATTGGCAAGACAAAGACAAAACACTTGAAAGCGCAGATGAATGGATTCAAAAAGAATATGATTATCCAAATACTAAATTCGTAGCGGTTGTTCAAGCAAATAATCTTATGGAGGGTTTAGAATGTTTTGACACATTAAAGAACTTATTAGGTTATAAAAAAATTGCTATCTCATACGGAGCAAGTTGGTACAATGATTTATCATCACATCCTGACCCAAATTTTGCTAAGATGATGGGTCGTATCTCGTTTGTAAAAACATTAGCAGATGATTACTTATTAAATGAACCATGGCAAGAAGTTAAACTACATTTATTAGGTTGTCAATTACCTCAAGAATTTGGTTATTATCACCACTTAAGTTGTATTGAAACAATAGACACATCAAATCCAATTTTAGCAGGTATAGATAATATGCCTTATCAAAGTTATGGTTTAACATCAAAACCAAAAACTAGAATAGATGATATAATGAATATACATCTTTACGATTTAAATTTGGCTTTAATATTAAATAACGTAGATTTATTCCGTAAAATAAACAATATATGAAGAAACAAGCAGTTTTATCGTTAAGTGGAGGAATGGATAGCTCCACATTATTACTTCATTTACTCGCTAATGATTATGAAGTAACAGCATTATCATTCGACTATGGGCAAAAACATAAAGTTGAGTTAGAGCGTGCTAAAGATTTAGTTGAGTATATTAATAAAACTCTATTCACTAATAAACCAGTGCATACTAGAGTTGAAGGATTCAAATCTAATTATCCTGTCAAACATCAAGTTATTAAACTAGATGGTTTATCTCAACTATTAAACTCAGCATTAGTAACTGGAGGTGAAGAAGTGCCTGAAGGACACTATGCTGAAGAGAATATGAAAGCAACAGTAGTTCCTAATCGTAATAAGATTTTTAGTTCTATTATTCAAGCAGTTGCATTATCAATTGCTGAACAAAAGAATACTGAATGTGCTATTGCAATGGGGATACATGCGGGTGATCATGCTATTTATCCTGACTGTCGTCAAGAGTTTAGAGATGCTGATTTTGAAGCATTTAAACTAGGTAATTGGGGTGCTGAAAAAGTATATTATTATACACCTTATCTTGATAATAATAAGGCTGGTATTTTAGTAGATGGAGATGACTGCTGTGAGCAATTAGGTCTTAATTTTAACACAGTATATTCCTTCACCAACACATCTTACAAACCAATTAGAATAATAAAATCAGAAAAAAGATTTGAAGGAACAGAAGATGAAATAAACGTCTTTTTCGAAACCTGGTATAGTGATTACAAATCAGCATCATCTGTAGAACGAGTTGAAGCATTTATGAGACTTGGAAAAGTAGATCCAGTTGGCTATGCTGATGAGACAGGTCCTGTAAGTTGGGAAACAGTAGTTAAACATGTAGAACAAATATTAGAAAATCATGAGTAAATCAATTTATTATTATAGTGCCGAATGGTGTGAACCATGTAAAGCATTAGGCCCAACTATGGAGCAAATAGCAAAGCAAATCCCAGTACAAAAACGAAATGTAGACTATACTGATCCTGCTATCATAGCAGAAGCGAAAGTTAGAAGTGTTCCTACAGTTGTATTGATGGAAAATGGAAGAGAACTTAAACGCTTTACAGGAAACAGATCGTTTAGTGAAATCATTAACTGGTTAAACGAAGGATAAATGGAGACAAAATATAATTCAACAAAATTATTTGATGGATACTCTGCATGCTTTAGACAATGGAAAGCAGATGGAACACACTGTAGATTTCTTCACGGGTACGCAGTATCATTTAGAGTATGGTTTGAAGGAGAATTAGATCACCGTAATTGGGTATGGGATTTTGGAGGTATGAAACGAGCAAAAACTCAAATTCAAGGTATGTCTCCAAAAGATTACTTTGCATTCCTATTAGATCACACTACAGTTGTATCTATAGATGATCCGTATCTAGAAAATTTTAAACAAATGGATAAAGATGGTATAATTCAATTAAGAATTTTACCTGATGTAGGTTGTGAGAAATTTGCCGAACATTTATATTATGTAATAAATGATTTTCTAAAAACAGAAACCGAAGGCAGAGTAAGAGCAACTGAAGTAGAAGTATATGAACATGAAAGAAACTCAGCAAGTTATGGAGAATAAAAAACCAGGTAGAATAGAAGATTATAATAAAAAACTACCAATTGTAGAATTATACACTGCAGTACAATCAGAAGGTAGTAGAGCCGGTATGCCCACAGTAGTTATCAGAACTACAGGTTGTACTCATAGATGTTGGTTTGGAGAAGGTGGGTGGTGTGATAGTTGGTACACAAGTATTCATCCTGAAAAAGGAAAATATACATTTAATGATATTATAGCTATTTATGATAGTAACCCTTACATTAGAGAAATGATGCTAACAGGTGGTTCACCTACTATGCATCCTGATCTAGTAAACGAATTAACTCATTTAGCTGAAAAACGTGGCTTATTTATCACAATTGAAACGGAAGGTTCTCACTTCATTGAAACTGATTTCCCTATTGGGCTTATATCTCTTAGCCCTAAGTTTAGTAACAGTGTTCCTGCACTTGGGACTCTTACACCGCAAGGTAAAATTGCGGACCAAAAGATGGTGGACCAACATAATAAACACCGTTTGGATAAAGAAGTAATCAGGAAAACGTTAGATTATCATTATGATTATCATTTTAAACCTGTTTGTAACCCTATTGAAATGCCTGAAGCATGGGCTGAGATTGAAGCATTTAGAGTTGAAATGGATATCCCAAAACGTAAGACTTGGTTAATGCCTCCTGGCGATACAAGAGATGAATTAATTCGAGTATATCCTATGGTAATGGATTTTTGTAGAGATAACGGCTATAACTTTACAGGAAGAGAACATATTATAGCCTTTGACACTAAAAGAGAAGTTTAAAATGAATAAACAATTACTAAAAGAAATTCTCCAAGATAAGAATGATAGTTTCATATTATTCTACTCAGAAGATTGTATTCACTGTGGTATAGCAAAGCCTATAATTCAAGAACATGCTTCTAAAAAAATGATTCCTGTATATAGAATTGAAGAAACTACTAATAATGGAGACATATTTGATATGTTTAATGTAGATTTTTATCCTACATTAGTACATATAAAATCAAGTAGAGTTTTAAAATATGTTGGCGTAGATGATATAGCACAAATGATTAAAAATAACAAATAATGAAACCACTAATCTACTCAGAAAATATCAAAGATAAATGTTTTTCTATTGGCCATAAAATAAATCAAAAACATTACAACACTCCTGATCAAGTAGTATTTGCTTGTGTGTTAAATGGAGGTTTTATGTTTTTTGCTGAACTTGTTAAAAATCTAAATTTTAATATAGAATGTGATTTTGTTAGAGCGAAAAGTTATATTGGTAAGAAAGAACAAGGCGATGTTGAAATCACTAAAGATTTAGAAACACCAATCAAAGGTAAACATTTATATCTAGTAGATGATCTAATAGACTCAGGTAATACTATGAACTACCTAGTAGAATATATGAAAATTAAAGAACCTAAATCTATAACATTAGTTACGTTATGTAAACGTAAAGATATTGAATTTCCAAATCATATCTATGGTTTTGAATTAAATGATGAATGGATTGTAGGAATGGGTTGTAATGATGAAAATGGATTTAATAGAAATCGCACATCCATTTACTCAATCTAATTTGGAGAAATTAAAATTAATTGTTATATTTACATTATATGGAAAATAATAGAAGAAAATTTCACAACGATATTGAGTGTGTGAAAACAGGTTTAGCAAATGGTTCTGCCTTAGATCGTCCATTAACAGACGATGAAAAACAGCAAATGATTGAAGAAGCTACTGAACATTTTGGTAATTTCTTAACAGCATTAAAGTGTGATTGGCAAAACGATCCTAACTCTGCCGATACACCTCGCCGTGTAGCTAAAGCATATGTTAATGATTTATGGGCTGGTCGTTATAATGGATTTACTGATATTACTTCATTCCCATCAGATGGTTATGATGGAGTAATTATTGAACGTAATATTCAATTAACTTCAATGTGTTCACATCACCACCAAACAATTAGAGGTGTAGTACATATTGGTTACATTGCAGGTGCTGAAGGTAGAGTAATCGGTTTATCAAAATTAAATCGTATTGTAGAACACTTTGGTCGTAGAGGAGCTATTCAAGAACAATTAACAGCAGCAATTCATCAAGCAGTAAATAAAGTTTGTGAAGGTAACTTAGGTGTTATTGTAACTGTAGTTGCTACTCACAATTGTGTTAGTTGTAGAGGTATTAAACATCAAGGTGCTGCAATGGTTACTACTAAAGCATCAGGTGTATTTATGGAAAACGATAATTTAGCACGTAAAGAATTTTTTGATTCACTTAAAATAAATAATGGTCATGTCTCAATCTAAAGAAAATTATGTTCCATTTGTTAGCGAAGTAGAGGAATTTAACGCTACAATGGGTAAACCAAATAATTATGAACCTAATATTCCATCTAAAGATGAATGGATGTTTGTTTATAATTTTATATTAGAAGAACTAGAAGAATATAAACACGCATGCGAAACAGGAAACATCGTAGAGGTCTTAGACGCATTATGCGACATTACTTACGTTTCTTTAGGAAACGGGGCTATGTTGCACGGTTTAAAAGACCAAATTCTACCCGCTTACTTAGAGGTGCAGGCAAGTAATATGTCTAAAGCTTGTAAAACAGAAGAAGAAGCTAATTTTACAGTTCGAGTTCGTGAAACAGAACAAGGTGAACCATGTCACTATGAAAAAGTAGGTGATTATTGGATTGTATATCGTACTCGAGATCGTAAAGTAATGAAATCAGTAAATTATTTCCGTCCAAATTTAAAACAATTTTTAAACAAATAGTTTTTTCTAGTGTCATGTCATATTTATAAGAAAACACTAATCTCTTATAAACACACATGGCACTTACTCTCCGTTTAGAAAAAGGATATGAATTAACATATGCTGAATTAGATGGTAATTTCACATATATTACATCTAGTTTCTTAAGTACAGCCTCCTTTAATGATTTTTTAGCTAATGCTTCAATCACAGGATCATTAAATGGTACCGCTACAAATGCAATAACAGCGTCTTATGTAGATTTAGCTAATTTATCTTCTACAGCATCTTATGCTTTAACCGCGTCTTATGTAGATTTAGCAGTTCTATCTTCTACTGCCTCATACGCGTTAACCGCATCTTATGTAGATTTAGCGATAAACGCTTTAACAGCATCTTATATAGACTTATCAAATCTTGTAGCTAATAACGCTACAATTACTAATAACATAGCTATTGGTAATGCTGGTACTATAAACGGCCAAAATATATTAACATCTGCTAACACGTCACAATTTGTGACATCAGTTAATGGAATTTTTCCAACAGCTGGTAACGTATCTGTATCATTAACAGCAGTACTTACAGGTACATCCGCTTCATTAGCAGTATCTTCATCAGGAGCTGTTACAAGCTCATTAACTAATGGATTATTATGGGTAGTATCAGGAGATGCTAACCCAGCTAATAATGGTGACGCTTACATATATAAATCAGGTTCAGTAGGACAATGGTTAACAGTAGCCCCATTCGACACAGCAACTGGTGATGCTCGTTATATACGCCAATATGGAAACGGAGCAGTTACAGGATCATTTATAATCTCAGGATCCGGAGTAACAGTAAATTTAAAAGGTAATACTACCATTTCTGGATCATTAAAATTTAAATCTGGGTATGGTTTATACGATACAGATAATAATGCTATATCTGTAGATCCTAATAATAGATACTTATACGCTACAGATGGCCACACAGTGGTAGTAGATTGGGGAGGTAATTATTTAATTGATGCATCTGGGCGTACAAGCGTAGATTGGGATGCTAGATTCTTAAATGACATAAATGGAACAAGTGCTATTGATTGGGATAATCGTAAATATTACTACCCAAATGGAAATATAGCTGTATCATTAGGTATTCAAAATGTTATTAAAGCAACTGGATCAATGCAACTTACAGGTAGTTTAGCTCAAGGAGAGAATATAACAACAATAGGTAACTTCTCACATGCTGAAGGTGCTTCTACTTCAGCAGTGGGTAATTGGTCTCATGCTGAAGGAGGTTCTAATAAAGCGATAGGTGATTGGTCTCATGCTGAAGGAGGTCAATCAACAGCAAAAGGAGATTTATCTCACGCTGAAGGTAATAACACTACCTCAGTAGGTATATATTCCCACTCTGAAGGACTCCAAACATTAGCATCAGGCGCTTATTCTCACGCGGAAGGATACCAAACAATAGCGTCAAGCTCATACTCACACGCTGAAGGATACCAAACAATAGCATCAGGTTCTCAATCACATGCTGAAGGTTTTCAAACTAAAGCAAACGGACCTGGAGACCACACTGAAGGTATATCCACTACAGCTAAAGGAGGTTACGGACACGCCGAAGGATTACTCACAGTATCAGCAGGTGCTTTCTCACACGCTGAAGGTTCAGGATCTGTTTCAATAGGTATTTTTTCTCATGCTGAAGGTACTCAAACAACCGCAATAGGAGATGGATCACACACTGAAGGTTTTGTATCAACAGCGGTAGGTATAAACTCACATGCTGAAGGAAACTCTACTAAAGCTTTAGGTTATTATACTCATACTGAAGGAACACTTACAACAGCAATAGGAACAAATGCACACGCTGAAGGTGCTTACACTATAGCTAATTTTGATGGATCGCATGCTGAAGGTGATCATACAACAACAAATGGATATTATTCTCACGCTGAAGGATATACTACTACTACACAAGGATTAGCTTCACACGCTGAAGGTAACACTACAGTTTCAATAGGTAATTATTCACATGCTGAAGGATATGGTTCAAAAGCCATAGGAGATTTAACCCACGTTGAAGGAGTACTCACAACTGCAGTAGGCCAAAACTCACACGCTGAAGGCGAAAGTACAATTAGTGTTGGTGTAGGTTCTCATGCTGAAGGTTACTACACAACAGCAAAAGGAGGTAGATCACATACTGAAGGATATTATACTATAGCAGGAGGCGCTTGGTCACATGTTCAAGGTGCTTATAACTTAGAAAATTCTAATGATTTTTCATTTATTGTAGGTAATGGTACTAGTGATATTAGTAGAAGTAATTTATTATACGCTTCTGGTTCACAAGTACAAGTAACAGGGTCATTAGCAATCTCAGGATCTATATCAACAGGAAACGGAACAATAATACTACCAGGATTAGTATTAGCTAGTTATGCTAATGACGCCTCCGCAGCAGCAGCAGGTATCCCAATAGGTGGATTATACAGAAACGGAAGTTTTATACAAATTAGATTAGTTTAATAAATAAAATACACACACATGCCAACAATTTCAGGTTCATTAGTAACCACAGGATCTATTAGTGCGACAGGATCACTTAATGTGACAGGATCTATAACACTTAATGGTAACCAAATCATTTCAGGTAGTGTTACTACTACAGGACCAATTACTTCAAATGGTTCACCAGTAATCACTAACACATTCTCAGGATCATATGCTACAACAGGATCTAATATCTTTATTGGTAACCAAATCGTTACAGGAAGTATAACTTCTAGTGGAGATTTAAGATTCCCAAATGTCGGGACAGGAGTAGTTCGACCTATAAATGTATTAATCCCAACCGGTACTGGATCATTTGGAAGTATATTTGATAACATTTCAACTAATACAACCACATACTTAGAATATGGTATCAACGTTGTAGGTACAGGGTCATTAGGAACTGGATCTTATTGCTGTCGTTTACCACAAACCCCACAAAAAGGTAAAACTGTAACTATTATTAATAATGATGGGTCAAGTTTGTTTGTATTCCCTAGCACAGCAAGTGGTGATATTAATGGAGTAGTAGATGGTTACTTTACAGTCCCACCAGATGGTAGATCATATTCATTTGATTGTTATGATAATCCACTACCTGGAGGATGGTCAGCTGCTAGTATCCCAAATGGAAATACTATATATAATAGTGGTATAATAACTTATAATTCTTCAACTACATATAATAAGTTAGCGTTTGTAAACCAAGCAACTAAAGTATCAGGTTCAACAACTTTTTCTTATGGTTTAATAAGTACTACACCTGGTCCTAATACCTTTGGAGCTCAAGTATACCCATCTAATCCAACTGCTGTAAATTCTTATATATTACCTCCAGTCAATTGGAACAACGTTAATAATATCTTTATAAGAACTAATTTAACTAGTTCAGTATCTGTTAATTTAGGTTTACTAGATTCAAGATACATAATGGCTTACTTTACTGGAACTTCAACAGTAGCGGACGGTGGCTCATCAGCAGCATATCAAACTGCTCTTAACAATTTCGCAGCTTTAAATTTAAATTCTGCTACAATGGACGGAGCATTTTCAGGAGCTAGTGTTATATACAGCCCAGCCGCATCTCCATCAGCAGGTACATTCGTCCCAGTAAGTGGAAACCCACTTGTTTCATCTACAGTAGGAGGAGCAGGTACACAAACTATTGTATGGTACCCAAACTCAAACTTCCCTAATTCAGCTTTTGCTAAAAAGATAGGTAAAAATTATATAACAACTGTATCAGCTTATCAATGGAGTTTAGGTAACAACTATGATGTTGACATATATTGGTACCATTTATTCTCACCAGTATTAGTAGTACCTGCTAACATCACCGGAGTTAAATTTCAAATGATATTAAACGTAACACAATAAAAATAAAATAACAAAGCATTATGGCAACCATATTATTATATAGCGCTTCTATTTCTCAAACTGGTACCACAGCACCTGCGGCTACTGATGGAAGTAAAGGTAGTGCGTTAACATCAGGCTCATGGGCTAGATTAGGTGTAGGATCTTATAAATTCACTAGAGGAAGTGGAAATTATTTTGTTCCATTTTCAGGTAGTGTTGATGGGACTTTAATTCCAGCTTTAATTGTAGGTTCTACTTCAAGTATCAGTATGTACCTTTCAGGATCAGATTCATCATCATTATATTTAAAAACATATTTACCAAATAATAGTACATACACTCCAGCTGATGGTATGTTGTCAGGTAATGATCTTCAAATTAGTGTTAATATAACATATTAAAAATTATGATTAAGGCAACAACCAAACAACCACCTATTAACATTACTCCTCCAAGGTTTGTTAAGAACAATCCTACTTACTATCAAGTACCTAAAATAGGAGGAAGTGGAACAAGTAACAAATATCCATCTACTCCTGGATTAACTAAATACGTTAAAAACTATTATGTAGCTAGTGGGTATGTGACAATGGAACAACCTTAATCAAACTAACATACGTTAAATTAAAGGGCTGGATTATTCTAGCCCTTTTAATATTTATAACAAAACACATATATGTCTTTAATACTTAGATTAGCCCAAGGTTCAGCTTTAACCTACCAACAATTAGATAATAATTTTACATTTATTACATCTAGTTTTTGCCCTAACTCAGCTACAGGATCATTTGCAATTACAGGATCTAATCATTTTAGTGGGTCTCAATATATAACTGGTTCATTAACAAATGGAGCAAGTTGTAATTTAGCAATAGGTCTTTACTCACACGCTGAAGGTAACTGTTCTACAACTATAGGATCATCATCTCATGCTGAAGGGTATCTTACTACTACTGTAGGTATTTACTCACACACCGAAGGTAAATCAACTATAACCATAGGAAGTGCCTCACACGCTGAAGGATACACTACTACAGCTGTTGGAACAGGTTCTCATACTGAAGGATTAAGCAGCACGGCTACTGGGCGATATTCTCATGCTGAAGGATATTTAACAGTTTCTTATGGAACATCTTCACATGCTGAAGGATATAATTCTTATGCTGCTGGTGATTACTCTCATGCGGAAGGATTAAATACTATAGTTAATTTTGGAGCATTTGCGAGCCATGCTGAAGGAAATGGTACTTTAGCTAATAGTACTGCTACTCATGCTGAGGGGTACCAAACAACAACTATATTATATTATTCACATGCTGAGGGAGAAAAAACCACAACAGTTGGAATATCATCACACGCCGAAGGATCAGGTTCTATAACATCACTTGGGGCAGAAGCATCACATGCTGAAGGTTTTTACACTGTTACAAAAGGACTTTACTCACACGCTGAAGGAACTCAAACTACATCAATTGGATTGGCCTCACATACTGAAGGATACATAACTACAACTACTGGAGTTGCATCACATGCTGAAGGAAATACAACTATTACCTCAGGTTCTTATTCACACGCCGAAGGTAATTTAACAATCGCTTCAGGTTCTTCATCACACGCCGAAGGATACTCAACAGTTACTGTAGGAGTAGCATCTCATGCTGAAGGAAATTCCTCAACTTCTGTAGGTACATATTCACATGCTGAGGGCTATAGTTCAAAAGCATTAGGTAACTTTGGTTCACATGCTGAAGGATACATAACTACAACTGTAGGAGATGCTTCACATTCTGAAGGCGCATTCACAGTAGCTGTTGGTCAAGAATCTCATGCTGAAGGAGAATACTCAACTTCTATTGGTGCTAGCTCTCATGCTGAAGGTTATTACACTACATCTAAAGGAAATAGATCACACTCTGAAGGTTATTTATCAATAGCTGCAAATGATTATTCTCATACTGAAGGATTTGGAACAACAGCATCAGGTCTAGCATCACACACTGAAGGGTCAGGCTCAGTTACAATAGGAATAGCATCACACGCTGAGGGACAAAAAACAACAGCAGTAGGTAATTATTCTCATACTGAAGGAATAAACACAACATCTGTAGGAGTTAATTCACATGCTGAAGGATCAGGATCTAAAGCTATAGGTTATGGTTCTCATGCTGAAGGTAAATTAACAACCTCAATAGGTAACTATTCTCATACTATGGGAAGCGCCACACAAGCCGAAGGCGATTATTCTTTAGCTATAGGACTCGGCACAGATGCTTCAGGAAGCTACTCATTTGTAGCTGGAAACAATACAATAGCATCAGGATCATATCAGACTGTAGTAGGACAATATAATAATCATAGTGATATCACTAATCCATTTATTGTAGGTATAGGATCTGGAGCGGGAGGAGCAAGAGACGATGGATTTAAAGTTACTATGTCTGGTTCAATAATATTAAAAAAATACGGAGCCGCTCCTACATGGACTGGAACAGATGGAGAATTAGTATTTTATAACAACGCAGGAACAGTTAGATTATACGCTTGGAATGGTTCAACTTGGAAATCATCTTCATTTGCTTAATATATAAGTGATATGTTTTTAAATTAGGCTTGGGAAACCAAGCCTTTTTTATTATCTTTACAGCATATGTATCAAGCTATTTACTACGACCATAAAAATTATACTTATCATTTACGAGATGATAAACAAGGTTGGATGGATTTTCAACTCCAACCTACATTTTGGAAACGTGTTCCTGAATGGCAAGAAAATGCTCGCCCTGTTCTAACTGGTGGGTGGGCTATACCAACTAAAAAATTCAATAAAGATGATCGTGATTTATTAGAAAAAGATATTGATAAATCATTATATGCTTTACGAGAGTTATATTACAAAGAAGAAGATGTAGTACCATCTTGGCATAATATTGTTTATATAGATATTGAAATTGAGATGGGAGGTGCATTAACACCTGAGTATGTTAAATCTGCTCCTATGCCCCTTACTTCTATTGCTTTAATAGATATAACAACTAAACAAAAAATATGTTTTATAGTTGATAAATCAAAGCAAATCCCAAAAACAAACCAAGATGATAAAATTATTATACCTTGTGGTTCAGAACGAGAATTAATAGGTAAATTTTTATCTAAATACGAAGAATTAGATCCTACTATATTAGTTGGTTATAACTCAGCTTACTTTGACTTACCATACTTATACTACAGAATGTTACAAATTGTTGGTATAGACGAGGTAGAACGTTTATCTCCAATAGGTAAAGTTGAGGCACGTGATTTTAATGGTGAAAATCAAATTAAAATAGGTGGGGTTAATCATCTAGATTATATGTTACTTCATAAAAAGTACATTATGAAAGAAGAACCATCATATAAATTAGGAGACATTGGAACTAAGTATGTTGGTTTAGGTAAAATTGAATATGAAGGTAATTTAAATACATTATTTAGAGATGATTTAAATAAATTTATTGATTACAACTTACGAGACGTTGAGATTCTAGAAAAACTAGAAGAAAAACTTAAGTTTATTGAATTAACAATTATGATATCTCATATTTGTAATATACCTTATGAATCAATTTATTATAATACTGTAATGAATGAAGGTGCTATATTAAAGCATCTTAAACGTGAAGGTATTATTTCACCTAATAAACCAACAACTCATAACCCATCACGAAAAGCAGTTAATTCAACTTACGCTGGTGGTTATTTATTAGAACCAATACCAGGACTGTATTTTGATGTAATTGATTTAGACTTCACATCACTATATCCTTCCATTATTAAATCACTTAATTTAGGAATTGAAACATTAGTAGGTAGAATTGTTACTCATAATCCTACTTATGAACAAAATCATAGTTTAGAAAAACTTAAAGAACGAGACCCTAATGAAATAGTAACAGTTGAAAAACTAAATAAAAAGAACTACACACTCCAATCAGCTCAAATATCAATTAATAAATTGATTCAAATGATTGAAGAAAATGACTTTACATTATCAGCTTCAGGTGCTATGTTTAGAACTGATGAACAAAGTGTAGTTGCTAAGATTTTAGAAGGTTGGTTTGGAAAACGAGAACATTATAGAGGTTTAAAGAAAACAGCTGGTAAATCTGAAGACTGGGTCAACTATAAATTATATGATTTGTTCCAACACGCCTTTAAGATCTTACAAAACGCTATGTATGGTACATTTGCTAAAAACGGATGGAGATACACAGACGGGCATTTAATTTGTAGCGCTGCTATTACTAACAGTGGTCAATCTTTAACCAAAAAGACAATTGAGTTTGTAAATGATCAAATTAATAATAAATATTTACAAATGAATAAAGAAGAATTAATAAAAAAGTTTAACCTTGCCCCACACTCGTAATATTTATAATAAATAGATATTATGATTAAAATATATTATTTACATAGAGGAGATGATGTTCCGTTTTATATCGGATATACTAAACATTTAAAAAATCGTTTAAATGATCATAGACGTAAAAAAGGAAATGAAGTTGAAATGATTAAAATAGATGAATGTTTAGAAGAAGATAAAAAAACAATTGAAACAATGTATATTCATTTATTTAAAAGTTGGGGATTTAATTTAGAAAATTGCAATACCGGGGGAGGAGGTCCATCATTTCATACTAAAGAATCTATAGCAAAATATAAGAACTGGAGAAAAGATAAAAAACCAATGTTAGGTAAAAAACAATCAAAAGAAACAAGAAAACGAAAAAGTGATGCTCTTAAAGGAAGACCTAAACCTAAAGGATTTGGAGATATGATGAGAGAAGTTAGATTAGGTGTCCCTAAACCTAAGGGGTTTGGTAAAAAGATAAGTCAAGCAAATAAAGGAAAACCATCTAAAAAAGCAAAAATTGTAATACAATATGATTTGCAAGGAAATTTTATAGCAAAATATCCTAACACATTAGAAGCAGCTGCTAAAACAAATAGTAATTCATCCACCATATCTAAAGTATGTAGAGGAATATTTTCACAAACAAACGGTTATAAATGGAGCTATGGGAAATAAAGAAAACATAATAATCTCAGACACAGATAGTTTATATATATGTCTAGGAAATATTCTAGAACACATGCAATCCCAGGGTATTGAAATCAATGATACTAATAAAAATGAAATTATTTTAAAAATAACAGACCAGATCCAAACTGAGTCAAATAATAATTTAAATACTATTGTTAAAGAATCATTTAACATTAATCCTAAAAAACATTATTTCCAATTAAAACAAGAAGTAATCGCTAAAGGTATTTTAGTTACAGGTAAGAGAAGATACGCAATGTATATTACTAATAAGGAAGGTGTTGCTGTTGATGAGTTAGATATGAAAGGACTTGAGTTAATGAAGTCCAATATGAATAAACGATTTAAAGGATTTGGCGAACAACTAATTAAAGATATCTTGTTTGGTAAAACCAAAACAGAAATAGATAAAACTATTATTGATTTCTATAAATTAGTTAAGACATTAGATCCTAAAGAATTAGGTAAACCAACAGGAGTAAAACAAATTTCATCATATAAAATCCCAGCTCGAGCAGGTGAAATGTTTAGTTCATTTAAATTAAAAGCACCTAGTAATACTAAAGCAGCAGTTCGTTATAATGATCTATTAAAATTCAAACGTTTAGATAAACAATATGAATCAATAGTAGAAGGTGATAAAATCTTCATTATTAACTTAAAACCAAACATGTATAAGTTAGAAACAATAGGATTACCAAACGCTAAAGTACCAGACGAAATAGAAAAGTTTGTTAAAACATATATTGATGTAGATGAGATTTTTGAATCACTACTACTAAACAAATTAAAGGAACTCTATAAAGATTTAAAATGGGATTTTCCACCATTAAACGCTAATGTAACTAAGTTCTTTAATTTCTGATAATATTTATGTTTATGATTAAACTAACAGATCTATTAAAAGAAATTACTGAAAGCAAACAAATAGGTAATTTATATCATTTTGCTCCTTTAAGACATATGTCTAACATACTAGATAATGGTTTACAATTCCAAAAAGATAATATAAATGATCACTTAAAAGAATACTCAATATCAACCACAAGAAGTAGTGATTTTTCAGGGAATGATATTTATAATTTCACTAGAAGAGCCAGCCGAATAGTATTAGATGGTAATAAAATATCTCAAAAATACAAAATAGCACCAGTAAACCCAGATAATATATGGAATTTAAAAGGAATAAAAGGCGATAGATATACTAAATCTAAAGGGCATAACCTATTTGAAGAAAGAATATACTCTGATACGCCAGGATACTTATCAACAGATTATATTTTAAGAATAGACATCAATGATAAAACAGAGGATTGGAAGGACAATAAGCATCTTTATCAAGAAATATTAGATAAAGCTAATATGAAAAAAATACCTATTAATATGGTTAAAAGTTATTAACCTAAAATAAACATTAAATTTGGCCTAAAATAAAAGTTTTATTAAATTCATAGTTATGATATCAAAATTTCAACTCCAATCAGTTATTGAAAAATACCATTTAAAAGGACTAATAGAAAACGTTAAATGGCGTATAAACAATAATAAAACACTTACTATTGATTTTATGGCGCCCACGCGTGAAATGATAGGAAAGGTGGTATATAACGGGTTTCCGTTGCCTGAATCTGAAATAGGCATTAATAACACTACTCAATTAGATAAATTATTATCAATTACAAGTGGTGATCTAATGTTAGATTATGCTAAAGAAGGTAAAGTAATATCTAAACTATTAATAGCTGACCAACAATTTAATTTAAATTATGCTTTAGCAGATTTACTTACAATCGCTAAACCAGGCGAATACAACGGACCTGAAGAGTATAATATTGATGCTATTTTAGATGAAGAAGTAGTGACTGCTCTTATTAAAGCTAAAAATGCTTTACCTAATAGTGAAAATGTAGTTATTAAACCTGGTCTTAATGGTTTAGAATTTACATTTGGTGGTGATGTTGAGTATGCTAATAAAGTTACATATTCTATTTCAAATCCTAATATTATAGACTCTAATACATTTGAATTGACTTATAGTTCTGATCTATTGAAAGAAATATTAGTTAGTAATAAAAATGCTGAGAATGGAAAATTATATATTAATTCAAATGGTTTAATGAAACTTGAATTTAATCATAAGGAATTACAAAGTAAGTATTATGTAGTTGCTAAGGAACAATAATATTATATATTTATAATAAAGTTACATTTAAATTTGGATATAATAAAATAGATTATTATATTTACATAAAAACAAGTTATGAGTCAAGAAAAACAAGAAGCCCAATCTGGCACAAGTACAATTAGAGATGAAGTTCTAGAACCTTATTTTATAGGTAAAGATCATTATTGTTACACCGTTTATGAAAACGTAACATCATCCGAGTCACCTAATAAAACATATGTTAAATCATGGGGTCACTTCGGTAAACTAGATGCAGCGCTAAAAAGTGTAGCTCAAATGAAAGTCCATAAGAAAAAAGATTTTAACTCACTTCAAGAGTATATAAAAGAATGGACTGATATTCAAGAAGAATTTAATCAAAAACTATCAATTACAATATGAGTAAATTAACAGCAACGTTCAACGCAGTGATCGTTAAACCTCAAGAAGAGGAAGAATCAATGTATGGGTCTATTGTAGTACCAGACCTAGGAAAAGAAAAGGTACTAAAAGGAACAATCGTATCAATTGGCGAAGGATATTATTCAGTAACAGGAACATTTGTGCCTACAATATTAAAAGTAGGACAAAAAGTTATCTTACCACTAGCAGGCCCTTCAAAAATCGATTTTGAAGGAGAAGAATATTATACAATACCAGAAAACCAAATTTTAGCAATTATTGAAGATTAAAAATTATGAGTAAAATTATTGAATTCGGACCCGAAGCAAGAAAAAAATTAGTTAACGGGATTGACAAATTAGCAAACGCAGTTACATCAACATTAGGCCCTAATGGTCGTAACGTAGTAATTTCTAAACCTGGAGACTACCCAGCATCTACAAAAGATGGAGTTACTGTAGCAAAAAGTATTGAACTTGAAGACCCAATTGAAGAATTAGGTGTTCAAATGGTTAAGCAAGCAGCTATTAAAACAGCTGATAATGCAGGAGATGGAACAACAACATCTACTTTGTTAGCTCAAGAAATGGTTAAAGAAGGTTTAACACATTTAAGTAACGGAGTAAACGCAGTAGAAATTAAACGTAATATAGATGCTGCAGTTAAAGAAGTAGTTAATGAACTACGCAGAAACATATCTCAAGATATTAGCTCTGAAGAACAACTTGAACAAGTAGCAACTATTTCAGCAAATAATGACCCTGAAGTAGGAAAATTGATAGCTACTGCTATGAGTAAAGTAGGAAGAGAAGGTGTAGTTCATATTGAAGAATCTAAATCAGGCGAAACTTATCTTGAAACAGTAGAAGGAATGCAATTTGATCGTGGTTACAAATCTCATTACTTTGTAACAGATAATAACTCAATGAGTTGTGTTTTAGAAAATCCTATGATACTTATTGCTGATAAGCGATTAACTCAAGTTAAAGATTTATTACCGATTTTAGAAGGTGTATCTGCTCAAAACAGACCATTGTTTATAATCGCTGAAGATCTTGAAGGTGAAGCGTTAGCTACATTAATTGTAAACAAAATGAGAGGTACAATTAAAGTATGCGCAGTTAAAGCACCTGACTTTGGAGATCGTAGGAAATTAATTTTAGAAGACATTGCCATTCTAACTGGTGGTCAAGTATTTAGTACTGAAAAAGGTATGAAACTTGATAAATTTAACTGGGATTGGTTTGGCGAAGCCAGAGTAATAACGATAACAAAAGATGAAACAACCATTGTTGACGGAAGAGGAGAATCTGAACGAATACAAACACGTATTGAAGAGTTACAGCTCCAAATCGAAAAAACAAAAACACCTTTCGAACAAGAAAAACTACAAGAAAGACTCGCGAAATTTATCGGAGGAGTAGCAATTGTTCATGTAGGTGGAAATACTGAAACTGAAGTTAAAGAAAAGAAAGATCGTGTTGACGATGCACTTCAAGCTACTAAAGCTGCAATTGAAGAAGGTATTGTACCAGGTGGCGGAGCAGCATTATTATATGCTCGTGAAGCAATCTCAAACCGCGAATCAGTAGGGGGTAGAATTGTATATAAAGCATGTAGCGCTCCATTTATGAAAATTCTTACTAACGCTGGTCTTACAGAACAAGAAGCTTATTATCTGATTAATAAGTTAGATGGAATGGATAATTGGAAAGGATATAATCTTAAAACAGAGGCATTTGTTGACATGAAAGAAGCAGGTATTATTGATCCAACTAAAGTTACTCGCACAGCAATTGAAAACGCAGCGTCAGTAGCAGGAACAATTTTATTGACAGAATGTACTATTGTAGATAAGCCTGAAGATAACAAACAAGACAATAACATGGCTAACATGGGAGGAATGTTTTAATGTTAGACGCAGTTAGCTTAATTGGTAAAACAATCGAAATAGATTTAGAGACTTATACAATTTCTAACATACATTACATCCCAGGCTCGGAATCAATATATGTTAGTTTAAGTACTGAAGATTATAATATGAACATAGGCTTAGATAGATTAGTAGCATTATTAAAAGAACAATATGTCAGAACTAGAAACTAAAGAAGAACTAATATTGATCGCTAATAGGAAAGCACCCGGTGATAACTGGGTGCTTCTTATTGATCCTAATTATGTGTATCCTTCATTAACTGAAGCATTAGAGGGTTATTTTCAAGAAACTGGGCAAACGTATGATTTTAGATTATCACCTATAAAGGGTGAATTATATCTTATTGGTCATAAAGTAGTTGAAAAAACTCCACCACCACCACCTCCCCCTCCAAAGAAATTTAACATGTATGGAGATTATTAAATAAAATTTGGCCTTCGAGCCATTTTTTATTATCTTTATATCATATGAAAGAAAATAGTTTATTTGTAGAAAAATATAGATCTAAAACATTAGAAGACTATATTAGTAATGAGCAATTAAAATCTATTGTTGCCCAATATATTGAAAAAAACGATTTACAAAATTTACTATTGTATGGAACACCAGGAACAGGTAAAACAACATTAGCTAAATTAATTGTAAATAATTTTAACTGCGATTATCTCTATATTAATGCGTCAGATGAAAGAGGTATTGATACTATTAGAGATAAAGTTCAAGGTTTCGCTTCAAGTGCTTCGTTTAAACCTATCAAGATTATTATTTTAGATGAAGCTGATTTCTTAACTATACAAGCACAAGCTTCACTTCGAAATATTATTGAAACATATTCTCTCACTACTCGATTTATACTGACATGCAATTATCTTGAACGCGTTATTGATCCACTCCAATCACGATGCCAAGTATTAAAAATTACACCTCCATCTAAAAAAGAAGTAGCAAAACATATTGCTTCTATTTTAGATAAAGAGGATATTCATTACACATTAGAAGATCTAGTTTTAGTAGTTAACAAACATTACCCAGATGTTAGAAAAATACTTAATACTTGTCAAGTAAATACTATTCATGGAGAAGCAAATAGTTTTCTTAAAATAGACAAAACAGTATTAACAGGTGGTTATAAAGATGCTTTATTAAAGGAACTTAAAACTCCAACTAAATCTAGTTTTAAAAATATTAGACAAATACTTGCTGATAGTAATTTAGATGATTTTGAAGATGTTTATAGATTCCTATATGATAGTTTAGATGAGTATGGTAATAATGATCTAGCAAAAGCAATGATTGTTATTGAAATAGAAAATTATATGTACCATGCTAATTTTAGAATTGATAAAGAAATCAATGTAATGGCTTTATTAGCCTCAGTTTTAAAAATAATTAATCAATAAATAAAATGAATAAACAACAACCCCAAAACCCAAATGTCAACGTTGACATTAAGAGTACAACTCCTATGACTTCACCTGAAGGTAATCATGTGTTTGCTGAAGGAGTAATTTTACGTAAAGTATCTAAATTTGTAGCAGGTACAACAGAAGACGCTATTATGCCTATTCCATGTTTCTATGATGTGGTAACAGGAAAAGTATTGTTAGAGTTGTTACCTAAAGAAGTTAGAGAAGAGTATGACAATATTTGATTGGTTAAAGGAAATTACCTATAATAAATCAAAATGGGAATCATTTACTGAGGAAGAACAAGCGACATTTAATCCTTATATGACGCATCGCTTCCTCAGTATGAACCCTGAGTATATAGAATTCGTAAATTTAGTGCAAACTTTTCCATATTCTGATAAGAAGAAAATATATAATATATATTTATATATGATACCTAAAAAGAATATGTTCCTTAAATACATCAAATCCTCTAAAAAGAAAAAGCAAGAATCATTGCTTAAACATGTTGCTAACTATTTTGAATGCTCACTAGGTGAAGCTGAAGAATACATTGATATATTAAGAGAATCTGGAGTAAAGAGTGTCCTTACTAAATTAGGTGTAGAAGACAAAGAACAAAAAAAGTTATTAAAATGAAGGACAAAATTACAGAAGCAGTTATTGAAGATCTTAAATCTAGAAGTGAGCGTGGTATAAAAAAATACAATACCACTTTAGATCAAAACAATAAAGATGATTACATGAATCATTTATATGAAGAATTGTTAGACGCAGCTCAGTATGTTAAAAAAGAAATGTCTATCATTCCTGAGATTCAAAAAATAATTCAAAAGTATCCTAACAATGCTGAGTTAGGAGAAGCTATTCGTAACAAGTATAAAAAATAAGTTTTGACTAAAAAGGTTCCGCAAATAATTAAAGAGATAAGACAATTTACTCCTTTGGAAATAGATTATTCTTATCAAAAATCCATTTCTTATTCCCAATATGCTATTTGGAAACAATGTCCCCACAAATGGGAGTTGATGTATAAAGATGGACTTCAAGTTTATACTCCTACAATCCATACTGTGTTCGGAACAGCCATACATGAGACACTTCAAAATTATTTAACAGTAATGTATGAAGAAAGTGCCGCGGCTGCTGATCGTATTGATATAGAGGAGTATTTTGAAAACGCTTTTAGAGAAACATACTTAAAAGAATATAAAGCTAATAAATCTACTCATTTTAGTGCTCCTACAGAAATGAGAGAGTTTTTTGATGATGGAATGAATATCTTAAATTTCTTTAAAAAGAAAAAAGGTGGGCATTTTAGTAAGAAAAGTTGGCATTTAGTAGGATGTGAACTACCATTGTCTATACGCCCAGATGAGCGTTATAAAAACATTATATTGAAAGGTTATATTGACTTGGTAATGTATAATCAAGATGAAAATATATTAAAAATATACGATTTTAAAACATCTACACGGGGTTGGAATGATAAAGCTAAAAAAGATGAGGACAAACAATTCCAAATTATATTCTATAAACATTATTATAGTAAACAATTTGGTATCCCTGAAGACAATATTGAAGTAGAGTTTTTTATATTAAAAAGAAAAATATGGGAAGAGAGTGAATTCCCTCAAAGTAGAATCCAAATATTTACTCCTGCTAGTGGTAAAATTAAAACTAAGAAAGCAGTTGATTCAATGACTAAATTTATAGAAGAATGTTTTACATTAACAGGAGAATATAAAAACACCACTCATCCTATCACTCCAAGTGATAATTGTAAGTATTGTCCGTTTAACGATAAAGCAGATTTATGCTCAAAGTAATTATTTTTGAATCTGTATATATTTATATAGGACATAAAAATAAAAGCTATGAGTAAAAAAGATATGACACTAACTAGTGTTAAAATCCAAAGCGATCTATTTGAAGAATTTAGAATAGAATGCGTTAAAAGAAAATTTAGTTTTCAAAAACTAGCAGATCGAACTATCCATTTATATCTTACTGATGAAGACTTTCGTAAAAAAGTTCACAACCATTTAAATTTAAATTTGGATAAGTCAGAATAAATTGTTATATTAAAATAAAATCTATAATATGAATTCAAGTTTTGCTTACTTGCCTCAAAATGAGAGGAAAAAAATCTTATTAATTTGTGACGACCTTAGAGTACATTCAGGAGTAGCTACAGTAGCTAGAGAAATGGTACTTAATACTGTTCAACATTTTAATTGGGTAAACATAGGTGGAGCCATTAACCACCCAGAACAAGGTAAACGATTAGATTTATCTCAAGACACTAATACAAACACAGGCTTAGAAGATGCCTCAGTTGTATTATATCCAACTAATGGATACGGTGATACTAATCTTATTCGTGCTCTTATTAAATTAGAAAAACCAGACGCTATTTTCTTGATCACTGATCCAAGATATTTTGCTTGGTTGTTTCAAATTGAAAATGAGATTAGAAGAAAAATACCAATTGTATATCTAAACATTTGGGATGATTATCCTGCTCCTCACTATAATAAAGCATTTTATGAATCATGCGATGCATTATTAGCTATTTCTAAACAAACTAAAAACATTAATGAATTAGTATTAGATGATAAAGTAGGTGATAAAATACTTAAATATGTACCCCATGGTTTGAACCATGATATTTTTAAACCTATTGATGAATCTTATCCTCAATATAAAGAGTTTTTAGATTTTAAAAAACAATTATTTAAAGGTAAAGAATTTGATTTTGTTTTATTCTTTAACTCTAGAAACATTAGAAGAAAACAAATACCTGATACATTATTAGCATACAGATACTTTATTGATCAATTACCTATTGAACAAGCTAAAAAATGTGCTTTTGTATTACATACTAATGTTATGGATGATAATGGTACTGACTTAGAAGCTGTTCGAGAATTATTCTTAACAGGAGAACAATACAATATATTTTTCTCAGAACAAAGAATGGACCCAGATCGTATGAATTGGTTATACAATTGTACTGATGCTCAAATCTTATTAACATCTAATGAAGGATGGGGATTAAGTTTAACTGAGGCTATATTAGTAGGAAATCCAATTATAGCTAATGTGACAGGTGGAATGCAAGATCAAATGCGCTTTAGTAAAAAAGGAAAATGGATTGATTTTGACGCTGATTTTCCTTCAAACCATAATGGTACTATTAAAGAACATGGTGAATGGGCGTTTCCAGTATACCCAACTAACAGATCAATTCAAGGTTCTATCCCAACACCTTACATTTGGGATGACAGGTGCAACTCTGAAGACGCAGCTGAACAAATCATGAATGTCTATAATTTAGGTAAAGAAAAAAGAAAAGCATTAGGATTAAAAGGTCGTGAATGGGCTCTAAGTGAGGAAGCAGGATTCACAGGTGAAAGAATGGGTGCTAGAGTTATTGAAGCATTAGATGAATTATTTTCAACTTGGAAACCAAGAGAAAAATATGAATTTGTAAATGCTAATGAATATAAAGAAAAAGTTGCTAATCATAAATTGTTATATTAATCATGAACAAACCGTTATTTATAATATCTTGTCCTATAGACTGCTATGCAGGATATGGAGCGCGTAGTAGAGATTTAGTTAAAGCTATTATAGCTACTGATAAGTATGATGTTAAAATTCTCCCACAACGTTGGGGAGAGACACCTTGGGGATTTATTGAGGAAAATCCAGAATGGACATTCTTAAATAATCATATTTTAGATCAACCTCAATTACCTAAACAACCTGAAATCTGGATGCAGATTACAGTACCAAATGAATTCCAACCAATTGGAAAATATAACATTGGAGTAACAGCAGGTATTGAAACAACTATATCTCCCGGAGATTGGATTGAAGGTATTAATAGAATGGATTTAACTTTAGTATCATCTAATCATTCGAAAAAAACATTCCTTGAAACTATTATACAAAAAGTAGATCAAAGAACTAATCAACCAATTGAAGAAATTAAAATACAAAAACCAATTGAGGTATTATTCGAAGGTGCTAATACAGACATTTACAAATATCTTGAAGAACAAAGAGTAGATTCATTCCCAGAAATAACTAACATCCCAGAATCATTTGCTTATTTGTTTGTTGGTCACTGGATTAATGGTGACTTAGGTGAAGATAGAAAAAATGTAGGTTTACTAATTAAAGCGTTTTATGAGATATTTAAAAACAAGAAAAATAAACCAGCATTAATCTTAAAAACTTGTCAAGTAGGATCATCTTATATGGATCGAGATGAGATTTTAAAAAGAATAACAGCTATTAAAAAAACAGTTAATTCAACAGACTTACCTAACATTTATGTTTTACATGGAGAATTTAGTGATAGTGAAATGAATGAGTTATATAATCATAATAAAATAAAAACAATGATTAATCTAACTAAAGGTGAAGGATTTGGAAGACCATTACTTGAATTTAGCTTAACTAAAAAACCAATTATAACAACTAATTGGAGCGGACATACAGATTTCTTAAACCCAGAATTCACTACAATGTTACCAGGTACTTTAACTCAAGTTCATCCAAGTGCTGCTAACCATATGCTGCTAAAAGAAGCAAATTGGTTCTCAGTAGAACAAGGTCAAATGGGAGCTCGAGTTAAAGATATATTTGAAAACTATAAAAATTATGTTGATGGTGCTAAACGCCAAGCATACAAAAATAAAAATGAATTTAGTTGGGATAAAATGAAAGACAAATTAGATGAAATTTTAACTAAAAATATACCTGATTTTCCAAAACAAGCAGAGTTAAAATTACCTCAACTAAAAAAGATAGAACTACCTAAATTACAAACTAATGGATAAAATTATAAATTGCCCTAAATCAGGAGGAGACTTATGTTATGAAACACAAGTTACTCCTGATATAACAAACTGGATGTCTTTGTCTTGTGGGTATTGGACTAACTCATTAATGACTAAAAATAGTGATTTTTATAATGAGCAAATGGAGATATTGCCTGAGTTGTACAAAGAACTAGCTTGGGAAGACCCAGAAACAAAATTAATTTGGTTACCACAAACCATTAATCAACCTACTCAAGGTATGATATTTGCAAATGGTACTAGTGCTGATAATTGGATGTGGGCAGCTGTAAAAGCAGTTCCTGTAACTGAAGAAGAAAAACATAAATTTCCAATCCCAAAACAACCAGGGAAATTTTATGAATATAGAATGGATATGGATACACTTCAACATTTTGAAGAAAGAGATTTTATAGAAGCTATAGATTATATTGGCTTATTAGCAAAGTAATATTATATTAGGTTATATGAAAATTAGTTACGCAATTACAGTATGCAATGAGTTAGAAGAGGTTAGGCGTTTGCTTGACCTTCTTCTTAAGCATAAGCGAGAGCAGGATGAGATTGTTGTGTTAGTTGATACAACAAAGCCTAACGACGAGTTAATATCAACACTACGCCACTACGAGATGCATAACATGGATCACATGGTAGTATGGCCGGGAGAGTTCGAAGGACATTTTGCTGATTGGAAGAATAAACTAACATCATACTGCTCCGGCGATTATGTATTTCAGATAGATGCAGATGAGTATCCACATACTGAATTTATAGAAAATCTACCAGCAGTATTAGGATATAACCCAACAGTTGATTTGTATGCTGTACCTAGAGTAAACATAGTAGAGGGTTTAACTCAAGAGCATATTCAAAAATGGAGATGGAATGTAAATGAAAAAGGATGGGTTAACTGGCCTGATATGCAAACACGAATTTATAAAAACACTCCTGAGATTAAATGGAAAAATAAGGTTCATGAAAGATTAGATGGAGAAAAAGAATATGCGTATCTACCTATGGAAGAGGAATGGGCTTTATACCATATCAAAACAATTGAACGACAAGAAAAACAAAACGATTATTATGACACACTCTAATCCTTTAACTTTTTGTATCTCTACATATAATAATCTTAATTATCTTAAAATAGCAGTAGAGTCAGTTAGAGTAAATAGCCATTTTAAAGACGCTCCCTTTATAATTCATGCTGAGAACTGTACTGATGGGACAAATGAGTGGTTAGAACAAGTTAAAGACGAATACAACCTAACTTTAATTACCGAGCCTAATAACACTACAGTTAGAGGAATTGGAGGAGGAATGAACATATGTGCTGACCATGTTCAAACTGAGTATATAAATTTCCTACACTCAGATTTTTATGTTACTAAAGATTGGGATTTAGCTTTATATAATGTTCATCAAAAATATCCTAATGAGAAACTATGGGTAAATAGTTTTAGAATTGAACCTAATATGTTTAATTCTCCTGATAGATGGGGAACATTATTAGTTAATCCTGAAATATTTGGAGGTTATTATCATAATTTTGATAGTAAAAAACTAGAACAATTTTCTAAAGAGTTTAGTGATTTAAATAATTTAGAAATTCCTAAAGGTGAAGGTGTAAGTGGATTAGTTAAAAAATCAGTATGGGATGAAGTTGGAGGCAATGACCCAATTTTTGCTCCTGCCAGTTGGGATGACATGGATTTATTCCTTAGAATGTTACAACATGATGTAAGATTTGTAATGCCTACTAAGTCTGTTGTATGGCATTTTGGAGCTAGAGGTAGCCATCGATTAGAAGAAAATGATGGTAAATCATCTCAACGTCAAAAAGAAGCTGAGGTTTCTAATTCTATTAAGTGGGTAACAAAATGGGGAAAAATGCCTATGTTTGATGAATATGGTATGATTAAAAAATTCTAACATGAAGAAAATTTTAGTATTTGCCTCGGATAATAGGGGTTATAATGAAGTTAGAAACATAGTTAATGAATTATCTCAATGCGAATGTAATTATTTATTTATCTACCCTATAAACGGAGAACTAACATTTGAATCCAATATTGATTATTCTAAATACCCTAATTTTGAATCTAAATCTATAGGTTTTACATTGCCATTCAAACCAGATGTATTATTAATTACTAGAGAGGCATGGTACCCAGAAACAAATTTGATAGTAGAATTTAAACAAGTTGGGACTATAGTTTGCAATTTAGAAAATTCGTCTTGGCTTTATAATAATATAAAAACTCGATTAGAGATTTTAAGTAGAATGAAGTTCCCAACTAATATGATTGATATGTTCTTTGATCATAGTTATTGGACTTATGAAACTAAAATTAAAGCAGGGTGGATTAAAAATAAATCTCAAATAGTAGGAATTCCAAAGTTTGATAATTTAAAAAATATATCTACTAAAGACATAGAACAAAAATATAATATAACTAAACCTGTGATAGTATTATATGGTTCAATGGAAGATAATATTAGACCAAATATTATAGAGGTATCTAAAGAAATAGAATCTATCTACAAAGATACTCATCATTTATTCTATAAACCTCACCCTAAAGAATTTACAGATTATTCAAGTGAATTTAAAGATAAATGTTTAGTCGCGTCTCCTTCATTTAGAGTTATAGGTGATGAAGGAGAAATGTATGCTTTTGCTAAACTTGGGGACATACATATAGGAATAATAACATCAGTGATGTATTACCCTTTATATTTTAATAAATCTATATTTTATATCTCTGACAATAGCGGAGTACTATCAGATATGGAATTTAATAATTTTAAAGGCAATGAATATAATTTCTGGGCACCATTAATGAATGTTAGTTCTTGGGATGAATTTATGGATAAAATAGGAGAACATAGAGTAGAAGAATTTAAAGAAAGATATAACTTTTTCATAGAAAATTTTAAAAATACTTTGAAATCATATAAAGGTGACTTATCTTTATATCATTATGATAACACTTCTTTATTAAAATATTATGATAATTTTAATGATGGGAGAGCATCTAAACGTGTAGTGAAACATTTATTAAATTTATATAATTAATGAGATTAAATTTTGACAAAAAAACAATCCTCATAACTGGAGGAACAGGTTCATTAGGTAGAGCTATTATTCAACGACTTAAACAATATGATTGTAAGATTATTGTTTATAGTAGAGATGAAGGTAAACAAGCTTTATATTTTGGACAAGATAAATCTATTATTAAAGTGATAGGTGATGTTAGGGATTATGAACAACTAGTGAAAACTATGAAAAAACATAAACCTAATTATGTTATACACACCGCTGCTTTGAAGCGAATAGATGATATGGAATACTACCCTGAAGAGTGTGTTAAAACAAACATACAAGGTTCTATAAACGTAGCTAATGCATCTATGGAAGCAATGGTAGATAAATGTATATTAGTGTCTACTGACAAAGCATGCGTACCTATTAATGTTTATGGTGCTTCTAAGTTCACAGCTGAGAGATTATTTAGTAATTTTGATTATAATTCTACTCATACTATTTTTAGTTCTGTAAGATATGGAAATGTAATTGCTAGTAGAGGATCATTTATTCCATTATGGATGGGATTATTAAACCAAGAAAAAGATATAAATGTCACATCATTAGATTGTACTCGATTCTTATTTACTTTAGAAGATGCAGTTAATACAGTTTTATCATCTTTACTTAATAGCATAGGTGGAGAAGTATTTATCCCATATTTTGATTCATTTGATATGGAAACCATTATTAAATCTTTGTCTAACATAACTAACAAAGACATTAAATATAATGTAATAGGTATGCGACCTGGAGAAAAATTTCATGAGGATATGATAGCTAAAACAGAGTTGCCATTTACTTACCATTCTGAGTTTTTAGATGGGTTTACAACAGAACATTGCAATAAATTACTTTGTGTGATACCTCAATTTACAGATAAACAATATCCTCTTGACAAATACGAAGGACCTGAATTTAACTCAGGTATGTTTTTAAATGACTCAGTTCAATATTTAACAGATTTAATTAATAAAGGATTACAAGATGCTAACTAAAAAAATAAACGAACAAGAATTATGGGACAATGCTGTTAGGTTAATGCCTAGAGGTACCCAAACAATGAGTAAATGTCCTGATCAATTTGTAGATGGTATTTATCCTAAATTTGTTAAATCAGGTAAAGGAGCTTATCTATATGGTTTAGATGGGAAAAAATATCTCGATTACATGTGTGCTTTAGGTCCTATTATTTTAGGATACAATCATAGATCTACAAATAAAGCAATAAAGAAACAACTTAAAAACGGAATTATATTTTCTTGGCCTACATTGTTAGAACAAGAATTAGCTCAATTAGTGAATGAAGTTGTACCTTGCGCTGAACAAGTTAGATTTTGTAAAAATGGTACAGATGCTGATTTAGCAGCAGTGAGAATTGCTCGTTCATACACTAAAAAGGAAAAAATACTAAAACCTTCAGGTGGTTATCATGGATGGGGTGATTGGCATGCTATTACAATGAGACCATATGGTGTTCCATCTTGTTTAAAGGACTTAATTGATGAGTTTGAGTTTAACAACTTAGAAAGTTTAGAAAATTTACTTAAAAAAGGAGACGTAGCAGGAGTAATTTTAGAACCTCAAGCATTAACAACTCCTAAACCAGGTTATCTAGCTGGAGTTAAAAAATTATGTACTAAATATGAAGCATTACTTATTTTTGATGAAGTAGTGACTGGATTTAGGTGGAGTTTAGGTGGAGCACAAGAATATTTTGGTGTCACTCCTGATTTGTGTTGTATGGGCAAAGCAGTAGCAAATGGAATGCCTTTAGGTATCATTGCTGGTAAAGCAGAGTACATGAATGAATTAAATCATGCTTTCTTTTCTATGACATTTGGTGGTGAAGCTTTATCTTTAGCAGCTGCTATTGCTACTATTAAAGAATTAAAAACTAAAGACTATAATTACTTATGGGACTTAGGAAATATGTTAGATAAAGGTATTAAAGAAACAGCAGCTAAATATAATCTAGATATTACATTCGCTGGAGATGCTTTAAGACATAATTTATCTTTTAATTCAAATACTTATGAAGACGCAGATGGGTTAAAAGCACTATTTTATCAAGAAATGGTAAAACAAAACATATTGTTTCCAAATGTAGTTTACATCCAGTTCTCTCATACTAAAAAAGATATTGAGAAAACAATTAAAGCAGCTGATAAAGCATTTAAATTTGTAAGTGAAAACTTAAATAATATAGATAATGCTTTGGAAGGGAAACGAAGTGTAGCTATCTTTAGAAAAAATAATTAATATTAATGAAAGAACACTCTCATAAACCCTATCAATATGACAGCTTTTTTGAGCATTATTTTAAACATGATAGCTTAAATGAGATAGGTAACTCTCCAGAACCAATTCTTCTTGAGTATAAATCTCAATTGCCAAATTATGTTAACACTATTATAAATTTTGGATGTTCAAATGGAAGAGATTTTATTCCATTTCAAGATGAGTATCATTGTGTTGGATTTGATTTAGCTCCCTTAAATTATATAGATTGGGTTTGTAAAACTAATAATCTGGTTTACTACCAATGCAGTATTGAAGATTACATAGATAATTTTGATGACGATTTATCAACTAGTTTAGTTTATACTCAAGGAACTTTAATGTATGTTACAACTGAGATACAAAATAGATTTATACAATACCTTCTAGACCATAATTGTAAAAACATACTAATCCATGAGTACCCACCTGAATACTCAGGCCCACACACTAAATTTAACCCAGATAAAAAATATCTAGATATGTTTGAAAGAAAACATTTTAGACCATCAACAAATGGACAACCAACAGGATTTATATATTTAAATAAATAATATGAAAAACATAAATGATGTAGTTTTTATTATTCAAGCACGAACCCAATCAACTAGGGTTCCTAATAAAATGCTTAAACCATTTGCTGACTCTAGCTTATTTGAGATAGCAGTTAATAAAATTATCCAATCAGATCTTATCCCTAAAGAAAATTTTTATTTGTCTATTATGGATCAAGAATTAATAGATATTGCTGAAAAGCATAATATTAACTATTTTATTAGAAGTGAAGAGTCAACTCAAGAGCCAATTACATTACAAAAAGTATTTGAGTGGCATGATAAACTTCCATTTAAACATTTTGTGATTATCAACGCTTGTAATCCTTTATTAAAAATAGAAACAATAGATAATTTTGTTAAACGTTTTTTAGAAGTAGATTCGAATGGGTTATTTGGAGTGTTTGAGAAGAAAACATTTTTGTTTAATAAGGAAGGTGCTATGTTAAATCGTTTCTTTGGAGAAGATAAATACTTAGCTACATTAGAAACTAAATTTGTAGAAACATGTTATGAAGCAGCTCATTCATTATATGCTGGTTCAACTGAAGATGTTAGTAATGGAATATACATGGGTACATTTAAAACACCTGGTAATCCAAACTTCTTTGTAATGGATGAAATAGAATGTTTTGATATTGATTGGCCGTGGCAATTTGAAGTAGCTGAAAAATTATATTTAAATAAATGAAAGCGATTGTAATTGGAGGTGGTTCTATAGGTAAAAGACACTCAACAAACTTAAATAAATTTGGAGTTAAAACTCGTATAGTTGATATTGATGAGATAGACAATATAGATAATATATTAAGTGAAGGGTTTGATATGGGTTTAGTTTGCACTCCAAACATAAATCATATAGAACATTGCTTAAAATTAGCTAATCATAATATACCTATATTTTGTGAAAAACCATTTTATACATCAAATGAGGGATTAGATGAACTATTAAAAATAGTAAAAGAAAAAAATCTAATTACAATGGTAGGCTGTAACTTAAGATTTACTCCTGAGGTGCAACGAATTGATTCTAAAAGTAAATACATTAATGTTTATTTTGGATATGATCTTAAAAAATGGAGACCTATGACTGATCATTTAAAATCATATAGTGCTAATAAACATTTAGGAGGAGGAATATTACTAGATGCTATACATGAGTTAGATTATCTTTACTTTAAGTTTGGAGAAATAGAAGATATTTCTTATCTTCACAGAAAACTTACCAACATAACAAACGATACAGAAGATTTAACTACAGGTACTATTAAATTTAAAAATGGTACTATAGCTGATTTCCATTTAAACTATTTGTCTGAAGATTATTTAAGGTATTATGATGTGTTAAAAGATAATAGATTAAAAAGAGTAGAATTTGTTTTAGATAATAGTATGTACATTGATGAAATGTTTTATTTTGTAGATAATGTTGCAAATAAAACTCAATGTATGAATAATTTTGAAGAAGCAAGTAAGTTATTAAAATACTTAATATGAATACATTTGTAATAGCAGAAGCAGGAGCCAACCATAATAAAAATTTTAATCAAGCCCTAAAACTGATAGATGTAGCCAAAGAATCAGGAGCCCAAGCTGTTAAATTTCAAACATACTCATCAGAAACTCTTTATAGTAAAAATACTCCTAATTTTGCTGGGTATAAAAATATAAATCAACTTATTAAAGATATTGAATTGCCTCGTGAGTGGCAAAAAGATCTAAAGCAATACTGTGATGAGATAGGTATTGAGTTTATGTCCACTCCATTTGATGAAAAAGCAGTTGATGAGTTAGTTAACTTAGGAGTTAAACGATTAAAAATAGCTGGGTTTGAATCTACAGATTTTAGATTTGTTGACATGGTAGCTTCATCTAAATTACCTTTAGTTATATCTTTAGGTATTGGATTTGAAATGAATTATTTAGGTAAAATATTTGACATAGCTAACAAATATGGAAACCATTTAAGTTTTATGTATGCTAATAATGCTTACCCAACTCCAATTGAAGATGCTGGGGTAGGAATTGTTAGACAATTAGCTCAAGATACAAGATACAGTTGGGGCTTATCTGATCATACTGAAAGTACTTTAACACCTGCTTTAGCAGTAGCCGCCGGAGCAACAATAATTGAAAAACATTTTACTTTAAGTAAACATTTACCTGGACCTGACCATCCATTTGCTTTAGAACCAAACGAATTAAAAGAGATGATTCAAAATATTATATTTGCTGAAAAATCTATTTCGAAACAAACATCAAATGGAATATCAGACTCAGAACAAGCATTCAAACAAGCGATGCGTTCAGTAGTAGCTAAAACAGATATTAAACCTGGAGAGATTTTAACTATAGATAATATTACAACTAAAAGACCTTTTTTAGAAGGATGTACGCCTGCTAGTGAGTTTGAATCATTGTTAGGTATAGCCGCTACTAAAGAATATAAATACGATGATTTTATATGATATTAAGAGAGGCAACATTTAATGATTGGAAAACTCTCCTTGACTGGAGAAATGATCCTTCCACTAGAGAAAACTCATTTACCACAGGAGAAATATCAGAATCAACTCATAAACAATGGTTCACAGATAGTTTATCTAATGAAAAAAGAAAAATCTATATTCTAGAAACTAATCTTACCCCTGTAGGATCTATTAGATCAGATGTTTTAGATACAGATAAGTATATTTTATCTTGGAGTATTGCTCCAAACCAAAGAGGAAAAGGATATGGTACTAAAATATTAGAAATTTATTTACAAGGTAAAAAAGGTGAGTTTGTAGCTGAGATTAAATCAGAGAATATAGCCTCTATTAAAATGGTTATGAATAATGGATTTGAACAAGTTGATGAATTAAAATATATTAAAAAACAATAACATGACTGATTTAGAAATAATTGATGAAATTCAAAAAGTAAGAGGAAATAATAATGTAAACTGGATGGATATATTACGTATAGCTTTTACTCATGCTCCTAAAGAAACAAGAGAAGTATTTAAACGTATTACAAATGATGATAATACTATAAATGAACTATCTAAAAAATTAGCTAATAACGGATAATGAGTTATATAAATCATAAATGGAAAGACATAGCTAAAGGCAATACAGCATTTTGTATTTTAGGAGGTCCATCTGTCAAACAGGTTGATGATATTCAAACTATCATTAATAATAACTTTACTATTACTGTTAATCATAATATAAAAGACTATCCTAACTGTGATTTATATATAACTGCTGATAATTCTATTGCTAGAGAGTATTTTGAAGACAAAGAATTCTGTCTATTTAAATTTACAGGAGGTAAATTATTAGAAAACCAATCAGGATTCACATATGATAAAAATCCAATATGGATTCAAGGTAAAAAAGAAATACTACAACAAAATCCTAATTTAATTAAGATAATAGCTTGTAATGAATTTCCAATTTACAATTATTCATTCACAACAGGTCAATTATCAAAACATCATGGAGAAGAGTATTGTAAAACTACCCCTCATACTCATTTATGTATTGAATATAGAAACGAACAAGGTGAGTCTTGGCCTATATTAAGCCCAACAATACCTGAAAGTTTAACTAAATATGGTACTAACCCATCTGAGTTAATATCAGGAGGAAATATATCAGGAATATTATTTCAATTGCTATGGTTTATGGGATTTGATAAAGTGATAGTGGTAGGGTATGGTGATAATGGGACTTCAAACGGATATAAGATGAATACAATATTTGAATGGAGTAATGAAGAAATACATGCTATGACAACTCATCATACAAAATGGGGAGACAGATTAAAATCACTCCATGGCTCAGAAATTTGTAGAGAGTATTGTGATTTTAAACAAGCATCATATGATGAGTTAGAAACTACTCCTGATAAGAAAAATGAATTAATCTTAAAACTACTCACATTATGAAAAAAATTCATTTAACAATTCATATATTTCCTAAAGAAATAGATGACTATGAATTCACTATAAATCAATTAAAAGTAGCCTCTAAATTTATAACTAACTTACAAATAGATGCTAATGTTATTTTAAATTTAAATGATAAAATAATTGATTGGGATAATTCATCTTTACCTAAAGGGTATTTTGTAGAAAGATTTAAACATATAAATACAAAACTTGACTGGGTAACTAATTTAGAAGAAGAAATAACATACAAGCAAGAGTATCATGGTTATTTAGAAAAAAGAATAGCTAACACTAAACTAGAAGGATATGATGCTTTTTGGTGGCAGGATGTAGATTTAATTTTAGATGACCTTATATTATATGGATTAGAATCTACTTTAGATACTATTACTGAGCCTAATTATATAATAAGTCCTCAAATATATAAATTTTGGGACACATCATGGGACATAATATCGGCTGTTCCTAATAATAGTATTAATGTTGATACATTTGATAGTTTTAATATTAAATCACTTCAATATGATAGAAGTATAGGATTAATACCTAATAAAAACGTTAAATTTGCAGGGGGTTGGTTTACTATTTTAAGTAACTCATTTATTAAACAAGTTCCATTCCCTGATAATGCAAAGGGGTATGGTAGAGAAGATACATTAGCTTTAGAAATAGGTAAAAAAATTAATGTGACTCAATATATAATGAAAGGAATAATAGTTCAAGAAAATAGAAAATATTTAAGTAATGCTTTGTATAATAAATTTGTTCATTATAATATAGATTATCTAAAACCTATAAATGAACAATCTTTACAAACATTTTATAATTTAATAAACAACATATGGAAAAAATAACATTTTGTATTCCTAGCAAATCAAACCTAAGATACCTTAAAACATGTATCCCCTCAATTAGAAAAAATTCTTATCGTGATGACCATGATATAATTATCTTTGTTGACTCTGATGAAGATGGGACAGTTAAATGGTTAGAACAAGTTAAAGACAAATATAATTTAAGTTATTTTGTTAATCCTAATTTAGGTAAAAGTTTATTTGGTATAGGTAAAGCATATGATTTTTGTATAGAGCACTCTAAAACGGATATCTTTATAATATTCCATGCTGATATGATGTTAGGTAAAAACGCCGATATAAACGCTTATAACCACTTAAAGTCTAAGACAGTAGTATGCTCTACAAGAGTAGAACCACCTATACATCCTAACAATGGTGAGAAAATAATATCAGATTTTGGAATGTGGCCTGAGGAATTTAAAGAAGAAGAATTTAACTCATATGTTAAGTCGCAATTAGACGAAGCTAAAACTACAAATGGTATTTTTGCTCCATGGATGATGTATAAAAAAGAATACCTTGAAATAGGAGGTCATGATCCAATTTTAAAATCATGCCGCGAGGACTCAGATATATTTAATAGAATGAAATTAGCTGGGTTTGAATTTATTCAACCTTGGAACTCATTAGTATATCATTTAACAGGTAGAGGAGCAGGTAGTTTTGATGGTGATACTGAGCGTCATTTAGCTTGGCAAAAAGAAATGAATAACTCAACTAAAGAATTTATTCGCAAATGGGGTTCAAATGTTAGACATACTGACTTAATGGAGCCTATTGTACCACCAAAATATAATATAGCGTTTGTAGTTGATAACTGTAATTTACAATTACTTGAAGTCTTAGAACCAATGTGTAATAGAATATATGTAGATGAAGTATTTCAAATTGGTCGAATGCAAGACTATATAGAACTATTTCAAGAGTCTACATCATTTGATTTACAAAAAAGAGTATTAACTAAACAACTTAATGACCCTGAAGGTGAAAATGATATTATTATACATTTTGATGCTAATAAATTTACTCAACAGTCATTTTATTTCCTACATCAAATACCAGACATAATTAAAGGTAGTGGTGAAATTGGATTATTTGAATTAGATATATTCACAATCAATATTTTGAACCTTCAAGAGTACCAAGATCAACTTATAAAAATATCTTAATAAGCTTGGATTTTATTATATATTTATTATATTTACAATAAAAAATGCTAACATATTACTTTTATAGCAAACAAGATCCCAATAAGGAAATTATTGATAAGATTCAAGCTAAAGATTTAGAGACAGCTGTTCATTATTTCTTAGGGAGAAAAAATCTTACAAAAGAAAAATTTTTTGATATATATGGGGTTGGTATTAAAAATCTAAAATAAATGGATTTGAAAAACTTTGGACAAAAATTAAAATTTGAGGAAAGTAATAAAAGCAAAGAGAAAAAAATAAAAGAATTATTCATGAGTATTGTAGATACTCTAGAATGTAAATTTCATAGCTCAACAGCTTTATTTACCGAATTCAATATAGACATCTTCAGATATGAAGAAGATTACTATAAAATAATTGAGAATTTGCTTTTATTACATTTTGGATTATGGAAAACTGAATTAATCCTTTGGTATGTATATGAAGGTAAAGACGAAAATGGTACACCTAACAGTATAGATATTGAACTGCCAACGGGTGAGACTCAAACAGTAAAATTCCCTACAACTAACAGTCTATGGAATTTTATGATGAAATTAGATAAACAATTAAACAAACAATGATTATGAGAAAATGCTCAGTATGTGGGGAAGAAATTAATCCAAAACGAATAGAGATTTTACCCAATACCCAAACATGCGTTCAACATTCTACAGTAGAGAAAAAAGCAGCTGTGACTGTACAGATGGGAGAGGGAGATCATACATGGACTGAAACATTCGCAGTCGATAGAGAAGAATATCGTAAATTAGAGGAAATGGAAAATAACTTTAGAAAGGCGGCTGATCCTTCTTCTAAAATAGACATAGTTGATTTTGATGAGGAAGATCAAGAGGAAGAAGAAACATTAGATGCTAAGCATAACCTCAATTTAGATGATCTTATTGATATTATAGAGTAATGCCTTTACCAAAACCATTAAGCAAAGAACAAATAATAGCAGCTATGGGTAAAACCAAGTCAAATAGAGCTGCTGCTAGATACCTTAATGTAAGTTATATACATTATAAGGGTTGGGCAAAATTATATAAAGATGAGGAAGGAGGAATATCTTTATTTGAAAAACATAAAAACCAATCAGGTAAAGGTATCCCTAAATTCTTAAACAATGGTAAAAAAGATCCAGCTTTATTAGATATAATTGAAGGACGAATAGATCCGTCTCATTTCAATCCACAAAAAATAAAATATCGTTTATTAGAAGAAGGATATATAAAAGAAGAATGCTCTAAATGTGGATTCCATGAACGTAGGGTTATAGATTATAAAATGCCTATTTTACTTCATTTTAAAGATGGAAACAAACAACATTATAAATTAGATAATTTAGAAATGTTATGTTACAATTGTTTCTTCTTATATTATGGGGATGTATTTACTGATAAGGATCTTCAACAATTAGAAGATCATAAACCGTTAAATGAAACAAGCGAAGCAGTAAACATGGAATTAGATGATTACCAAATTCAAAGATTAAAAGAATTAGGGTTACATGATTCTAATGAGAGTGAAAACGATGATCCATACTCGTTGGTTTCAAAACTTTAAAAATATTTATAAACATGAAAAATAAAAATCATGATAAAATAACTGAAGATTACAATAAAGCTAAATCACAGCATTTAGAAAAATTAGCTACTAAAATGTTAAAACAAGATGAAATAGTTAATCAATTGAAATCTAAAGAAATTAATCCTGATTTTCTAAATTTATTTTAATTATGGCTACAGAATTTACCCTTAATAACAGCGAAGAATTCCAGAAGATGATTAATGATAAGGACTTCAGGATAGCCCAAGCAATTGTAGAAACTATTCTAAATAACTTAACTACTAAAAAGAAATATATTCATGTATTATCAATTAGTTGTCTAGAAGAAAACGCTACATATGATATTACTTTAGAGAAAAGACATTTTGTTGACACATTAGAAGAAAATTTAAAGTATTACATTGAACATGAATTATATGAAGACTGTACTAAAATAGTACAAGCTATTAATAAGTTAAAAGAAACACCAACAACACCACCTAAAACCACACCAAAGAAAAATGGCAAAAGCAAAACAATCAGCAACTAGAACATTCATTGCAAAACCAAGAAAAAAAAGACCAGGAGTACATAGTAAGAAAAAACAAAGTAAGAATAAAAATAGTAAAAACTATGTTAAACCTTACAATAAACAAGGTAAATAAATAAATAAAAATAAAGTTATGAGTAAAAACAGTACATTACAAAAATATGAGTGTTTAAAATCTTACATTCAAGTTTTAGAAAATAAACGTAAGCGTAATCCTAAAACTTCTAAGAAGAAAGAACGCGATTTACTAAACTACCACCCCGCATTAAAATATAATGAAGACAACATTTAGTATGTTGGACTACGTCCTCACACTACCTGATGAAACTTTAATTACTTTAGCAATAGCAGACTGGGAAGGATTAGAAATGATTTGTAATTTATTGTCTGTTGAATTAAGTATAGAAAAAGATAGTAGGAATATAAACTAGGTGTATTTATAGTAAATACACCACAATGAAATATTTTCCATTTTTATTTTTATCTATATGGTTAGTAGGATTTATTTATATAGCTATATTGTGGGTAGTATCTATAGATGTTATGTCTGTGTCTATACTATTTGGAGTGTTAATGGGATTAATAGCTTTAGGAGCAGTGGTTGTTCAACTTATATTAAGTAGACATTTATTTCATTCACTAAGAAAATTTATCATTATGAATAAAATTAAAACTCCAAAACCAAAACAATCTGAAACTGATACTAAACCTGTAAAAACACCAAAACCAAAACCTAAATATAGGGATGTAGAGAATAATAGATAAAATGACTAACGACGAATTAATTGAAGAGTTACTTTGGGAAGCTCATACTAAAGGTATAGGTAAAGACATGATTAACCTAGCAAATAAGTATATTATTGAAAACAAAATGAGAAAAAGTTTTGCCTACCAAAAGGCATATGAAGAACTTCAGGTAGAATTTTATTAAAAATTTTAAAAAAGTTTGGCTTTTAGATTTTTATATATTATCTTTATAGTATAAATTAAAATTTAAATAAAGGTTATGAATACATCAATTACTCTTGAAAACAACCACGAGTTGCAATTAGTACCAGACGCGTGGGAAAAAACAATTACTGTGTATTTATTTGATACAATTAATGATACACGAGTGACATTAACTACTTTTAAAGGGGGTAAATGGGATTCTATTTCACAAACACATATTGATAAATTCTTTGAATTAGTTAAATCTTATCCTAAAATTAGAGTCGCTTTGAAGAAAGTATTTAATGGGTTAAGAGAAGAAGCCACTAATGAATTCATAACATCAATGAAATGTTTACGTCGTAAAATTACTATTCAAATTAAAAAACACTTAAAATAAAATGAAACAATCAATATTAGAAGAGGAATTCGCTGATAAACTTACTGCTCTTATATCTAAATTTCACTCTATAAGCAATGAAGAAATTGAATTAATTGAAAATATCTATAAAAAGTATTGTTAATGAATTTAAGTGAAGTTAAAATATATCCTAGAGTATATATTATTGAAGAAATACCTAAAAATCTACTAACAGAACGTTTAATCGGTATAGGATGTGAAGTAGGTAAAGAAATCAAAGTATGCCAAGTATCTAAAAATCAAATCATAATAGCAATAGGATCAGGATTAGCTTCAACAGTATCAATAAGTGAAGCAGAACAAATAAAAGTACAACCAAGATGAAAATACTATTTCTAACATTATCAATTACAGGATTGGTTGCATGTAGTAGGATAACTCCTCAACCAATTATTATTCCTCATACTGATACTATTATAGTAAAACCAAACCCAATTATACCAACAGATACTACTAAGGCATGGCCTATTAAAGTTATATCTGTAGAAAAAAATGTAGATAAAAGTATTGATATGAAATGGCAAGTAATGACTGAAAATGGAGTTATGTACTATACTAATAAAAAACCACAAATTGGTGATATTGCTTTTTGTTTAGGAATAGATGAAGAGATTGTTGATTGTAAATGTAATAAATAAAATAAATAATAATGGCAGAATTTAGTAAGCAATGGGTCGAATTAAATGACCCCGAAATGGGTGGATGGGATTTTGATATTGATCAAGTAGTATCTGAATTACCTACTAATCATATGATTCCTTATATTTGTGAAGGATTTGGGTTTATTGCGATTGGAAAAAATGAACAGGATCAAATCCTCTTAGCTATGCCTACAGGTAACTTTAGTGAAGAAGGATCTGAAGTAAATTGGAAACCAATAGAGGAGGTGATTAATGGATAAAATGATGTCACTGTATGAATACTTAGGTAAAGCAGCTGGTAAAGATCTAGGCACACAAGTATACCATGCTGCTAAAAGAAACAATATTAGATGGGCTAAACAAGAAGTATCTAATCCTAAATACACAGGTGATGTAATGACATATCCTGAGTCGTTTTTGAAAGAGTATTTTAATCCATCAATTAAATCTTCTCCTCTTTCTTCTATAGAGGATGAAAGTGACACTCCTTTTTAATATTTATTAGTAACACTTTACTATCAAAAATATGTTACTAAAAAACGGATCAAAAGGAGAAGAAGTTAAACAACTTCAAACAAAATTAGGATTAAGCGCAGATGGCAATTTTGGTCCTATGACTGAAACTAAAGTTAAAGAATGGCAAGCTAAAAATGGATTAACAGCTGATGGCATTGTAGGAGATGGTACGTGGGGTAAAATGTTCGGAGCTGCAACTCCAACCCCCACTGCATCAGCAGTTATTCCTCCTAGCTCATTCAAATTAGATGCTTTAAAAGGACACGTTCCTGACGCTGTAATAGCTCAAATACCAGACACAGCAGCTAAATTTAATATTACAACTCCACTACGTTTAGCTCATTTCTTAGCACAGTGTGGGCATGAATCCGGTGGATTCAAAGCAATAAGCGAGAATTTAAACTACTCAGTTGACGGTCTAAAAAAGATATTTGGAAAATATTTTCCTGGTGACTTAGCTAATTCATATGCTAAACAACCTGAGAAGATTGCATCTCGTGTTTACGGTTCAAGAATGGGTAATGGTGATGAGTCAACAGGTGAAGGATATAAATACCGTGGACGTGGTTATATCCAATTAACTGGGAAATCTAATTATACTGGTTTTGCTAAATTCATAGGCGAAGATACAGTTGCTAACCCTGATTTAGTAGCAACTAAATACCCATTAGCATCAGCAGCATTTTTCTTCGATTCAAATAAATTATGGTCAATATGTGATAAAGGAGCTGATGAAGCAACTGTCACAGCAGTTACTAAAAGAGTAAATGGTGGTACAATTGGTTTACCTGATCGTTTGAAGCATTTTAATGAGTACTATAATTTATTAAAATAAGATGGAAATAATAATACCTATTGCAATTGCTCTAATTACATCTGTATTCGGACCTATATTATTAGAGTGGGCTAGAAGCAAATTTAATAAAAAGTCCATGACTGACCCAATGCCTGATGCTATTAGATATAATGAGCAAATTGAACATCAATTAGATGTGATATTAGATGAGTTAGAATGTGATCAAATATATATAGCTCAATTTCATAATGGTGGGCATTTTTACCCAACAGGTAAATCAATCCAAAAATTTTCAGTGTTCTATGAAGTGACCACCCCTAATACTGTATCAATAAAAGGAGTATACCAGAACATACCTGTGTCATTGTTTAATAAACCATTAGCAGAGTTATATGAAAAAGGCGAACTATTAGTCCCAGATGTCGAATCAGATCCTACTTATGGTTTAGAAACGTTTTGTGTTGAAAATAAATACAAATCATGTTATTTATTAACATTAACAGATTTAGATGAACGTATTATAGGTGTTATGGGAATATATTATATTAACAAGAAACATAAGATAGTTAAAGATGAATGGGTATTTGTTCGTCAAAAGTTAGGTGCAATTGGTAATATTATGAGTAATTATTTACATAATAAAAAATAAATAAATGATAAGACAATATTTCATGGAGGTGAATCCCACCCCACCAAACGAAATAGAGGTTTTTGGAAAATTAACAGATTACGGAGTGTTAGGAATAGTTGTATTTGCTTTAGGATTTATAGTCTACAAAATGTGGAAAAAGGATATTGATGAAAAAAATCATCTTATCAAACGGCTTGAAGACCTTAACGACGAAATCCGTAAAGAAAGTAAAAAATAAGTTTTTACGCTTTTTAAAAAAAAGTTTGGCTTTTAGATTTTTATATATTATCTTTATAGTATAAGAAAATTTAAAGGTTATGAAAACACAACAACAAATCACAAAAAATCAATTATTACAAATACTATCTGACCTAGATGGTAAGCAAGCTATGTTTGTTTCGCTAACAGCTGAAGTAGATGCTCGTTTAAAAAAGACAGACAACAAATATGCTAAAGACACAGTCACTAAATTAAACAAATACTCAGGTTTAATTAATTATAATTACGCTAATAGTGTAAATAATCAGCGACTAAGAGAAGATAAAGTAGCTGATTTTAAAGCTAAGTCTACTTATGCTAATAAAATTAATGATGTGTATAATGGTTGTTTAGCAACACATAACACAACAGGTCAAGTTTATTTAGTATTTAAGGAACAAAGTTCACAAAAACCAACTTATAAAATTAATGGTAAGGAAGTTGATATTGATACTGAGAACTATTTAAAACAATTTAGAGTTGAGAAAAAAGTTTATCAATCACAAAATGTTGATAAGCAAATTGAACATAGAAATGTTAAGTTAGAGAATATTAGAACTTTAAATATTAATAATATTGAATATATTATAATTTAAAGTAGGCCGGGTGGTGAAACAGGTAGACACGCAGGACTTAAAATCCTGTTGCCCAAAACGGCAGTGTGGGTTCGATTCCCACCCCGGCTACTAAAGTACATGCTACGCTACCCATAAGAACAGCGTCCCAGAGTATGGCTTTTGCTAAAGAGGATAAAATGCGTAGTAGCCTCAGGAGTCTGCAGCTCCACTACGCTCCATTAGCGCCCTTAGCTCATTCGGTTAGAGCAACTGACTCATAATCAGTAGGTGCCTGGTTCGATCCCAGGAGGGCGCACTAAAAAGTTTTTTAAATATAGTTTGGCTTTTCAAAAAAATTATATTATCTTTATAATGTAAATTAAAAACAAATAAATAAATAAAAAGTTATGAACAAAATGTCTACGACACAAACAACTCGCCAGTATCGCCAGTTGAACAAAACAGCTAAACAAGCATTCTTCACAGCACGTCGCCGCAATGGAGATGTAACTAAAGTTGCTAAGATGAGTAATCAATCTATTAGTCACGTGTCTAATATTATGTCAGGTCGTCGCAGCGTTAATCAAGAAGTTGCAAATGCAATGTATATGGTTTCACGTCGTCGCCTAAAAAACACTGAGAGACAACTCAGTAAAGTTGCCTAAAAGGCAAGCCATGTTGTGTGTTGGATTAGGGGGCTTTGCCCCCTAATTTTTAATCCTAGATTCCTAAATAAATTTTATTATCTTTACAGTATAAATAAAAATTATGAATATATTTTACATCCATGAAGACCCAGTTATTGCCGCTCAAATGTTAGCTGATGATCACATTCGCAAAATGCAAATTGAATCAGCTCAAATGTGTTGTACGGCACATTGGGAGACAGGGAATGAAGCACCATATAAGCGTGCTCATAAAAATCATCCATCAACAATATGGGTTAGGCAATCAGTACAACATTATAAATGGTTAGTGAAACATGGTTTAGAGATATGTAAAGAGTTTGAATTGCGTTATGGTAAACGTCACGCTACACAAAATGTACTTGAATGGTGTGAAAAAAATATACCTAACATATCAAACAACACATTTAAAGAACCACCATTATGCATGCCAGATGAATTTAAAGTAGGTAGTGCGATTGAATCATATCGTAATTTTTATGTTAATGATAAGATTAAAATTAAAGGATTGGATTGGAAAAAAATACCAAATAAGAAACCAGAATGGATAAAACAATAATATTAGGAGATATACATGGTCGTAGTATTTGGAAAGAAATAATATTCCAAGAGCAAGCAGATCGAGTTATTTTTATTGGAGACTATTTTGATAGTTTTGATATCGGTCCTGCTGAGCAGATGTTTAACTTTAGAGAGATTATTGACTTTAAAGAGAAGGAAGAGTGCGAAGTTATTTTACTAATTGGTAATCATGACTTCCATTACTACCCAGGTGGCGAAACATACTCAGGATATAAAGCAGGCGCAGCACCAGCCATTAGACAGATGTTACAAGAAAATAATCACTATCTACAAATGTGTTATCAACTTGATAATATTTTGTTTACACATGCTGGTATCGGTCATGATTGGTTAACATATCAAAACAAATACGAACCAGGAGTAGATCCAGGTACTATAGCTGATTTTGTAAATGCAATTTGGAAATATCAACCTAATCGTTTTATGTTTTATGGTATTGACCAGTATGGTAATACTAAAACACAAACACCAATTTGGATTAGACCTCAAGCATTAATAGCTGGTAACCGAGATACATTCTTGAAAAAAGAGTATATTCAAGTAGTAGGCCATACGGCTGTTAAAAAGATTGATATAGAAGGTAAGTCAACAGGTGGTAGATATTACTTTATTGATACATTCGACACATCAGGTCAATTCTTAATTTATGAAAATAAGGAGTTTAGATTAGGAGAATATCCTTAATTTTTAATCCTAGGCTTTTAAATTAAATTTATTATCTTTATAGTATAAGAAAAAATTATGAAAAATAAAATGAATAGTAAAGCAGTTGATTTAATAGTAGGAATAGCTGCTGTATTTGGAGTAATGACAATAGTATTCTATGCTGTTGGAATGATTATTAAATTAATATTTGGGTTAATATGATTGATAATTTTGAACAAATAAGATCAATGCTGAAACTAGAACATGAACTTGAAGAAAATTATTTCTACTTCATCCAGATTATCCAACGTTCCAAGGAGAATTCTGAATTGGGGTCAAGTAATAGAGTCATTCGATCGTACAATATCAGCAGTCTCGAGAAGTTTGATAAGAACAAAGATGAAATCATTAAGTTGTGTGAAACGTTTAATGCTCGTGCTTATATTCATTTGAATAGAAGAAAATGGAATAGTATTTGCCTTGAATGTCTAAGACATAATGCTGAGTTGATTGCCAACAACCAATATTCAGGTATTAAATCTAGTTTTGAAACTATTATTGGGCGTACCAATGGTGAGTCAAATGCAACTAAAACATGGATTGTTGATGTTGATATGAATGATTTGGAAGTTGTGAGTAAAATTGGACGCATTATCAATAATATAGAACCGATTGAAGATAAATTAATAGCTACTATCCCTACTAAGAATGGATATCATTTGATTACTAAACCATTCAATAGAGCTGAATTTACTAAGTACATGCAGTTACAAGGTGATACACCTGATATTCATACTGATAACCCAACAATATTATACGTAGCATGAAAATAGAGTTAAAACAACATCAAAGATTATGGTTTACAAGTGATACTCACTACAACCACTCTAACATATGTCGAGCAACTACAAGATGGACTGATGCTGATAGTGTAACTCGTGACTTTAGTTCCTTAGAGAAGATGAATGAGGAGTTAGTGTACTGGATAAACAGGAGAGTAGCACAGGATGATATCTTAATTCACTTAGGTGATTGGTCATTTGGTGGTTTTGAGAATATTAAAGCGTTTAGAGATAGAATTATATGTCAAAACATACATTTAGTACTTGGTAACCATGACCACCACATTCAAAATAATAGAGACAATATCCAATCTATATTCAGTTCAGTAAACCACTACTTAGATTTAGATGTTAGATGGTGGATTGCTGGTAAGAAAAAGGAACATGCTCGTTTTATTTGTATGCACTACCCAATCGCAAGTTGGAATGGAATGAATGATGGAGTAGTTCACTTACATGGGCATACACATTTACCTAAACATTTAAGAATGGCTGTTGGTAAAGCAATGGATGTAGGAGTAGATGGAAATGACTTGGAACCAATTGAAATGGATGATATATTAATCAAAATGGTATCTAGACCAATTGCTAAGTTATCATTACCAAAAGATCATCATGAAAAAAGATTATAATATGGAAGATAGAATACAAATAAATGGGGTATGGTACACTCGAGAAGATAACCAACCAACACAAGAAATAAAACCATTAGAGAGAGAAGATGTAACTGGCTTTAAAGGGTTTGTATATGAAACAGATAAATTCTGCTATGAAGCAACCATTACAGCAAAGAGTGGTTTATTTGTTGAAGAAGGTGAATACTATGATACTATTGATATCAAATTCACTGACAAGCGTATTAAACCATGGGTAGAAGATCACTGGGATAGTATGTTTTGGTTTAGAGGAATACTTGAAAATAATCCTGAGTCAATTAATACATTATTAGTTGGAGATGGCATGAGTAGAGAAGATGTAGATGAGTTTAGGTCATTTTTAGCATTTTTAAAACAACAAGGATGGTTATGAAGAAACGAAATGTAATCAAAATCAATTTGAGTGGATGTAAGAATTGGAAGGAAGCTCAAAAAATAATTGAGGTGATTAGTTCAGGTAGAGTTCAAATTAAAATAGAAAAATTATGACCAGAACATATATAAGAGTAACATACGTAGCATTATCACACTACGGCAAACCAATAGCAACTGCCCATACAGAGAAAGATCTTAAAGATGGTATAGATGAGTACTATGGAATAGGAACAGATAATAAAGCAAAATACATTGAATGGGTAGGTAACAACAGCAAATACCCAGATGAACTTGAAGGACATCATATCTATGAAGTAGATGATCTCAATGGTGGGTTAGAGCTTGAGCATGTAAAGGTATATTGTGTAGAATTTTATCCAACAACAAAGTATGAAGTGGATACTCAAAAAGAAGCACTCATTGAACTAACAAACATAAATTTAGAAGATGAAAACTAAAACAGTAGAACGTCTAATGAACGAGACACCAGAACATATCAAACAACAAGTTAGTGAGTATGCTGATAATGTAGTTCAAAACAACGCATCAATGTGTATATCTGCAATACCTAATTATGTTGGTGCGTACTGTTTAGGGGGTAAGAATGGGTTTTGTATTTCATTTGAAAAAAAGCCTAACTGGTTTCATCGTACAATGATGAAGGTGTGTTTGGGATGGGAATGGAAAGATAAAAAATAAATTTGGCTTCCCAAATAATTGATATTATATTTAAGTATAAATAAAAAATAAAAGTTATGTTTTGTAGACAAAAAAGAATTGTAAAGAGAACTAATTTCGATGGTTCAGTAGATTATGTAGGTCAAACTAAAACATTCTGGGGTAACTGGGAGGATGGTTATGGGCCAAGAACGAGTAAACATTATAAGACATATAATCAAGCTCTTGAATGGTACAATGAAAGAGGTACAAACTTCTCAACAAATGAAGTAATGTTAAGTGATGATGCAGGAGGACCTAAACGTGTAGGAAAAACTTATTCTGAAAGCAAATCATCACCTTCTTTTCACGTTAGTGAAGAGATGATTGAGAAATATCGTGAATTATAATAAAAAACAAAAAAGTATGAAAAAATTCAAAGAAGCCTTATTACTATTTTGTATTCAAATAGTAAGCTATTCACTACTTTGTATAAATTATAGAGCGGTGGCTAACACCGACTATCATGAAGCAGCTGTAACTGATTTTATGTTGGCTTCACTCTCGTTTTTTATTATTAGAAAAATTGCAAGAAGTGAAGATGCCTTACACCAATGGGTTGGTTATGTGTTAGGATCAGTATGCGGAAGCTACTTAGGAATATATTTATCAACCTTATTAAACTAAAAATAAATAAAAACTAAATAATTATGAAAATTATCATTGACAGAACAAACGAGGAAAGACAAAGTGCAATTGTAACTATTGACACTAAACATTGTACTTACCGTTACGCAATCAAAGATGCTCTTGAATTAGCATTAAAATTAGATGGTCATACACAAAGTGTGATAGATGACGTTTTTGGACAACAAACACATGAATTTAAATCTGAAACTAAATAACTATGAAACAAGAATTTGTACCCTACGAGTTGGCTTTAGAGTTGAAGCAACTTGCGTTTAGTGAATCTTGTTTTGGGGGATTTTATAATAATGGGGATTTACATATCCAAAGAGTAGATTTTCAATCATCTTTAGAAGGATTCTGTTTAGCACCACTATACTCACAAGTATTTAGATGGTTTAGAGAGAAGCATAATATTGATGCTTGGGTACAACCATTTGTATCTGAAAAACAAAACGGCAAACCATTTTTACCCGATGAATCTTATGTGTATTACATTTTTAAAGATGGTGTGTATGTTGATGATGCTGTAAATTTTTTAGACTACGAAGAGGCTGAATTAGCTTGCCTACAAAAGCTAATAGAGATTTTTAAAACTAAATAATTATGGAAAATACAATACCATTAGTATCAGTTAAGGCACAAGAACATCTTCCATATGTAGGTAAGTATTGCATAGGAGGTTATGGTGGAGTGTGTATCTCCTTTACAAAAAAACCTAACTTCTTTCATCGTACAATGATGAAGGTATGCTTAGGATGGGAATGGACTGACATAACTAAAAACTAAATAACTATGGGAGATAGCTCGTTAATACATATTAGATTTTGGTATTACCACTTACAAATTGGGAACGGTTTTTCATCAATATCCTTGAAAAAAAATATTTACTTCCTTGAATATGGATTAAAAGGAGAGAAAAAAATAGAGGTCTTTAAATTTTTTAAAACTAAAAACTAAATAACTATGGTAACAATTACAGAATGCATTTTATGTTTTGTATTGGGGTGGGTATTAGGAGTCATTATATTAAAGCATAAAAACTTTAAATCTAAATAACTATGGAAAAGAAACAAACTGCGGTTGAATGGTTGGAATGGCAAATCAATCTTGGATTATCTGAGAGAGGTTTAATTAGTGCTATTAAACAAGCCAAGCAAATGGAGAAGGAGCAAGAGGCTGAGATATTTAAAGAGGCACAGATATGTGCTGTTAAACACGATGGTGTTTATTTTAAGTATGAGTCTATTGAAGATTATTACAAAAGTAAAGAAGTGGAAGTTGAATCTTCGGATAACAGTAAAGGTCAAGAGTATCAACACGCACTTACTTGGGTAAACGCACTTAAGTATGCTATTGAAAAAATGAAAGGTTTAGACAATTCAGAATCTGAAGATGCTTTTAAGAACTACTACAACGAAACTTATGGAGGGAACAATGAGTAATTGCATATTTGAATCAAGAACCGACACATCATCTGCTACAATTTGTAAGCATTGCGGTAAACAAAAATTTGAACACACAATTGCTACAATAACATATACAAAGGTAGCAATGAGTAAGCAAACTGCGGTTGACTTTTTAGTAAGCATACTAAACAAGGATGGTTTTGCTCCCGTATTAACTGATGAGGAGATTCAACAAGCCAAGCAAATGGAAAAGGAGCAGATGAAAGAAGCTCATCTTATTGCAGACCATTATCCAAGAGGATATGAATTTGATAAATGGTACAACGAAACTTACGGAGGTAACAATGACAATTAAACAATGGCTTAGTGATGCATTTTACGATGACTATGGACAATACTTATGGGCTAAACATCCTGATGGTAACCAACTAATTGGTGAAGTAAGAGGATGGGGTGCACTACAACATGAGTTCAAAACCGAAGAGGAAGCAGAAGCATTTCAAGATGAAGTAGGTAAATTCATTGCCGATGCAATTAATGAAAAAATACAAAGAGATTTTGGAGGTCAAGATGAAACACTTTAAAATTATGGGTAGGATAGTCCTACTGTTTAGTATAATAATGTTCATGTCTTTTATTCCTGATTCTTTTCCCGAGTTTTTTGGAGACTGGTATTGTGATGGAGGTAACTACTATAAACAAGAAGGATGTTTATATGGCCCAGCTGCTATTCACGGTCCTACACGGCATTGGGGATTCCGTCATTACATATGGGTGTTTATGGGTATTACCCTGTTCATCTATAATGCTGTAATCATGATAATTAAATTAGATAAAGAATCAAGATGAGTAAACAAACAGCAGTTGAATGGTTAGAAAAAAACATAGACCTAAGTATGGATGTGTTTGACTTGATTGAGTTGTTGGATAAAGCCAAACAAATGGAGAAACAACAGATCATGAAAGCAGTATACGATTCTATGGGGACAAATTTTGATCCTAACATGGGTAGAGCAGAACAATACTTTAACGAAATGTATATAAGCACTACACAATCCCGTATGAATGAAGATTATTCATTTGAAGATGGAGTTTAACCTTAATCTTTTAACCTAGATTTTTAAATAAAATATATTATCTTTATAGTATGAAATTAAATACATTATACAAAAGAGCAGTAAACGGTAAAACAAATGAATGGACCGTTGAAACATTAGATAATTGTTTTAGAACAATATCAGGTTATACAGATGGAATTAAAACCACCTCTGAATGGACATGCTGTGCTGGTAAGAACATTGGGAAGAAAAATGAGACTACACCTGAACAACAAGCATTAGCTGAAGCTAAAGCGATGTGGACTAAAAAATTAGAGTTAGGTAGTTATGAATCAATAGATGATATTGATACACCTAAGTTTTTTAATCCAATGTTAGCTCATAAATTTGAAGACCATAAAGACAAAATTGAATACCCAGTTTATAGTCAACCTAAATTAGATGGTATTAGATGTATTGTTAGAGCGGATGGTATGTGGAGTAGAAATGGTAAGAAAATTATCTCAGCACCTCATATTTTTGAATCATTAAAACCATTATTTGAATCTAATCCTGATTTGATATTTGATGGTGAGTTGTATGCTGATAAGTTTGCAAATGACTTTAACGCTATTTGTTCATTGGTTAAGAAAACTAAACCAACAAGTAATGATTTAGCTAAAAGTAAAGAATCAATTCAATATCACATTTATGATTTACCTAGTCATGATGGTATATTTAGTGAGCGACATAGTGCCTTAAATAAAATGTCTTTACCTAAGTGTTGTGTGTTAGTAAGAACAAGTATCGTTCATACAGCTGAGTGGGTTGATAAATGGTATATTGATTATGTTAGTGAGGGATATGAGGGGTTAATGGTACGTTTAGATAAAAAATATGAATCGAAACGTTCCAAGTCATTACTTAAATATAAATCGTTTATAGACGAGGAATATACTATATTAGATATAGTTGAAGGTTTAGGTAACAAAACTGGGATGGTAGGTTCATTTATATTTAAGAGTAAGACAGGACATATATTTAATTCATCACCTAAATTTAATTGGGAGGAATGTAAGGCGATGTGGAACAATAAAAATGAATTAATTGGTAAGTCAGCTACAGTTAAGTACTTTAACTTAACACCAGATGGAATTCCTCGTTTTCCGTATGTGATTAAAATAGGGCGTGAGGAATATGAATAGTGTATATTTATAATAAAAAATGAACTACCAAAAAATATACAATCAAATTATAGAACGAGCCCAAAATCGTAAATTAGATGGTTATAAAGAAAGACATCATATTATTCCTAAATGCATGGGTGGTTTAAATGATAAAACTAATTTAGTTGAGTTAACAGCGCGAGAACATTTTATATGTCATAGGTTACTTTGCGAAATTTATCCTAAAAATAAAAAATTAATATACTCTGTATGGGTAATGGCTACTGGGTTTAGAAAATCACATAACTCAGATTATAAAGTATCAAGTCGGGTGTTTGAGTATCTAAGAACTAATTTCTCAAATACTATAAGAAATGTACCTAAACCTAAAAACTTTATGACCCCTGAATTGAAACAAAAAATAAGCTCCTCAAATAAAGGAGTTACAAGAAATGTGGGGAGGATAGCTTCTGATGAAACTAAACAAAAGATGTCTCTTTCTCATAAAGGAAACAAACACTCTCAAATAACTAAAGATAAAATAAGCCAAAAAAATAAAGGAAATAAACATCTTGAAAAAACGAAACATATGATTAAAGATAAAAAACTAGGTAAACCTACAAAAAAATCTCAATCTGTGCTTCAATATGATTTAAATGGAAATTTTATTAAAGAATGGAATAAAATAAAAGAAGCTAGTAAATTTATAGGAAAGGAAAAAGACACATCTAGTATTACAAGTTGTTGTAGAGGAAAACAAAAAACAGCTTTTGGATTTATTTGGAAATACAATTAAAATTTATTATATTATAGTTATGAACAATTTAGATAAAGAATACCAAATGCTCCTAGAGTATATTCTAGGTAATGGAGTAGAAAAGAAAGACAGAACTGGCACTGGAACCAAATCAATTTTTGGTTGGCAGATTCGTCATAACATGGGTGAAGGATTTCCTTTACTCACAACCAAGAAGATGGCATTCAAAACTATGGTAACTGAATTACTATGGTTTTTAAGAGGTGATACCAACATCAAATACCTTGTTGATAACAATTGTCATATTTGGGATGGTGATGCTTATAAGAATTATACAAAAACCAAGATTGTTAAGAATGATGATGGGACTGAGACACATATATCACCTGCAGGGCATTATAATAACTTATCAAAAGAAGAATTCATTAACAAAATCAAAACAGATAATGAGTTTGCTAAGAAGTGGGGAGATTTAGGTCCAATTTATGGGGCACAATGGAGAAGTTGGAAACAATGGCACGTTAAAGATTACGTAGGCGGAAACACACAAATTGACCAAATCGCAAACCTAATCAATGACCTTAAAACAAACCCAGACTCAAGACGATTAATGGTTAATGCTTGGAACGTAGGTGAATTAGACCAAATGGTACTTCCACCTTGTCATTATGGATTTCAAGTTTATACCCGAGAGTTGACTCAATATGAAAAATATAGTTGGGGGATGTTAAATGAAGATAATCCTAACATCCCAACCCGAGCAATCTCTTTAATGTGGAATCAACGTTCAGTAGATACATTCTTAGGTTTACCATTCAACATTGCAAGTTATGGATTGTTATTGACTATGATCGCTGATGAAGTGAATATGGTACCTGATGAATTGATTGGTAATTTAGGTGATGTGCACTTGTATAACAACCACATTGAGCAAGCTGAGTTACAATTAACTAGAGAGTCATTTGAGTTACCCAAGCTAATTATAGAACATAGTAGTTTAAACCCAGTTGAGTTAGTTTATAAGTTAGAAAATTATCAATCACACCCAGCAATTAAAGCACCATTATCAAACTAAAAATAAAAATTATGATACCAGCAGCAATTATTTCATTCACATTAGCACTTATAATAGCAGTGTTGATGGTTCGAGGAATAAATTATATGGAAAAAAATCACCCTGATTATGATGGGAAAGATTTATTTGATGAAAAGTAAATTAACACCTTTATTAAAGTAGACTTGGATTCTTAAGTATATTATATTATCTTTATAGTATAAATTAAAATAAAAGTTATGGCATTATCATCACGTTCGATTAGAAAAGGTATCACCATTAAATTTGATGGTCATATTGTAGACAAACAAGTTGTTTTAGAAGCAAGTAAAACATGGGAAGCGAAACATGAAGCACTATTTACAAAGTTATTAAAACAAGGTGGTAAATTCACTACTAATGGAGTCGTAGTAGAAGTAATACCACAGGAACAAATGTTAACATCGCGTGGTGAAAAGGATGGTGGCATTACAGTATCAGACCCATTAGCACGATTCTAAATTAAATAATTATGGAAGCAAAAGAAAAAGCAGAACAGTTAGTAAGCAAGATGCTTAAACAAGTAGGCTATGATACAGATTTAGCCGTACCATGCGCTTTAATAGCAGTAGATGAGATAATTAACACAGGACTTTTAGAAGGCACAACAACAGGAGTGTTAAAAAAGTATTGGCAAGAAGTTAAACAAGAACTAGAAAATCTTTAAACTATGGAAGGTAAATACGTAATCATAGATCTAAGGACTATGGACTTCATGAAGGATCAAGATGGTATTATAAAATACTATGACACCGAAGAAGAAGCAGGTATTGTATGTGGTGTATATGAGCATGAAAACGCTTGGATATTAAAATTAATTTATAATCATATTGAAAAATGAATAATAAAATAAAAACACACCTAAAAGCAATAGGAACAATGTTAGCGGTAGTAGGAGTATCAACAGTACTAGTATTATTACCACCAAACATAGTACTATCATTAATATTATTAGCACCAGCATCATTTATATATTGGATAATATATGAAATGTATTCACATAAGAAAAATAATTAGCCCCGCTCGCGAGGGGATCGTAAAACACAGTAAGCCTCTGAGATCGTACCAGCTGTACTATTATGGTACAGGCGAATCTCAAGTAACTGTTCTCATCGTATAGGAGATAG